GGTTAGCAGATGCAGTAAACAAGTTGTTTTAGAGCGCATGGACGCGCTCTGTGTGTTTTAGAGGGATCTATGACGGTCGAAAAAGACGAGGTAAAAACTCGCCTGACACCAGCGGAGTGGGCCGAAGCTGAAGCCAAATGGACGTCAGGCGAATATACACTCTCAAAGCTGGAGGAAGAGTACGGCATTCGTCGTGAAACACTCTCCAGACATTTCAAAAAGCGAGGATTAGAGAAAGGCGCGGACTCTGTTGGGAAGATGGTTCGTGAGTCTCTTAAATCTGACGCAGAGCTTCGCGCTAAAGCCCGTGCGGAAAAGATAGAAGAACGTCGTACACGTTATGACGGCTGGGCGTATGCGTTGGGGCAGATGGTGATGGTCGAAGTCACTACGGCCAAACGTGAGGGTAAGCCTTTAGGGGCGATTGAGGATTCTCTCAAGAGCTTACAGAGAGCAAGTAATACCCTTGCAAAATGCTTTGAAGTTTCGTCCAAAGCATTGGGCATGGATCATGCGGAAAATGACGAGGAAGAAATTCCGAACCTGGTATTTGGTGAGCTTACGCCTTCCCAGGTGGCGAAATTACGTCAGGAAGACGACGAGCCTGAAATCATCGATGACGAATTGCTTGAGACGTTGGAAGAAGAAGCTCTAAGCGAATTTGATGCGACAGATGATGGAAGTGAAGGGGAGGACGAATAATGGCAATCCCGTCCTCGCTCAGTCTTGTGCAACTGCATTCTGGACAGATGAAAGTCTTCCAGTCTCCGCATCGATTTAAAGTTGTTTGTGCTGGTCGACGCTGGGGAAAATCCCGGTTGTCGATCTCCACTATTATTCGTGCGGCGGCAAAGGAAAAAAAGCAAAGGGTCTGGTATGTCGCTCCTACTTACCAGATGGCTCGCCAGATTTTGTGGGACGATCTACAGGAAGTTCTGCCTCGTAAGTGGGTTAGGAAAAAGAACGACACCACGATGACAATCGTGTTGAAGAACGGTTCGGAGATCGCCCTCAAAGGTGCTGATAAGCCTGACACTCTGCGCGGCGTAGCGTTGCATTTTGTAGTGCTTGATGAATTTCAGGATATGAAGGCTGACACCTGGTACAAGGTGTTACGACCTACTCTTTCATCGACACGCGGCGGTGCACTGATCATTGGTACGCCAAAAGGCTTCTCGGAATTTCACAAACTGTGGACTATAGGCCAGAATGTAGAGCTGCAAAGAAAGGGACAGTGGAAGAGCTGGCAGTTTGTAACTGCCGATTCTCCGTTTGTACCTACGGCGGAAATTGAAGCTGCTAAGAACGATATGGACCCGAAATCGTTCGCTCAGGAGTACCTGGCGAGCTTTGAGAACATGTCCGGGCGCGTTTACTACCCGTTCGATCGTAACGTGCATGTAAAACCGCTTCAGTTCAACCCTCGGTTGCCTATATGGGTAGGGCAGGACTTCAACATTGACCCGATGTCTTCAGTAATTTTGCAACCTCAGCCAAATGGTGAGCTATGGGCAATTGATGAATTGGTGCTCTTTTCCTCTAACACGGCAGAGGTTTGTGATGAGCTTGAGAGACGCTTCTGGCGCTGGAAATCACAGATAACGGTATTTCCAGATCCGGCAGGTGCTTATCGCCAACATGCTCGCGGGGAGTCTGACGTCGACATATTCAAAGAGAAGGGATTCTTACGTGTCGATTATTCGAAAAAGCACCCGCCAATTGCGGATCGTGTTAATGCTGTTAACCGAATGCTGATGACCGCATCTGGAGATATCCGGCTGTATATCGATCCGAAGTGCAAGCATTTGATTGATTCACTGGAAAAAGTCATCTACAAGCCTGGAACACGAGATATGGATAAGACAGGTGGCATTGAGCATAGTGCAGACGCATTGGGCTATCCAGTACATCGTAGGTATCCAGTCAAAAACCGTGTTATTCTTGGTGGTTCTCGATAGGTAAGTAATTATCTAAGGTTATTCAAATGGAATTGAACGACAAACAAATTAAGGATCTGGTGGCGCGACGCCACCCGGAATACGAAAAGAAAAAAGAACATTGGGACTTCCTCGCCAGCACTTACGCTGGCGGGCGTGGTTGGTTTACAGACAATATCTTTCGTTACTTTAAAGAGGGAGATCAGGAGTTTAAGGAGCGAGTTGAACGTGCTTATCGCTTCAACCACACTCGTGAGGTGGTAAACCTCATCAACAAATATCTCTTTAAAGAAGACATTCATAGAAATATCGAAGAGGCACCAGAGCAGATCCGCAATTTCTGGAAACGTGCGACTCGCCAGAATGCCTCTATTGACTCATTTATGGCCGCTATTGATTTGCAGTCGTCTATTTACGGTCGCATATGGGTTGTTGTCGATAGCACGATGAGTGGTGATGTTGAGTCAGTAGCTGACGAGAAAAAGAAAGATGCTCGCGCCTACGCCTACTGGATTTCACCTCAGCAAATGCTGGATGTGGCATGGGACGACGACGGGAATATGTTGTGGGCGTTAATTGTGGAAGTCGCTCGTGATGACGCAGATCCTTTTACTTCTACAGGTCAGGAATACCAACGTTATCGTCTGTGGACACAAAACGAGTGGTATCTGTTCCGTGAGGAAGTGAAGAAGGGCGCTGGTGGAGCAGGTCGCCGTCAGGCAAAAGTTATTTTAGAGGATAGCGGTGAGCATAATCTCGGCGTAGTTCCTGTGTTTCCTGTTGATTGTATTGGAGAAAGTGAATCACCGTATTTCAGCCCATCGTTGATCGATGATATCGCTTATCTTGATCGTGCGGTTGCAAACTATCTGTCAAACCTTGATGCCATTATTCAGGATCAGACATTTAGCCAGTTGGCTATACCGGTACAGTCGCTTTTACCTGGTGATGAAAACCACACTAAAGTGCTTGAAATGGGCACAAAGCGAGTCTTCACCTACGATTCTGAAGGTGGAAACCAGCCGTTTTATCTGTCACCAGACCCGAAACAAGCTCAGATGATCATCACTACGATTAAGACGGTGATTAACGAAATCTACCATTCAGTTGGTGTAGCTGGTGAGCGAACGAAGCAGGACAACGCACAGGGAATCGATAATTCATCTGGTGCCGCAAAAATGTATGACTTCCAGCGTGTAAATAGCTTGCTTGTCACAAAAGCAGAGCGTCTGGAAAGGGCTGAACGCCAAATCATGCTACTGGTTGCGAAATGGATGGGGGTAGATCTGGACGAAGACCACTCTTTAATTGCGTATCCAGAAAGTTTCGATATTCGTGGCCTTACTGATGAATTTTCTGTTGCCGAGAAACTGTCATTACTTCAGGCACCGGACTCTGTACGTCGTCACCAGATGGAAATGCTTATTGAGAAGATTTTCCCGAACATTACTGAGGCGATGAAAAAGGAATTTGATAAAGATCTCTTGAATTTTCCTCCAAAAAATGATCTAAATACCCTTGAAAATAAGTCAGCACTTACTTATGATCGTGGTGCGGCCCAAGAAAGCGGGCAAGATCAACCCCGAGGGAATGGGGACTCATCTACTCAAGAGAACGAGTGATAAGTAACAAAAGGAATTTTTATGAATCTGTGGCAAATGCTTTTGGCCCGTCGTGGTCTGATGGATGTCGCTGAAGCGCATGAGCGTGGAGGCGCTGGCGGTGTAGCTGCTGATAATGAGCAGAGTACACAAGATCCTGACAAACAGGGTGAACAAAAAGAGCAGCCGAAGGGTGATGACGAATACGCTGGCATGACTCATGAAGAGTTACTGGCCGAACTTCGCAAAACCAAGAAAGCTGGTGCTGAACTGCTGAAAGAGAACATGAAGCGCAAAGAGAAAGAGCGCACATTGGCCGATCAGCTTGCTCAGTACGGTGAAATCGACCCGGCGCGTGCTCGCCAGCTTTTAGAAGCTGAACAGGCCGCAGAAAACGCACGTCGTGAGGCGGAGCAAGCTGAACTGGAGCGTCGTGGTGAGTTCGATGCTGTTAAAAAACAGATGATCGAAGCACACCAGGCAGAGCTGGCACAGCGTGACGAACGTTATGCAGCACTGGAAAGTGAAAACGCATCACTGAAATCTCAATTAGTCGAGATGACCGTGGGCGCTTCCTTCAGTAACTCTCTCTTCCTACGTGACAAAGTTCTGATGACTCCGGCAAAAGCCCGCGTGATCTACGGTTCTCATTTTGAAGTGGGTGAAGACGGTAGCGTAGTGGGTTATGACAAACCGGCAGGTCACAAAGAACGAGCTGTTCTGGTTGACGGTGAAGGTAAGCCGTTGCCGTTTGAATCCGCGATTGAACGCATTGTGCGGGCAGATCCGGAAGCTGACGCATTGATGCGTAGCGAAGCCAAGCAGGGTGTAGGCTCACATTCCAAATCGACCTACACAATATCCCAACCGAAGAACAAGTCGACTATGGATAAGTTGGCCTCCGGTCTGGGGAAAATTGGACTTAAGTAACATCTAAATCAAAGGGAATTGATAGATGCCATTACTGCGTGAAGAAGCTGAAAAGCTGTCTAACAACGAACTTGAACAGGGTGTGATCGAAACTATCATCGATCGCGATGACCTGTTTGCCATCTTGCCTTTTATGAAAATTAATTCAAAGGCATATCTGTACAACCGTGAAAAAACGCTGAGTGAAGCTACCTTCATCGACGTTAACGACACCATCCCTGAAGGTGCAGCAACCTTCGAAGAATGCGTTGCGAAACTGCGTATTCTGGCTGGTGACGTAGACGTTGATAAATTCCTGGCGACCACTATGGCCGACACCAACAACCAGTTGGCTATTCAGGTTCGTCAGAAAGTTAAAGGTCTGGCTCGTGCGTTCCGTCGCAACCTGATTTTGGGTGACTCCAGCTCCAACAACAAAGCGTTTGACGGCATTCCACGCCTGATGCACGCAGATCAGAAGATCGATATCGCCGGTGCATCTATGACTTTCTCTATGTTCGACGAACTGGTCGATGCGGTGAAAGATCTTGGTGCTGACTGCATCATGATGCGTTCAGAGCACCTGCGTGCTTACCGTGCGCTGCTGCGTACAGTAAACGTAGGCCCGTCTGAAATCATGATGGAGAACTTCGGTCGTCCGATGCTGTGTCATAACGGCGTTCCGTTCATCATCAACGACTTCATCCCGACCGATTCTGGCAAAGCAAGCATCTACTGCCTGCATCTGTCAGAAGAGAACGGCGTTACAGGTCTGTATGGCGGCGACAACGCAGGTATCGTTGTTGAAAACATTGGTACTGTACAGAACAAAGACGCAGTACGTACCCGTGTGAAGTGGTACTGCTCTCTGGCGAATAAGCACGATAAGGCTATCGCTGCATTGACCAATGTAAAAATTTAATCAGTGCAGTAGATAAGTAATTATCTATGTTAAAGGGTGGGCTATACGCCCACCCTTTTTGTAGGAGCGAGAAATGCCAGAACAAAAGATGAAGATTACGGAAGAGGCATTTTCGGATTTTACGGGGCATATGTGCCGTGCCGGATTTACCAATTCTATCTCCGATGAACCTTTAACCGAGCGACAACAAAGTCAGCTATCTGCTTGTTTGCAGGCGGTTCCCTTCTCCCAATCCGTAAACATAACCCCGGCTTCACCGTCAGTTTTGGTTGGGAAAACTGTTCAACTTAGTGCAGGTATTACTATGGGTAAGAGTGCCAGTTCATTCACCTGGAAGTCAGCCAATGATCAAATTGCAACCGTCAACGGCACTGGATTAGTAACTGGCGTAGCACCAGGCAAAGTGAAAATTACCGCAACTGATCAGGAAACCCAGCTTTCCGCGTCAGTGGAAGTCACCGTAAATCCGGTAGCCGTTCAATCCGTAACGGTAACGCCAGACTCAACCTCTGTTGAGAAAGGGAAATCAGTCAGTCTGAAAGCGAATGTTCAGCCGTCAAATGCGACGAATAAGGCAGTTACCTGGTCTTCCAAAAATGAAGACAAGGCAACGGTAGACCAGAGCGGGAACGTTACTGGTGTAGAAGTTGGCACTGCGACGATTGAGATCGTTTCCCAAGATGGCAGCAAAAAGGCAACTGCAACGGTGGAAGTAACTGCGCCTGTTGTGGCTGTTACTGGTGTCGAAATCGACCCAAATAGCACAACCGTTGAGGCAAACAAAACTGTTCAGCTGACCGCAAATGTCGAGCCGGCAGGAGCAACAAATAAAACCGTTACTTGGGAATCCAAAAATACCGAGTTTGCAACGGTGGACAGCGAAACCGGTGTTGTAACTGGTGTTGCGGCTGGCACTGCCACAATCGAGGTTACTACCCAAGATGGTAGCCACAAAGCGACAGCGACTGTAGAAGTTACTGTCGCACAGGAATAACCGATATTGGGCGGCTTTCGCCGCCCATGTAGAGAGAAAGCGTTATGAAACCAGCAAAAATTGTTTTATTAGAACCGCAATTTTCCGGTTATTCGGGAATGTTGTGCGGCGTTCAGTTCGAGAATGGGGTGTCCGTCGCAGAGTTGCCTTTTATCGATCAGCAGAGGATTTGTGCTTCAATGCGAGCGTCAACAGTAGAGGGCAAAAATGTTTCTCCGTCTGCCGCATACAGTGATCGTGGTGAATTGACCGCAGACCTGATTACCGAGCCAGCAGCGCCTGACATTGTGCCAATGAAACGTGGGACACCAGATGAACCGGCCAAACAGATTCAGACTTTCACACGAGAAGAGCTGGAGTCCATTGCAGACAACGAAGGTATTGCCGGTCTACGAGTTATTGGTAATCAGGTTGGTGTTAAAGCGAAAGGAATTGTCGAAATGATTGACGGCATCCTGAAAGCACAAGGCGGTGAGTAATGGCGCAGATCGACTCGTATCGTAGCGGTGAAGCTGTTTCTCTTTCATTTGCCTTCAACGTGCTGGATATCGAATCTGCTACCTACACAGTAAAGGACAGCACCGGGGCTATTCTCGTTGATGGCGAGCCGCTAGAAATTACCAGCGGTCAAATGTCGATTCCGGTTGTCGTGTCGGCTGAATATAACCAGCTCTCTGAGAAAGAGCGAGATCTGCGGTACGTCATTGTGAAGGCTGTTGCATCGGGTCTGACGCATGAAGAGCGGCAAATGTATGTTCTGCTGAATAGTTTTGAACTGTCGATACCAGAACAGTCGTTTGCAACTGTCGCTGATGCTCAAATGCAGGCGATCGATATGCTGAATGGGGACACTTTGCTGTCGGATGGTGAAGGCTTAATGCGCAAGCGTCTCATTGAGGCTACCAGACGAATTAAAACTTTACCGTTCTCAATCCGCAAAATTCTACGTATCGACTTTGACCGATACGATCGCCCTCAAAATATGCTGAATGTGTATGACATTCCGTGGGGAGCAGATGGAGCGTACCGGCATGATTTAGTCGATTGGGAAAAGATGACGCAGGAGAAGTTTGAAGAGTTCCCTGACTACTTCAAAGAAGCGTTGATGCTTGCCGTTGTCAACGAAGCGTGTGAGATCGCAAATGGCAATGATGTTGCCGCAGCACGAGAGGATGGCATTTTGTCAGAGTCCATCGGTGAAACAACCAACATGTACCGTACCGGTAAAGCTGCAAACGTGCATGTGGCTCGTAGTACCTGGCGCTTGCTGGTCAGTTACATCAACAACCGTATGATTGTTCGCCGTGCGTAACGCCAGTCGCATTATTTACTTTTGGTCGAAAGGGTTTTTGGCCAGTAATGAGAGCGACCGACAACAACAGGGAGAGAGCATGAATATTTCATGGCAAACAGAAATTGCGATCTACCGCTTTGGCGCAAAGAACGTTTACGGCGAGGCGCAATTACAATTCGTCAGGAAGACGAATGTCGGCGTGGTTAAGTTCGAACAGAGTAATGAGAAATCGTCAGTTCGTGCTGATAGCTCTGGTAGTCGTGGTAAGGCGAGTCTGGAGCTGTTTGATGCTGTGTTAGTTGTCCCTTTAGAAGCGGCTGTACAACTTGATGATGTGCTGATCCTTGAAGGTCAAAAATTAAAGGTGTCCAGTGTTCATCGCCGCTGGGGGCTACGAGGAAGACCTGGGCATCTTGAAGTGGGGGCGAATATATGGGTCTGAAATACGATGCGCATCAGTTCAAACGTGCGGGGAATAGACTCAATAACAGCCAGAAAGCATTTAAGCGATATCTTATTCGGGACATGGAAAAGCTGGCGCGTTTGGTTGAGCGTCTCAGCCGTGCAATGGCCCCGCTGGAAACCGGATCTCTGGAGACAGCCATCTTTGCCAGGGTGATTAAAGAAGGTTATTCAGGGCTGCGCATTGAGCTTTCTGTGTCTGGAGCAAAACCACGTCAGGGGCATCCGGGCGTAGAAGTCGGTGACTATGCTAAGTACATGGAGCTGGGTAAATACCGACTCGGTTATCTTTCTCGAATGAAGAACGTGACAAACCCACCAATTGCCGGTGTTAAACCTCGTGTTGGGCCACACTTTCTGGAAAGAGCGGTGGAAATTAGCGAGAAGCAGTTCTCAGAAGCGATTCTTGAGGCTGCCAGAAAAGCCGGTTTTACGAGAGGTTAATGTGTTTATTGAAGCGTTTGCAAGTTTGATGCAGAAGGCAAAGATTGGCACGGTCGGGACTGACATTTTCTGTCACTACTTGCCTGCCAATGTGAAATCTGGCGTCCTGCTTATTAACCCAAATACCGGTATCAGCATCGATCATGAGCTACAGGGCTTTTACCACGAATCATTCACAATAATTGTGCGTGGTTCGTCAATTACTACGACGGTTGAGAAAGCCAATAAAATCATTGAGATGTTTCCAGTAGAGGAAACGGAATCTGGTGGTGTTTATTTTCGACTGGTACGACCGATGGCGATGCCAATCATTTATCCCAAAAATGATGGAGCATTAATAGAAGCAGGCATTCCTGTTGAATTTGCTGGCTATTTATTGAATTAGGTTAATCGGTAAGTATATACTTACTATTAGCGCAATGAATGCGTAGAATTAACGGAAAAAGGAGTTTTCCATCAATGTCTAATACCCATGTAAAAAACATCAAACTTGGTGCCTGTAAGGTGTCGTTTGGTGGTGTGGATTTGGGTTACACCAAAGGTGGTGTTCAGGTTGAAGTAGCCACTGAAACGCTGAAAGTCACTGTCGACCAGCACGGCCAGACAATTATGTCAGAGCTGGTGCAGGGTCGTAACATTACCATTACTGCGCCGCTGGCCGAGTCTGTGTTGAAAAATATGGTCGATCTGATGCCGGGGTCTACTCTGAACGAAGACGACAACGCTGTGACCATCACTTCCGCACAGGGTGTCAACCTGATCGACGTAGCCAAAGAGCTGGTTCTGACTCCGCAGGACACTACCGACTACGTTCTGACCATCCCGAAAGCTGCGACCGCAGGTAACTTCACCATGACTTACCAGTCTGATGATGTTCGTGTGTTCTCTGTTCAGTTCAGCGCATACCCTGATGACGAAGGCGTTCTGGGAAGAATGAGCGGCCCTAAACCGGTAAAAACCGTGTCGATCAAACCGGAATCTCCAACTGTAAAAGCAGGGGAGACTGTGCAACTGACAGCCGAAATCACTCCAGCTGATGCCGCAGACAAAACCGGTGTTTGGGAATCTGAAGACCAGGAAAAGGCCACGGTAGATCAAACGGGTCTGGTACGTGGTGTGGCGCAGGGTTCTACAAATATCTCCTTCACCAGCAATAGCGGTGGTAAGAAGGCAACTAAGTCAGTAACGATTAACCCCGCAGATTAATCAGTAATTAAGCAGAGGCTCAGGATGGGCCTCTCTTTTAAAAGGATTTTAACCAATGACCAAATTACTCGATCTAGATTCCATTCTGCCTCCGAAGAAAAGCATCAAATTTGGCGGTCAGGAATATCCCATCGTTGAAATGACGGTAGGTCTGTTCGTTTCCATCAAGCAGATGGAAGGCAAAGATCTCATGAACATGTCTCCTGTTGAGCAAGTGACAGCTTATGCAGATCTGGTTCGTAAGGTTATCCCTTCAGTACCTGACGAAGTTCTTGAAAAACTGACTGTTCCGCAACTCCAGCAGATCTTCACCTTCGCTATGGAAGTGATTGATGAAGAAAACGAAAAAGCGGCTGGCGAAGGGGCAAAGTAATTTCCCGCGATGAATCCGGGACAAGGACCGTCTCAATAGATCTCGGATTCTATTTCAGTCGTGTAGTTGCTCACTACGCCGTGTCGCCATTAGAGCTACTGAACGTTCCTCTCACGATGTTCTGGATGCTCAGTCGCAATATAGACCGTCTGCGTGCGGAAGAGGATGTCCGCAACTTACAAGTCGCTCGTGCGTCCCAGGCGGATGGCGAGGCTGTGAAGGCGTTCATGGAGGGTTTGCAACTCAGGATTGGAAGACCAGTCGTAACAGATAAAGTCTACGATCCAAGCCAGGATAAGGCAGACCCTGACGCCAAAGAGCAACTGATGCAAATATTTGGCAGAGGATGACAAGGGAATGTCACAAAACGTAGAGTTTATCCTGTCGCTGGAAGACAAACAGTTTACAGCGTCAATCGATCGTGCGGGGAAACTGCTTACTCGATTTGGTGAGCAGGTAACAAAGCCTGCTCAAAAAATCCAAACCTTTGAACGCTCTTTGGGTTCGGTCGCCCGTATCATTGGCGTTCTGGAAAGCAAGCTCGATTCTACGGCAGATAAACTACAGGATGTAGCTGCCGGTTTTGAGCTTGCTTCAGATGCTACGCGTAAAATGCGTGGCAACATCACCAGCCTCAATTCTGGTCTTAAAGCCCTGATTGAGCGCGTCGATACGACAACTTCTTCAGTAGATAAACTCACCGCGTCATTACGTAAAGTGCAATCAGAGCTAAATGATTTCTCTGATTGGGCGACCTATGCAAGCAAAAGCGCAAGCCGCTTTGGTACGGAGGCCAAAGAAGTCTCTGCGTCCGTGAGTGGCATGAATACGCGCCTTAATACCACGACGAAGCGACTCAGTAATTGGGGTGTCACAACGAGTCAGGCTGCCGAGGGACTGAAAAAGGTTCGTGAGCAGATGGACGAAGTTATCGGACGTCAGCAACTGATTAGCAAGCCGGTACGCGTTCGTACATCTGGAAGTGGCGATGGTGGTAGCGGGCGGCGTAGCGGCGCTTCTGGCCATAGCGGTAAAAGTAACGAAGGAGGTATGTTCTCTGGCCTTCGTGGCAACATTTTCCTGCTTGGCGAGATCGGAGATGCAGCCAGAACGGTTACTGACATCATGTTTGGGTGGCAGAAGCCTATTGTTGAAGCTGCGGCCGAAATGGAACGTATGCGGGTGATGCTTCGAGGGTTGAATAAGGAGAAGTCCAACCCGGGCCAGGCTGCCGCTGATGATATGAAGTACATCGTAGACATGGCGCAAAATGCGCCGTTCGCGATGCAGGCGTTAACAGATTCCTTCGTGAAGTTTCGTTCTGCTGGCTTAGATCCAACCGATGGTTCTCTGAAGGCGCTGGTGGACTCCGTTGCTCGTTTTGGTGGTGATAGTGAGCTGTTGAAACGTGCGGCTGTGGCCGTTCAGCAGATGTCCGGTAAGGGCGTTGTGTCAATGGAAGAACTACGTCAGCAATTAGGTGAAGCCGTTCCTAACGCGATGCAGGCAATGGCAGACGCCGCAGGCATCACTATGGGGGAACTGACTAAAGCCGTTGCCAGCGGTACGGTTGAGGCAAAACAGGCGTTGTCTCTGATGTTTGTTGGTCTGCGTGCGGAGAATGAGAACGCAGCGAAAGACATGATGCAAACCTACACAGGTGCGCTGGCGCAACTTCAGACGTCATTCACGTTATTTGCTGATCGGGTTGGTCAGGCCGGATATCTGGATTCTCTATCGAAGGGGATGAAAGAACTGGCTTCAATCATGAATAGCGCCGAAGGGATTTCGTTTGCCAATTCTTTAGGCTCGGGGTTAACGACGGCAATCGATGGGTTGCGTCAGCTTGCTCAATGGTTAGCAAAGAACCAAGAGCTGGTAATTAATCTCGGTAAGGTAGTGGCCGCGATGGTTGCGTTCAAACTGATGCGAGCAGGGATCATGGGGGTAGTTGGCGCAGGCAGCCAGATGGTTAGCACCTTTGCCACGATGGCGACCGCCATACAGACTCCATTTAACCTCGGCGCTACAGCAGTAACTCGATTCAATCGTGCGGCACGTATGGGGCTGGCTCCGATCCCCTCTCTTATTTTCGCCATCCGTGGGGCGATTACGGGGCTTAAAGGCGCTTTTGCTGGATTAACGGCGTTCATTGCAGCAAACCCTATAGGGGCAGCATTTACAGTTGCCACTGTAGCTGTTGCTGGCCTAATCACGTACATGACCATGCTCCGCAGCGAAACTTCAAAGGTCGTTGACGAGATTAGGAAAATACCAGAGGCGATGACGGCGGCCAAACGTGCACAGATGGCGGAGTATAAAGCGCGTCTTGAGCAACAAATCACGCAAAAGGAACAAGAGTTAAAATCTGGCGAAAAGGTGGTTTATGGGCCGGGTATGGCCGGAACTACAGTAAAGATTAATCAGGATGAACGTAAGCGTATAGAAAATGAGCTAAATGACCTTCGTAAGAAACGCGATAAAACTACTGGGGCAATTGAACGCGGAGACATTGCTGTAGCCAAACGTCTTGCAAAAGATGCGGCAGAATCACAGATAGAGAAAATACGGGAAGAGAATAGAGACTTTGCGGCAACATTCGTGAAAGCCCGGCAGGAGGCTCTGGATAAGATCCAGAAAATCAATGATGACGGTTCACTTTCAGATGACGAAAAGAACAAGCTATTGGCACCGTTACGTGAAACGGTAAACAAAAGCTATCTGGAGCCTGCGCAAAAACTGGTTGATTCACTTTCTTCTCGTAAGAATGCTGTCGAGGGGCAAATAGCCACTCTTAATGATCAGCTTGAAAAAGCGAAAAAGGAAGGAAACACCGAGCAGATCAAGAAACTGCAAGGCAGTATTCGTGGTTATCAGGAGAATTTGGAAGTCGTCGCTCAGGAACTGACTCAGGCAGAGTTCGAGAGAGATAACGCTGCCAAAACTGGTAAGGGCGTAATGTCAAACCAGGGGACTGTTCTGGGGTTAGGTACAACTGATAAAGCTGCTCAGAAGGCGCTGGCGCAATATATGCGAAACCAGATGGATTCTGCGACTTATCAACGTACTTTGCCTGACGGCACTCCGATGATGGACTTCGAAGGTAAGCCGATTATTGGGCCTAAACAACTCAAGACGCAGCTTAATTTGCAGAAAGCATCCAGTGCCAGCTCTCTGGAGAAAATGAGCGATGAAGAGCGTGCCGCAGCCATTGCCGCACTTACTAAAGCTCGTGAACAGGATGCCGCAGCCGCCGAGAAAGCAGCCCAACGATCAGCTAATGCCTCGCAGCGTGCGGCCAAGAAAGAACAGGCAGCGCAACAGAAACTGGCGGCCGGATATCAGAAGGCTCTGGATAAAGCCGATCAGCTTATGGGGCAAATGGGTGAAAGCTCTAAGGCTACGGTATCGTTTGATCAGTCTCTTCGCGATACAACAAAATCGCTAACTGATTTGGCTAATGCGATTCCTAACGAGTTCATCACTCAAGAGATGATCGACAAGGCGAAAAAACGTCTTGAAGACCTCAAAAATGCGACACCTGAATATCGCGAGATGTTTAATCGCCGCAATGTTGAGCAGATGATCTCCACTTGGGCACCGGAGGCGGATTCCATTATTAGTGCTGGCTATACGCCGTCTCGTGAAGAGAAAGTTGCTGATTTCGAAGACACTTACAACCGCAATCTCAAAGCGTTGATAGAACTTCGTGATAAGGCGTCTGATCCTAAAGTCGTGGCGCTTTATACAAAGAAAATCAATCAACTTATTGCTGCTGGCAATACCGCGCTTATTAAAGAGACGGGGATTGCGACGCAGAAGTTGGCACTGGAATACGAAAACTTGGCAGAGCAGATCGAAAGCACCTGGACTGATTTGTTTAGTGGCTTAACTGATGTCCTGACTGATTTCGTTATTAACGGGAAGATGAGCTTCTCCAGCCTGTCTCAGTCCATTTTGAAAGATATCACCAATATGGTCGTGAAGTCGCAGATCACGCTGCCTCTAATGAACATGTTGGGGATGGGAACCACCGCAGCTGGTAGTTCACAGAGTGGTAATTTGCTGGCCGGGGTTGCTTCCGCCGTTGCCAATCAAGGGGTACGAATGGGCAACACTGTTAACGGCGACAAGTCAGTAGGAGAAGCCACGAAGGAGACGTCCAGTTCGGTAACTGGATTGGGGCAAACAACACAGCAGACCACCAGCGCAATTGGCACTGCAACAAATGCGATTGGTAGCTGGGTATCGGGGCTATTTGATAGCACCGAAGCCAAAGATGCTGAGACAAAAGCAGTGAAGGACTCCATCTTCTCGATGCAGAACCTCAGCTCTGTTACCGGCGCTCTGTCTGCCGCGTTTGCAATGCTTGGAGCTAATGCTTCCGGCTCTGGTAATAAGTGGTTGAGTTTTGGAGCAACGGTTGCATCTGGTCTTGTTTCAGCTTGGACTGGCGGTGGTTTCGACAGCGTGACATCAAGCTCTGCTAAAACCGCAACCAGCAGTGTGGCTGACGGAACTAAAGGCATTCCTGCAATCCCGAAGTTTGCAAATGGAGGAATATTCGGAAAAGACGGCGTGATCCCGCTCCGGGCATACCAGAAAGGCGGTATTGCTAACTCGCCTCAATTAGCGTTGTTTGGGGAAGGTTCTATGAATGAGGCGTATGTTCCATTGCCTGATGGCCGAACAATCCCTGTAACGCTCAGTACCGATGGTATGAGTGGAGGCGGAAATGTTCTTTCTCCTGTATCAATTGAGATCAACGTCCATAGTGACGGTAGCACGACAGAATCCGGCGATACAGAAAGCATATGGAACAATGCCGCTCAACGGATGAAAGCAATCGCGCTTGAGACTATCGCTCAAGAGAAACGCCCTGGCGGATCACTCAACCCAAACACTCAACGTAACTAACTATCGACTGCCCCGACCGGGGCAGTCTCACAAGGATGTGAGATGGAAAGACAAACGTTTAATTGGTATCCAGATTACGAATCTGAAAAGAGCGTAAAACCGAATGTAACGGTACTTAATTTTGGTGATGACTACGAGCAGCGACAGGCTCAAGGTCTTAATCGTATTAAAGAAGAATGGTCGTTAACCTTTACCAGATCATACAACGAAATTAATGCAATCGATGACTTCCTGACTGAGCGATCAGGTGTTGAATCGTTCTATTGGGTTAATCCAAGAGGCAAGCAGATTGTAGTTGTATGTGACAGTCATACGGTCAAGCGATATCAGGGGTACTGTGTCTTAACTGCCACATTCAGACAAGTATTTGAGGCTTAAGCATCTGGATAAGTAAGTACTAATTTACTATCATTGTGGCGCTGACAGGATGTTAGCGCCTACTTATTTCAAGGATGAAACAATGGGAATTAAAGCTGATATTCAGAGCTTATCTCCCTCTGCACTCATTGAGTTGTTCGTATTGGATATGTCGAACACAACTTCAGGGGGAAAGCTATTCTTCCACGCCGGAACAAACGAACTGATGCAACCGGTCGTCTGGCAAGGAGTGACATACGAGCCGTGGCCAATCAAAGCATCAGGCTTTGACAAAACTGGCCAGGGAACGTTGCCACGTCCAAAAATTCAGGTATCGAACTTTGCCGGAACCGTCTCTGCGGAAGTTCAGGCGAACGACGATCTTGTTGGCTGCCGCATTATTCGCAAGATGACGCTGGCTCGCTTCCTCGATGCCGTTAATTTTAAAGACGGCAACCCAACAGCAGATCCAAACCAACATTTTCCGGATGAAATGTGGTTTATCGAACAGAAAACTCTCGAAACTCATCAGGTTGTCGAGTTTGAATTGTCCAGTGTGTTCGATTTGATGGGGGTGCAACTGCCGTATCGTCAGATCATTAAAAACACCTGCCCGTGGAAATACCGAGGGCCAGAATGCGGCTATACCGGTCCATATTTCGACAAAAATAACCAGCAGACGTCTATGTCTGGTGCGGATTACTGCACAAAACGTTATGACGCCTGTAATGCGCGTCGGAATTATTTTGCCGACGGTGTGATCCATTTTGGCGGATTTATTGGAGCTACGCGGTATGGGTAATAAAGCAATCCCTGAGCTTGGCTCTGACGTTATGCAGCAAATCTATCTCTGCGCCATAAATCGCTACCCTAATGAAGCGTGTGGCTTTCTGGTTAGAACTAATGGCGACAAATATCGCTTTATGGAAGCGCGGAATGTTTCGGAGAACCCGCAGAACACTTTTGTAATGCACGTTGACGACATTATGGCGGCAGAGGATGCGGGTGATGTTATCGCAATCTGGCATTCACATACTGATGAATCAGCAGAAGCATCTTATGCCGATCGTGCAGGCTGCGAAGCGACGGAAGTTCCGTGGATGATTCTGGCTATTCGCAAGAATGTTGAGGGAGATGCCCCTTTCCATTTTAGCGAGATGAATGTGATCACACCTGATGGTTTCGAAATGCCATACCTGGGCAGACCGTATGTATTTGGCGTATTTGATTGCTGGATGTTGTGTCGGGACTATTTGAAGCGTGAGTTTAACGTCGAACTAAACCCGAACGCACACCTGCATATTCCATCGTGGTACACCGGCGATAACGACATTCTCGATCAGAACTACCGAAACGAAGGATTGGTACGGCTTGCGTCCGGAACAGAACCTCAACGTGGGGACGTCTTCTTTATCCAATACGGAAAAATGCCTGACCACTGTGCGGTTTATATCGGCGATGGAATGATTCTTCATCACCAGATCGACCGCCTTAGTTGTCGTGCTTATTACGGCGGGATGTATCAGAAACATACGACGCATCACTTGCGTCACAGAGACTTGCTCAAGGGAGATGAGACGTGTCTGAGTTAGTTCATGTGCAGCTTGGCGGCCCTATGGCCAAACATTTTGGCCGCCACTGGCATCTAAAGGTGCGCAATACAAAACAGGCTCTGGATTTAATTGAGGCCAACAAGCCAGGGTTTAAAGCATGGATGAAGCGCAACATCAAAACCTATGACAGATACCACATCCAGATCACCAATAAACAGGGCCACAAGTGGTCTGTGGACGAGAGTGAATATCAGATGATGGGGCAGTCTGACAACATTGCCAAAATCCGCATTACACCTGTTCCGCGAGGAAGCGGTGGATCTGCTTTTGGGTGGTTTCAGACGGTAGTAGGGGCCGCTTTGTTGGTTGTATCGGCGGTAGTGATGCCTGCTTTAGCACCTCTCGGTTTGTCACTGATGATGGGCGGCATATCACAAATCATATCGCCGCAAGCCACTAACGAAAGTGTGAGACAGGCAGATAACTCGAACTCTTATTATTTCGACGGCCCTCAAAATACAGAAAACCAGGGCAACCCAGTACAACTTATCTATGGCGAGGAAATTCTGGTTGGCTCACAGGTTGTGAGTTCTTCAATCACGATTGACCAGCTAATGTAAACAAGGATTTTTTGAACATGGAACAGTTCAAGAAGAAAAAGCTACCGCTGTTTATTGCCGGTGCGGGTGGTAAAAAAAGCAGCAAAAGCTCCAGCCGTACACCGGTTGAAGCCGACGATACCGTAAATTCTCGTGCAATGGCCGCTATCCTCGATCTTCTTGGGGAAGGGGTAATTGGCGGCTTAGTAAATGGCGCAAGATCTATTTTTATCGACGATCTGCCGATTGTAAATGAAGACGGTTCCTCCAACTTCAGCGGAATCACATGGGATTTTCGCGACGGTTCACAAGACCAGACTCCAATGTCTGGCTTTGATTTCGTTGAAACGCCTAAATCCGTCAATATCCAGTTAAAAAAAACACATTATGTAACGGTTTCAATCGATAACGATGAAGCTGATCGGGTTCGTGTCATCATGAAGTTTCCTTCTTTGCGAAGCATAGATAAAAAAACTGGTGACACGAACGGTACGACTGTTGAGTACAAGTTCCAGATAGCAAATGGCGACTCAACATTTGTAGATGTGGTCGCTGAAGGTGAAAAAAGCGTTGATATCACGCTAACGGCAAAGAAAACAGGCGTGTATTACCGTAGCTATGAGCTGAAACTACCTAAGCCTGGTCGTGCATACAAGGTTAGGGTGATTCGTCTTACAGATGATAACAGTAGCCAGTACCTCTACAACGACACATGGGTTGATTCCATAGGTGAGATTGTCGACACGCCAATGAACTACCCTAACTCTGCTCTTGTTGGCTTGAAGGTCAATTCAGAGCAGTTTGGTAGCACAATGCCTTCCCGTTCGTATTTGGTGCGCGGTATCAAAATCCGAGTACCGTCAAACTACAACGAATACACCAATACTTATGTCGGCGTATGGGACGGTACTTTTAAGCTGTTGTCTTCTTCAAACCCTGCGTGGATTCTCTACGATTTGCTTACCAATACTCGGTATGGTCTTGGGCAATTTGTGTCGGAATCCATGATTGACCTCGGCCAGCTCTACCAGATTGGTCGATATTGTGACGAAGAGGTCGATGATGGCTTTGGGGGTAAAGAGAAACGCTTTGCAATCAATACGCAGATCACCAGTCGACAAGACGCATACCGATTAATTCAGGATATTGCCGGTGCATTCCGCGGCATGGTGTTTTGGGCTGGTGGCATGGTTAACATCATGCAGGATAGCCCATCAGATCCGGTAATGATGTTTACCAACTCCAACGTCAAAGATGGACTGTTTACCTATAAAGGTTCTGCGCGTAAAGATCGCCCATCCGTTGCGCTCGTAACCTACAACAACAAGGAGGACGGTTATAAGCAAAACATCGAATACGTTGAAGATCAGGACGCAATGCGCCGTTATGGTGAGCGTAAAACAGAAGTCGTAGCATTTGGATGTACAAGCCGAGGCCAGGCTCACCGAGTTGGTTTGTGGCTTTTGTATACCGCCAGAATGGAGTCGGATGTAATTACATTTACTGCCGGCTTAGACGCCTCATTTCTGATGCCTGGTGAAACCGTTCTGATTCAGAACAAATATCGTGCAGGTAAACGTAACTCCGGTCGAATTGTGGAGTTTACCAAAAACAGCATCACTCTCGATGCGCCTGTGTCGTTAGCTAAAAGCGGCAGCTTTATTCGGATATTGAATCAGGAAGGCAAAATCGTTGAACGCGATGTTCTTGAAACTGGCGAAAACATAACAAAGGTTACGTTTTCAAAAGCCCTGTCGTCAGCGGAAACGCCTGTTTTGAACGGTGTCTGGACAATTACAGAACCAGATCTCGAACCTATGCGCGTTCGCATCGTTAACATCGCGCAGGGGGAAACGCCGGGTAGCTTTGACATCACCGCTGTTGAGAACAATCCGTCTAAATATGAGGCAATCGACAATGGCGCAACGCTGATCCCGCAGAATACGACGGTATTGGACCCAACTTACTCCAAGCCATCTAATCTGCAAATCACTGAAGGGACTTATCTCTCAAGCCCGGGCAACCTGTCAGTAAAACTGACTGCAACATGGGAAGGAAAATCTCCAGAGTATTGGATCAGTTGGCGACGTTCTGATGAAAACAATGTATCGAACTGGCAATCGGCGCGTGTAACCGAAGAGCAATACGAAATCGTTAATGTCGCGGAGAATGGACGCTACGACTTCCAACTGTATGCGGTTTCATTCAACGGTAAAAAAACAGAAATTATCAGTACCGTTTATCAGGTGCTGGGCACAATGACACCGCCGGATGCACCAACGTCATTAACGGCCGTTGGAGACTATCGTAATGTGATACTGAATTGGGTTAATCCAGATTCGGTAGACCTTGATCACATTAATGTTTACGCATCCCAGACCAACAATCTGGATACGGCGAAACTGATCGCAGAGTCTGCAAGCACCACCTTTACACATGCTGGTCTTGGGGATAGCGAAACGTGGTATTACTGGGTTCGAGCATCGAACAAGCGAGGTATGTTAAGCCCTCCGAACTCAAACTTGGGTACAGAGGCGACAACTCGCGATGTACTGTCGTTCCTGGCTGGCAAAATTACATCTTCCGAGCTTGGTCAGGCTCTGCTTGAGGACATCAACAGCAAAGCCTCTCAAGAAGCAGTTGACGAGTTAAATGAGCATATCAACCAGAGCGTCGAATCTTTGGAGGGGTCGGTAAACGACGTTAAGGAAGATATAGCTGAATTAGATAAGCAGTTCAGCGATAACCTCGCGGGTTTTGAAATAAAATTCAACGAGCGTAGCGATGCTTTGGAGAACGCACAAACCGAGCTTAAAGGTGAGGTTTCGGCAACGATCGACAAGGTCAATGAAGCGTTTGAAAAAATTGATGCTACTGATGCTGCAATTGTTGAAATCGAAAACACCGTATCTGAACACGATAAAGCTCTCGCTAATACAGTCGAGGCAATAAAGGCTGCAAGAGATGAAGCGGCGGCTCTTATTGCTAAGGAAAGCGAGGCTCGTGTTGAAGGCGATGCTGCAAACGCTAAACAACTGGAAGTGTTGCAGTCAACGGTAGAGGAAAGCTCCGCTGCCGTTGAAGAAATGAAAAAGACGGTTGCAGAGGTCGATCGTGCCAGTGCAGAACTGACTACGAACATTGAGGCGTTAGCCAAAACAAATATTGACCTGGCTCTTCGTCAAGATGAAGACCAGCACAAGCAGATGGTCAATAACGCGAAGATCGCAACAACACAGAAAACCTTTGCTGATGATATGTCTGCAATGGCCACGAAGGTTGAGGAAATTCGCGTAGAAATTGGCGAAGACATTAAGGCCAGTATTCTGGAAGAGTCCACCGCTCGTGCCGATGGCGATGAAGCGTTGGCAAAGCGTGTCACTCAGCTGCAATCTAAGTTTGAAGGAGATATCAGCGCGGCGATTAGTACAGAGCAGGAGGCTCGCACATCTGCCGATGAAGCTCTGACGACACAGATCACTCAGCTTGAGTCGAAAGTAAGCAACGATATCGTCGCAGCTATTAAGGAAGAGCAAGAAGCCCGAGCAACGGAAGATTCGGCTCTGGCAAGCCAGATCACCCAACTTCAGGCAAAGGTTGATGATGATATTTCTGCTGCAATACGTAGTGAGCAGGAGGCCCGAGCAAGCGGGGACTCTGCGTTAGCCAAACAAATAAACCAGCTTCAGTCAAAGGTTGACGGTGATATATCCGCTGCCATCACTCAGGAGCAGGAGGCCAGAGCAAGTGCTGACCAGGCGCTCTCACGAGAAATTAACAGCCTGCGAGCACAAACCGGAACTGATATTGCCGCAGCGGTTGCTGTAGAGACAAAGGCAAGGACTGATGCCGATAGTGCATTGTCCACTCAGATTTCGTCTCTTACAGCAAAAGCTAATGATCTCGAGGCATCTCTTGCCAGAGAAACAACGGCTCGTGCTGATGGTGATACCGCTTTAACAAAAGAGGTTTCAAGTTTAAAAGCACAGACAGCGAAAGATATTAGTGCGGCCGTTGCAGTTGAAACGCAGGCTCGAACTGATGCTGACTCGGCGTTGTCGTCTCAGATCACCAAGCTGACCTCTCAATACAAAGAGGATATTAAAGCGGCTGTAGCAACCGAAACGAAAACGCGTACAGAGCAAGATGCTGCATTGGCGACTCAAATCACAAACTTAGAGTCTCAAACGGCAGCCAACATTTCCGCGGCGGTAACAACTGAAACGACAGCGAGAACGCAGGCAGATAATGCTCTGAGTGGGCGAATCGATACTCTGAAAGCAGAGGTGGATGGAAATACCGCGACAATTCAACAGCAGGCAACAGCTATTGCTGATACCAACAAAAAAGTGTCAACCGCGTGGACGTTGAAAATGGAAACTTCAACGAGCGGAGGGCAGAAGTATGTTGCTGGTATTGCGCTTGGTATCGACACCACTGGCCTTTCTCAGTTTTTGGTGCAGGCTGACAGGTTTGGTTTGGTCAACTCTGTTAACGGGAAGATCACCACGCCATTTGTTATCGAAAACAGTATCGCCTATATGAATGGTGCGTATATCAAGGATGGCACAATCACCAATGCAAAAGTAGGCGATCTGCAATCTACCAATTTTGTTAGCGGTAGATCTGGATGGCGGTTCGGCAAAAATGGAACGCTTGAGATCAACGGTAATAGCGGGGGTAATGGGCGACTGGTCATAAATGGTCAGCGGATTGACGTTTATGACGATAACAACGTCCTACGAGTAAGAATTGGCCTTCTGTAATGTAGAAAAAAATATTTATATCGGTAAAAATAAGTAGGTACATACTTAATGGTGGGCAAGGATAGCCCACCAAATCAAGGAGCATATTCAACATGTGGTACAGGGAAGGTACTATCACATTTACACAGGGCAGCAATACTCTGGTTGGGGCAGGGACAGCCTGGAACGTAACAGCTAATGGTGTGTTGCCGGGGATGATCGTCATTGGCCCCGACAATAAGCTGTATGAGATCAAGCGCGTAACCAGTGATACGAACATTGTTCTCTCAGAACCTTATACCGGCGAAACTCAGTCTGAAGTTCCGTGCCGAATCATTACGACCTATGAAGGCGACTTAACACAGTTTAGCGCGCGCTTTACAGCACTAATGTCGCGTATGTCGGCTGATTCCAAGTCCATGCGCAGTTGGTTGACTGCTCTGGATGAGGTGACAATCGAGCGTGAAGACGGTACAGAAGTGACCGTTAAGCCGCTAATGCAGATCGTCAACGAGCACAACGAAAACGTTGAGTGGTATAAAAATAACACTGACGCGATTGATGCTGCTGGCGACAAAGCTCGTGAGGCGGCGGCCAGTGCTGCCGCAGCAGCAGAAAGCGCCAATACCGCTGGAGAAAAAGCCTCTCAAGCGTCTCAAAGTGCATCCGCTGCAGAGTCCTCAAAAAGCGCGGCGGCCACCAGTGCCGGTGCCGCGAAAACGTCTGAAACGAATGCTGCAGCGTCACAAAAATCTGCAGCCACTTCTGCATCCACCGCGACCACGAAGGCGTCAGAAGCTGCCACCTCAGCCCGGGATGCGGCGGCCTCAAAAGAGGCAGCGAAATCATCAGAAACGAGCGCAGCCTCGAGCGCCAGTAATGCCGCTTCCTCGGCAACGGCGGCAGGAAATTCCGCGAAGGCGGCAAAAACGTCCGAGACGAACGCCAGGTCTTCTGAAACGGCAGCGGGACAGAGCGCCTCGGCTGCGGCAGGCTCAAAAACAGCGGCTGCGTCGTCTGCCAGTGCCGCGTCAACAAGTGCCGGGCAGGCCTCAGCCAGTGCCACCGCCGCCGGAAAATCGGCAGAAAGTGCCGCATCGTCTGCTTCAACAGCCACAACGAAGGCTGGCGAAGCCACTGAACAGGCCAGCGCAGCAGCGAGGTCTGCTTCCGCAGCGAAGACATCCGAAACGAACGCGAAAGCGTCGGAAACCCGTGCAGAATCCTCAAAAACGGCAGCCGCATCGTCCGCCAGTTCGGCAGCGTCATCGGCATCATCTGCGTCTGCTTCAAAAGATGAGGCGACCAGACAGGCGTCAGCAGCGAAGGGCAGCGCCACGACGGCATCCACGAAAGCAACAGAGGCGGCAGGCAGTGCGACGGCAGCATCTCAGAGCAAAACTGCTGCTGAATCCGCTGCGACCCGTGCGGAAGCTGCTGCTGATCGTGCTGAAGAGATTGCCGGTGCAGTTGCGATGGAAGACGCAAGCCTTACAACTAAAGGTGTTGTGAAACTTAGCAGTGCTGTCGACAGCACCAGTGAATCGCTGGCCGCAACGCCAAAAGCAGTTAAAGTAGTCAATGACAATGCGAACAGCAGGGTGCCATCTAACCGAAAAATTAACGGGAAAGCACTGACTGCGGATATCACATTAACGCCGAAAGATATTGGTACTTTAAATTCAATAACGATGTCTTTCTCTGGCGGGGCCGGGTGGTTCAAACTGGCTACTGTTACAATGCCACAAGCGAGTTCCATCGTTTACATCGCATTGATTGGTGGCGCTGGTTACAACGTCGGCTCCCCACATCAGGCAGGCATTTCAGAACTGGTTCTACGAGCAGGCAATGGAAACCCCAAAGGGATTACAGGTGCTTTGTGGAAGCGTACAGCTGTCGGATTAACGAATTTCGCCTGGATCAACACATCCGGCGATACATATGATATTTACGTTGAAATTGGCAATTATGCGACGAGTGTAAATATCCATTGGGATTGTACTGCAAATGCGTCAGTTTCTATTTATACATCGCCAACATATTCAGCGAGTAAGCCTTCCAGCGTTACCGATGGTGTTGTTTATACGATGTATAGCACACATCAGAAACCGACGCCGTTAGATATTGGAGCACTGCCAACAACCGGAGGAACAGTTTCAGGTCCGTTGTCTGTTACTGGTGGGATCACCGGAACATTAAATGGTAATGCAAGTACAGCAACGAAATTGCAGACGGCAAGATCTATCGGTGGAGTTGGTTTCGACGGTTCTGCAAATATCAACCTTCCAGGTGTAAACACTACGGGTAATCAGAACACCACTGGTAATGCTGCAACTGCTACAAAACTTCAGACTGCAAGAAAAATATCCGGTGTTCCATTTGATGGTTCTACTGATATCACTTTAACCGCTGCGCATGTTGCCGCTTTCGCAAGAAGGGCAACAGGGTCATATGCGGATGCTGATGGTGGCGTGCCGTGGAATGCTGAATCTGGTGCTTACAATGTAACTAGAACAGGCGACAGTTATATTCTTGCCAACTTTTATACCGGTGTAGGTAGTTGCCGTACGCTTCAAATTAAAGCTCACTATAAAAATGGTGGTCTGTTCTACCGTTCCTCAAGAGATGGCTATGGTTTTGAAAGTGGTTGGGAGCAGGTTTACACGACTGGATTTATGCCTCAGCCGGCTGATATAAACGCGCCAACCGCTGCCGCTGGATGGTTAAATAGTGGTAACGGAACGGCATTTACGACTGCTCAATTTATAACTTGGCTAAATAATCAGGGGGCATTTACAAACAAACATTGGATCGCACGGTGCTCATGGACTTACGCCAACAATAATTATATAGACGACACTGGTTGCGGTAGGATCGATCTATCTGGTTCCGTGATTGAGGTGTTTAGTAATAAGGCAACAAGCCACTACACTATTCGTGTTACAACGACAACAACATCGGGTCATGGTGGTGTTAACAATGCGGAATTTATTTATGTGTACAATGGAAGTGATTATGCACCAGGCTGGCGTCGTTCTTATAACACTAGAAACAAACCAACAGCTTCTGATGTAGGAGCATTACCGCTTTCAGGTGGCACATTATCTGGAGGGTTAACGTCTTCTGGTGAGATCGTTTCAAAATATGCAAATGGTTTCCGCATTGCTTACGGTAACTACGGGTTCTTTATCCGTAATGACGGCGGCAGCACATATTTCATGCTAACAGCATCAGGAGATACGTTAGGTTCATGGAACAGTTTGCGACCGATTATAATTAATAATAGCAGCGGTGTTGTGTCTATTGGTAATGGACTAAATGTTACTGGTGGCGTAAATGGTAGCTTGAATGGCAATGCTTCAACAGCTACGAAGTTGCAAACAGCGAGAAACATCAATGGTGTTAAGTTTGATGGTTCAGGTGATATCAATATTAATACATTGGTTTCTCGTGGTCGAGTTACGGCTTTAAGCGGTTCTACTCAAGGTACTGCTGGCATTCAAATGTACGAGGCGTACAACAATAGCTACCCGACCACGTATGGCAACGTATTGCACATGAAAGGTGCGAGTGCTGCTGGTGAGGGCGAGTTGCTTATTGGCTGGAGTGGTACGAGCGGTGCACATGCGCCGGTTTTCATTCGCTCCAGAAGAGATACCACTGATGCGGCATGGTCAGCGTGGGCGCAGGTATATACCGCTAAGGATTCAATCCCTGGTGTGAATACAACCGGTAATCAGAATACTACTGGTAATGCCGCAACAGCCACAAAATTGCAGACAGCAAGGAAAATTGCTGGTGTGGCGTTTGATGGCTCTGCCGATATTACTTTGACTGCGGCTAACCTTAATGCTTATACGAAAACAGAGGTAACAAACCTTCTAAGTTCCTATGCAAGCAGATCATCACTGACAGGCTATAGTGGCAACCTGGATATTATTGCTGAAACACTGGTTGTCAAATCAGGCGGTAGTGGAGGGTTTGCTATATGGGATATTGGCACAACTACTAGCGGTGCCAATATGTACATTGATCCAAACCCAGGTATCAATACAGTTTGGCGTTCAACATCTTCAAGGCGCTATAAAAAGGATATTGAAACATTACAAGATCGATATGCTGATGAACTTTTGTCATTAAGACCTGTTTGGTATCGTTCAATTTGTCGAGGTGACCGAAAGGATTGGGGGTATTACGGCCTTATTGCTGAAGAGGTTGGTGAGATTGCCCCGCAATATGTCCATTGGCGTGAACCAACAAATAATGATTCTCCAGGAGATATTTCCTCAAATGGTATGGTCGCTGAAGGAGTGATGTATGAGCGTTTGGTTGTACCACTCATTCATCATATTCAGCAATTGACCAAAAGGGTTGAGGAGCTTGAAACGAAGTTAAATTCACCTAAAGAATAAACAACTTCAATCGGGGCTGGAACTAAACCAGCCCCTGCTTAAAAGTATAAGGATATATTTATGAGCTATGGTGCACAGGTTTGGTCGCCATCAAGACAGGAGATGGTCGATGCGTTGGCCCCTGTTTATTATCTCGATTATTTTACTCCCTCTGGTTCAGGAAGTAGAACATATGAGGTTGAGGCGGGATTGGGAATCGACTATTACATAATGGACGTAACCAATGGAAAATACACAAGTCTTACGGTTTCTGGAAATACCATTTCGTGGTCTGGAGCTAGTGGTAATTTAAACATATTGGTTTTTCAAAAATAATGTACGGAAGCAAGATATATCGATCTGACGGGAAGGTCTGGATGTCTCCTTCTTTGTCTCCTATCGTTTTTCAGAGAAAGCAGGTTGTTTCTTTGTCCGGCGGGACAGAGTTTAACACCCAAATATCTCCAGATCGTTCACCGATGATTTTTGTTGCCTATTCGAAAGCTGTTTCATTAATAGCCAACAGAATAGTGCGTAACAACCAGGTGATTTACAGTTTCGGAGGTCAGGGTAGCGACTCTAGTGCCACGATATACGTATTTTCGAAAGGTATAGCCAAAAAAGAAACTTGGGGCATGAGTTTTTTCAATGCGCGAGGAGAGGAGATCTATAATACGGCAAATATCCCACTTTCATTTACCTTTCTTAATAATACGGAGTGGAACAGTTCTGGAGGGCATGTTTTTGATTACCCGCCAGCGATAATCCCAACATATGCAAATGTGTTCGCGGTTCCAGTACCGGGCGGGGCCATGACAATGGTTTATGGATATGCGGCATATGGAAATACTGTTAGCTCTATATTCGTAAACCAACTTAATGGCGGCCATAGTTTTAGCGTAAATGGCAGAGTACCGGTAATAAATAGAAATCTGTATAACTGATGAGTAAATGATGAAAAGATTATTTCTAACAATAGCTGTTGTTCTCTCTCTTACTGGCTGCCAGAAATTGCCGACACCTATATGTTATGGTGAGGCTATCATTGGTGGACAGGAGACAGTCATACCCATATATGCTGTTAAAAAAGTGAACGACTATACCTTATACAAAGCGGGTAGCATCTATAACTGGCGATGGGTAGGAGTAGGTGCTTTCTCATCAGTCCGTTGCAATGCTGAATGGTAGGTAAGTACACACCTACAACAAAAGGGTGAAATGTGATATAAATCCGCCATCCCGATTTGACTTTTCATGGAGGAAAACATGTCGAACGAGATGGCGGGCGTTACAACAGAGCAAGTTGAGCGTATTGCCGCGATCGTTGCTCGGGAGGTTGTTGGCAAATTAGGCAAAGAGCTACGTGAAGAAATTGGCCAGGAGGTCAATGATCAGCTGAAAACCTACTTTGGTGATATGACCCCAGCGCAACATAGTATTCAACACTCCAACCTGGACAAGCTCCTTAACCGGTTAGATTCCATCTCCAGTGGGTTCTTTGGCGGCATTGTTTCTAAAATAACGTCGTTCATTATTACTGCACTGCTTTTGGGGTTAGCCGCGTATGGCGTAAAAAATGGACTGCAATAACAGGAGATCAAGGATGAAGACTCCGAGAGGCATTCGTAATAATAACCCCGGTAATCTTGATAAAGGATCACCGTGGCAAGGTCTGGTTGCGAATCCAGACGAACCGCGCTTTTGCACGTTTAAAGACCCTGTTTGGGGGATTCGTGCGCTGGCGGTGACTCTAATTACCTACCACGACAAACGTCGCGCAAAAGACGGCTCAAGTATCGATACCATTCGTGAAGTTATTGAACGCTGGGCACCGCCGAATGAAAACAATACTGACGCCTACATTAATGAGGTGTCTAAAGCCGTTGGTGTAACCGCAGACATGATTATCGATCTGCATGATTACGACATTCTTCGACCTTTGGTTGAGGCAATCATTCGCCATGAGAATGGGCGAGGTCCGCTAAAAACGCTGAACACCTGGTATGCGGCAGAAGTTATTGAGGAAGGTCTGCGTCGAGCTGGCGTCGTTAAGCCGGTGAAAACCGTGAAGGCTGTTCCTGTAACTAAAGAAACAGCAGGCGCAACTGTTACAGCAGGTATTGGTCTGGCGCAGCTGGCCGATGTTATGCCGCAGGTTTCCGCTGCTATGGATAAAGCACAAGGTCATATCTCTAGCGGGGATACAGTACGCATCATCTTCGGTATTGCCACTATTGTTGTGGCTGGATTTATCGCCTGGTCGCAGGTAAGAAGACACCAGAAAGGGATGGTCTAATATGCTAGGCAGCCTGATGACAAAGCTAAAAGTTGCTTTGATTACGCTGGCTGCCGTTCTTTTCGTTCTGGTCGGCGCTTACACGATGGGCGGAAATGCGGCGCGACGAGCAATGGAAGAGAAGGCAAAACAGGAAGACAGAAAACGACTTCAAAGCACAGTGGATGTCAAAAATGAAACGGTTAATGAAGTGCGGCAAAAAGATGCCTCTGGTGTTCATCGCGAGCTGTTTGATAAATGGGTGCGTGATTAAGACGCAGGCTCCAGGCGTGCTATTCTGCGATGCTGCAAATCCTATCTATGTGAGTAGAGAGGATTTTATGACTGAGGAAACGGAGCGACAGTTGCTTATCCACAATACGATAGGTGAAAGGCTGTGTGAGTGGGGGCACCTGAACTGAGTCGATGATTGATGAGTGGTCTCAGTTTACCTTTTATCCTAAAGATGGCATCTTCACTCATATACACGCCTGTTCACTCAAGCTCATGTTGAATCATTTAGTAATTTGATGTAGATTTATTAGGCATCCACGTAAGTGGGCACATACAGGCTACGCATCCTCGTAGCCTTCAACCCCGAGAGGGGTGCCGCAATGACACTTGTGTTAACGGCTAAGGTGGACACATGCTGAACGAGAAACGTTCTATACAAACTATTCGCGATTGCACGAGTATTATCGAGACTCATGTGCTGAATCAGCACAAGCTTGAAGTACGTAAGCTCAATAATGACGCTATTGAACCGGAAGACTCACGCTTCATCGTTACCTTCAAAGACGATGTTGAGCGCGCTGGTGCAAGCGTGAAGCCATTAGCTGAAGCAATTTACCTGAATGGTCGTGTTCGTTTTGTAGTCAAGCCAGCTAAACAGTACCCTGAGCTGTCTCGTTTTATCGAGGCTTTTTCGGAGGTTATTGAACATTCTATTCGCCGCTTCTTACGCAATCATGGTAGCATTGTCAGCACGGTTAAGGCTGATGATTCTGCTACAAAATGGCTCCTACACTAGATAGCGCATATTCAAAAGATCTAAGCGAGTTTCCTCATAAAGGGGAGACTCGTGTTGTTCGTTTTGGCTTTCTTATCAATGAAGCCTCCCTCTATAAAATCTCAGAAATTGAAATCATTGAACCAGAAGATGACATTTGCCTGTATGTCTCTATGGAACGTGTAGGTGCGCGCGACCAAGGCGACCTGAGCGAATTCATCTTAGATCGAGCGGATGAAGATGCCCCTGAAGAAGAGATTATCAAAGAGGTGCTCCAGTCCGGGCTTCTGGACGAAAACAAAAATACGATCGCTGGTAGGATAGCTCTGCGTGAATATAGTTTTGTTGAAGACGGTAATGAGATCGAATGTTACCAGGTAGCTGGTGTCGAAACTGTCAGAGAGCGTCGTCAGCGAGGATTGTGTCACCGTACCTATCTCTTTCTTCTTCATTGGTATGAGCATTTAGTCTGCGACGATACACAAACCATTCCTGGTGCTAAGATCTGGGCAGGGCCTCTCATGCGAACCGGCGATGTGCGTATATACAATGCCAAAACAGAAACGTTCGAGGATGTGTTAGGCGAGTACGGGATGGGGAAAGAAACCGGATTTTTGCCGTGGAACAGAGGATTGTTGCTTGATGCAGAGTTAAGCTCTTGGCTCCCAAACAAAGTGCAAGTTAACGTTCAGAAATTTATCGTACTTATCATCTCCCGCAAAACAAGAACTCCAGTAGGTTTATACCTAAAAGATTAAAAATCAGGCGACTTTGGTCGCCTTTTTTGTTAACAGCCATTGATTCTCGCCTAAAAATTCTAAGGCAGCACCTACCATTTAACCTTTACACCACAGCCGTAGGCATTTAGGCTATATCACATATAAGAAAACAAGTTGTTTCAGACGATAATTATATACGCAAAGGGAACTCTCCAATGACCAAGATCTTTGTGGTTGGCGGCACAAAGGGCGGGCCTGGCAAATCCACCGTTGCCCAGCAAATTGCCGTTTGCCTGAAAGTCAAAAAGAAGAAGAAGGTTTATATCACCGATATAGATATTCAGCGCACGACAACGAGCTGGTGTGAAGACCGTCGACAGAACGAAGACCTTGAGCTGATTCCTTTTGCATACGTTCAGGATGACATCATTAAGCACCTAAAATCGCTTCAGGGTAGAGCTGAGTATGTAGTGGTAGATGCTGGTGGCTTTGACTCCGAAATTCAGCGACAAGCGATGCTGATGGCTGACGTTATCATTATCCCGCTGCGTCCTAAGCGTCGTGATTTGAAATCTTTACGTGACATCGATCCTATTATCGACAATGTTCGCAATGTAAACGATAAAGTGAAGGTCCGCGCGGTCATGAACCAGTGCCCGGCTTTGCCATCACAAGTGTCTCGCATTCTGGCGGCTAAAGAGATTGTTGAGACGTTTGGAATCGAGTCTGCGCCAGTCAATCTATATAACCGCAACGTCTATGATGATGCGGAAGAGTCTGGTCGTTCTATCTTTGAAATGACCGGTAGCGAGCGCGACAAAAAGGCGGAAGCCGAGTTTGAAGAATTTGTAGATTATCTGTTGAGTCTGGAGGAAGAAGAATAATGTCCATGAAAATGGGTGACCTAGCAAAGCGCAAAGAGCCTGATGCACCGGCTAAGAACACAACTCCTTTGCGCCAACCAGTCAGACCACAGGGACGCCCGACTCGTGGCAAAGAGAAAATTAAAAGCCGCACAATGTCACTGGAGGACGAATACTTCGAACTGCTGGAGATGATGAAGTTCATCCCTCGCTTCGAGAAGTTCACTCGTTCTGACGTGATTCGAGCAGCCATTTTCCATCTGGCAGAGAAGTCACCGCAGGAAATCGAGGACATCGTGAAATTGAATGAGGCGATCACCGCTGCCGATGTCACGATGCGTACCGATGAAATCAAACGAGAGTTGATGAAGAAAGGTTAAAAATCATGCATTGGCGCGTACATTGCGCCAATGCATAACTACAGTGTCAGCTTTATGCCGCGCTAACACTATGTTCAGTCCTAACCATCCCAACCTTCACAAAAGGGCTACCGTAGCTTGGTGGCTTCTTGATTAATTTGCCTACATACAGTTTTCTAATATGCTCATCGGCTATTCTGCCAACAAATTCATAACGTTTTGTGTCGGGGCCAAGAGCTATATCCCTTGTAAAGTACTGCTGAGAACCGGCTTTGACCCAGCATTCAATCTGATAAACTTCCATTATCAGCCCACCATATGTAGCGTAGGCATATTTGAGATTCTCGTCTCTTGGAACCTTTGCCCATACGCCACGCGTAGCTTCATATAATGCCAGAGCGGACATTCCTGACTTGTAGGTGCTGTTTAGCAGGAAGGCAAGACCGGCGTGCTCAGGAGCAATTTCAGTTTCCTCTTGCAGCACTAAGTGATGGTAGGCGTCCAGTGATATTCTGCCCATCATGGAACCACTTCCTCGAACCTTATTCGTAAGCTCTCCGACCCCCATAAGGTCGATGCATGTCGCCTCAACAAGTTTGGCTGTGGTTTCATCCATACCATGACGAAGAATATCTATGCCTAATTTTTTATTAGCCAAAAGTTCTTTGATCCGCATGGATTTGGGAGAGTCATCGGGATACTTGATGTGATCGAGACAACGAGTCGATTTGCCTTTTCCTATGTAAAACGGTCTTTTCATCTTGTCTTCTGTATCATAGAGACAGTAAACATAGTATTTAGCCTTATCCAATGATCTCGCGTATACCGATAAATCGTCCATTATTGCATCTCTTTGCTACTGACTAATGCGTTCTATTTTACACATAGGTTTTAATCAATTTAACAGGCTCAAAGTGTAGAGCTTCTGGGCGTCTAAGACGACAAGTTATGCCTGCTTCTGTATATATAAATAATAAGTAACTTATTAAATATATACGGAAGCAGGTCTTTTAAAAGACACCACCAGAACAACTCCCTTCCGTTTCCACTTCCAAAAACTGCCACCAGTCGCTATCATCCGCTCATTGTGATAAGTAAGTAACTACCTACCAGGTGAGCCACATGAGCCAAATCTTTTTCGATACCATCGACAACGACCAGTACGACTTCATGACAGAGTGGAATACCGCTGTTATGGACAAGTGGGTCGCTGAAAACATTGGTTTGTCGCGCTGTAAAGACGAGGCTGAACTCTTCGAGACGAAGTGGTTTGATTACCGCGACATGCATCCTCTCATGGCCACCTGTCTTTTTACGGAGGCATACAAACGTCAGTACTCAAATATCATGCTGACGCACGGTCGCGAACACTTTGAAACAGCTCCGTTCACCACCGGGTTAAAACGCCTGCCTTATCAGGAGTTGTCGACTGCCAATAAAACGTCGCTATGGAAAGCACGCCAGTTTGCTGACCGCTATTGCTGCTCATACGACTACTTTATTTCCACCGTTCTTTCCGCAGCTGCACGACGTCTGTGGGACAAGCTGCCGCGCCCACAGCATTTGTGGCAGCCAGAGTTGATTGAGATATTCGAAGAGAAATTAGCCAGACGCGCAACAACCCGTCTGGATGACTCTCTGGTTAGCTTTAAGCATATGGGAGACATGCAGTTCAACCCGATTCAGGAAAGCTATTTTGAGTGGATTCTGGAGCGTTTACGCACCATCCCCCGCAGCAAGCGCATACGCGCAATTTTCTCCGCTATCTGGCTAATGGAAATCGTTCCAGAGCGCCTTATTTCCGCCCACTTTCCAGAAGAACTGGAAGAAGCACGGCGGTTTATTGATCCCCTATCTAATTAACTAATACTAGAAAACAATTTGTTTAAAAAAAACAAAGGAAAGCACATGACCGAACTTTGCCATACAGGACGCGGGCTGTCCGAAGAGTTTGATGAAGATTTCCAGAACAGACTGACGGCATATTTTTGTCGTGATCACGAGTTTCTTACTCGTGCGGGAGATCTGGTTGTGCCTAGCCAATTTGCCAATGCGGCCAATGCCATATTGGTTAATATGGTTTCGGGCTATTACCGTATGTACAAGAGCGCGCCCTCTTCATCTGCAATTCTGGATATGCTTAAGCGTGCGAAACGCGATAAGACTATCCGTGAGGAACTATTCGCCGATGTTGTTGCTGCGTTTAAGCGCATCCTTGCAGAAAAATTGTCCGATACCTCGTACATGGTTGACCAGGTATCAACCTTCGCAAAAAGCGTAGCGTTTGATGATGCTCTGATTAAGGCTGCTGAACTGAAAGAGAAGGGCGACTTTCAGGGGGCGATGGCAATCATGGCCAAGGTTCAGCAGATTGGATCGAACGAAGCGACCGGAATCTATGACTACTACACCTCCGCAAGTGAGCGATTGAAAGCGCGTGAATATGAGGCTTCAGAGGAGTATGTACCAAACAGTATTACAACTGGACTCCCTCTTCTCGATAGGTTGCTGTACCAAAAAGGCTGGGCAAAGCGCGAAATGGTGCTCTTCATGGGGTTCGCTAAATCCGGTAAATCGACCGCAATGGGTGAGTTTTCCATAAACGCAACGCTTGCTGGCTACAATGTTCTGTATCTCTCGCTGGAGGTTCACACCAACATTTTGTCCGACCGTTTTGATGCAAGATTGTCGGAGACGGAAATGTCCAAGTTGGTGGAACGGCGCGATGAAGTTCATCGTAAGTTGGCAGAGTTGGGAGCCTCTAAGGGGATTGGTAGTTTGTGGGTTGTTGAGCGTCCGTCAGGAAGTATGTCACCGGCAGATCTGGACCGTATGCTTAACAGTATGAAAGCCAATGGCATGGTGCCTGACATGGTTGTTGTCGACTACGCAGATTTGATGCGTGCCAGTTATGACCTTCGTGATGATCGCGCCAACATTCGTAGTATCTACACCGATTTACGTGCTCTTTATGACAAGCATAACGTTGCTGGTATCACGGCGTCGCAAACAAACCGTGAAGGTGGCGCGTCAGAAGTTGCCACAATGATGCACGCTGCCGACAACATCGAAAAAGTACGTATTGCTGACCTGGTAATAACGATCAACAAAACCGAAGAAGAAGAAGCGAAAGGAGAGGCTCGTCTCTACTTTGCTGGTTCGCGTAACCAGCAGGGAGGGATCAGCATTCGCGTTAAACAAAACCTCGAACAAATGCGCTTCATTGAGCGAATCTTAGACGTTACCTAAAAAATAAGCGTGGAGAACACCTCCACGCTTGATTCATTGGTGAAACAACTTTTCTTTTGCCAAACCACAAAAGAAAAACACATGAGCCTTTATGTTATATCAACATTTAGGTTGGTCACAATATTGCCTGTTAAAAGTGGAATTATCGTGAGCGAGCTGAAAGAGCTAATTGCCGAATTAGATTTTGAACAATGGTTGGATACTGAAGGTATCGTTTATCGACGTGGAGGCGTGAGTGCTCGCGGTCGTGAAGTGAATATCAAAGAGTGTCCGGTATGCGGCAGCTCCAACTGGAAGGTATATTTCAATCTGACCAGTGGCGTCGGTAAATGCTTCGCTGGTGATCATCCCGAAGAGATTCAGTTCAATAAGCTGGTCTTCCTCAAGCACTACAGCGGCAAATCACGACGACAGTTCGAGGAATATGTGCAGAACGCCCTTCTTTCCCAGGGGTGGGCACCAAAGAAAGAAGAGCTAGTGCTTGCAAGCACAGTCGAGTTAGAGGGGCCAGTTGCACTCCCTCGTCATTACGAGCTTCCTATAGATGGCCGTCTTCCAGACTATCTGGTTGAACGAAACATATCACCTGAAATGGCAAAGTATTTTGACCTACGATACTGCGTCGAAGGCAAGCACGCTTATGTAGATCCGTATACAGATCAGGTAAAAGGGCAGATATTCGATATGCGAATACTGATACCGGTTTACGATCTGGATGGGGTAATGAAGACATTTCAGGGACGAGACATTACCGGTACAGCAGAACGCCGCTACCTCTTTCCTATGCAGCTTCCAGCTTCAGGTAAGTTTCTCTACAACGGCCATAATGCAGTCGGCAAACAGACTGTAGTTGTCTGTGAGGGGGCGTTCGATGTTATGGGGGTTAAACGAGCTATTTTTGACGAAGAAACATTACGTGATTACGTGGAACCAATAGGAACGTTCGGGATGCATCTATCTGGTAACACCACTCAGGATGCAGAAGATCAGTTAGGCGCGTTCCTGACGCTCAAGGCGCGTGGGTTACGTAATGTGATCATGATGTGGGATAGTGAAAAGCAAGCTATACGCAACACTATGGCCGCAGCCAGGCGACTGACCAGTATCGGTCTTAATGTCAAAGTTGCGTGTTTGGGCGAGGAAGGACTCGACCCCGGCGATGCGACACCGGGGAAGATTATCAAAGCCTACTATTGCGCAAAACCTTACTCACGACAGCTTGAACTTTTAAGCAAGGTAAAAGGCATAGCAGCATTAGTTTGAACCAGTATTAGTCACGTAAACATTGACCGAAAATGATTTAACTTCTGTGTTGAAGTTGTCAGTCATTACCGCGAGGTAGGCATTCTTGGTATCTCTGAATTGCTTCAGGATGATTTGAACGTTATCGGTGCAAACAAACGAGGTAGCCAGATTGCCTCCTTTCTCTGAAAAATCCTTTAGGAAAGTGCAGTCAATTTTGCCGCCATTAGCGGTGAATGTGGCGTCATCACCTTGCCAGGTAAAAGTTGCGTTAACGCCTTTATCAATGGATTTAGCAATAAGTCGCTGTACATCTGATTTTGATTTGGCTTTGGAATCAGATACTCGATATTTTCCGCTTTCTTTCAGTTCAGTAATGTATTCACAGCCTCTTTTTTCTCCTTTATTGCAAGCAGTCTGATAAAGGTCGGCTGCTTTTTTATAGTCCTTTTTTACTCCTTCCCCATTCTCATACATAATGCCAAGATTGGTTATGGCGTCGGCGTTTCCAAGTTCCGCTGCCTTTTTATACCACTTAACTGCTTCTGCATCATTGCGTTTAACGCCTAACCCATCATCGTATAGTATTCCTAATCCTATCATAGCTTCTGAACTGCCTTGGTCTGCCGCCTTTTTGTAATAAGTAAAAGCCTTTTTATAATTCTTTTGAACGCCTTTACCATATTGGTAATACGCCCCAAGAACTGAAGTTGCTTTAACATACCCGGCATCAGAGGCTAGTTTGAAGTATTTAATGGCGAGTGCATGATCTACTTTACCAAGCATCCCCTTTTGATAAATAGCACCAAGATTGTTGTAGGCTCTACCTTCACGAGCATCCCCCGCAAGTTTGTAGTACTCAACAGCTTTATTTAGGTCTTTATCTACACCCTCGCCAAATGTGTACATAACTCCAAGTGCATAATATGCTACTTTATCTCCCTTTTCTGCAGCGAGATCAATCCACTTCTTGGCCTCAACTACATCCTTATCAAAACCATTGACACCATCCAAATAATTTGTCCCTAACTCACTTTGTGCTGCGGTATCACCTGCGTTAGCGGCTTCTATCAGCGTTTGTTTATTGTCTGCGTTAACGAATCCAGAGCTAAAAAGCAAAGTTAATGCCAGCAACGATGAAGGTTTTATGTATTTCATGTTTTTTTCTGTTGATATAGGATGAATAGTTTAGACGCGGCAAGCGTCAAGTGTGCGAAAAGGGTACTTAAATTTAGTTAATCTGTCAGCTTTGATAATTTAATTTATGGACTGTAAAGTTGATGTGATATTAATCACCGATAGAGATAATGAGCTATGGAATTATTGTGACACGGCTCGTGTTTTGGTTAACTAATACCTACGATAAATATAAATAAAGGGAAGTCAAAATGAGCAAAAAGAAGTTGATTTTAACAGGTGCTTTATTGTCTTTGTTTGCATTAGTTGGGTGTAAGCCTACAGACGAGAAGGCTATTACTCTGGGCCAACAGGCAATTGCGGATGATATGAAAGATCCCACGTCGGTGATGTTTAGGAAAGATAAGTTTGTCAGGACTGATCATGATGATGGGAGTGTGACAGGCTTTGTGTGTGGTGAATTAAACGCCAAAAATGGCTTTGGTGCATACGTGGGCTATCACTCATATGTTGTTGAACTCGAAATGAAGCCAAAGGGCATGTTTTCAAAAGGGGTGGTATACAAAATCCTATCGAAGTCGTTGGCACCTAATGATCCTCATGATTTACAGCGTTATAAGCAGGTCTACAGAAAGATGTGCAACAGTGAGGCTGTAGCTCATTAAAGGTGAATGCTGGGCTGAGGATATGCCCGGCATCTTAGTATAAAGAACTATTGCATCTAAAATGATAAGTAGATACATACTTAAGTTTTTGTAAGAATACTTTCATCCGTTAGCTAGGAGTTGGTATGAAAGAAGAAATTAAGAGATTAGCCTGCAACATCATTGATAAAACTGGTTTAGAAATCAGCGAGAGCAATCGGCTAGACATCATTGAAAAAGCCGTCAATACGGCAATGGATCATATCGCCACTCGTTTGGTCGAGATCCCTCTACCGGGGCTACCTTATCTGAAGGTTAAGTTGTGCGTATGGGGCGAACCTGCACATGCACGACGTTCTGCATTAGTTGTTTTTGTACGCAAAGAAAACTTACGAACTCTAAAAGTGCAGGTTGGGGCGTGGTTTGATGGCAGAGTCATCTATACAGATACTATTATCTGTCCTCCAGGTGACGAACATATTGAAGCCGTTATTCGAGAATCAATTCGAGCTATGCGTAGTTTAGCTTTGCTGGAAGACAAGCAAAACTTTGAAGATTACTTGCTGTCGGTAAAAGCTGAACCAACATTGTCTCTGAAAGCCGATTTCGTCACCCCGACAAATCTGTTGGAGGTTTTGATTAATAAAGGGGCTAATGATGCTGTAAACCTAATCAGGGAGAGCGAATATTCGACTCTTTGGGACATGTGCAAAAGCCAGTTGGATCTGGTGCATATCGTTGTTGATGCGGGTAAGGCATGTGATGGCGTAATGGCGGAATTTGCTGGGAAGATGGTCAGGATTGCTAACGAATTACCGATGATAGAGCAAGAGGCTAAATCATACGCCACCAATCATGTCACAGAGCTTCTTGCCCCCTATCGCTTAGAAAGCGATCAGCGCAAGATGATTAGCTGGGGAAGTTGGTAAGCTCTCAGTGTGTCGTTTTTTACGCAAATAATGATAGGTAAGCACAAGATTATTTTTGGCGGTAATTGTGAAAGCTGATTTGTCAAAAATCCCTTCTATTTCAGGAAATAACGGTTATTCACTTCGTTGTGAGGAAGTAAAGATAAACGGTGAGTCGGCATATTGCAGCTATTCCGTTTGCCAGCACACCATTCTTGCCTTCAAAGAAAACCGTCTTCCTCGAACTTCTTTCCAGTCGTGCGCAACCGCTATTAAAGCAGGCAAATGCAAGGCGTTAAAAATGATGGTTGAAGAGATTCGTAAAGGAGAATCTCTGTATTTTGAAGATATGACCGCACTCATTAAGGAGGTTGAAGAACGGAATAAACAAGCCAGAACTATAAAACGAAAACGTGACAGTGTAACGATTAATAGCATGGTTAAGAAGAGCACCACATCACAAACAGCGATCACTGACGTGTATGCGGCGTTGCTTGAAGAAACAACAAAAGAAACACATGAGCAAATCGATCAACATATGGAGGCAAAACAACAATGAAAAAGTTGATCGCACTTAAGCATAAGCTGGACGAAATGAAAGCTATGGGAACCAATGCAAAAAAAGAGGCATTAGCCAACATGGATGACTTCGAGCAAAGCATGGTTTCATTGATGCTCAACCCTTTCATCCGTTTTGGGGTAAAGAAATACAAAGTGGCAGAGCCGCTTAGTGAGTCCGTCCCTAGTGACGAAAAAGCCATTGATATACTGAATAAGCTGGCCTCTCGCGAGCTGACGGGGAACGCAGCAATAGCTGCTGTTGAGTCTATCGTTGCGTCAATGTGCGCCGATGGGCAGGACGTCTTCCGTCGTTTCCTCTTAAAAGATCCGAAAGCTGGCGTTGGGATTAGCCTATGCAACAAGGTTTTTGAAAATCCCATTCCGAAATTCGAGGTGCAGCTGGCGTCACCGTATAAAGAAAAAGGCGACAAATACCCCTTCAAGCCAAATCCTAAAGCCAAATGGCCGATGATTGGCAGCCTTAAGCTCGATGGTTTGCGAGTAATTTGTGAGGTTATTGTTGACGAGGAAGAGGTTAACTTCCTTTCTCGTACTGGTAATCCAATCACGTCTCTCGATCACCTAAAGCCAGCCATGCTCGAATTAGGCAAACTTTCAGGCCACAAACACATCTTCTTCGATGGTGAAGGAACAGCCGGTTCATTTAACCAGTCCGTATCTGCATTGCGCAAAAAGAACGTGCAGGCAATTGGCGCTATTTATCATGTTTTCGACTTCTTCCTACCGGAATGGCGAGCACAGGCTAAATCCAAAGAGTATGCAAAGACAGGTATGAAGCTGAAAGAGCGCCTGGCTATGCTGGTGGCGTTGTTCAAAAACGATCGCAGTGAAGGCTACACACAAGACATTCACCTGCATCCGTTCTATATCATCCATAGCCACGAAGACTTCATCGAACGCTTCATGAAACGCCTGGACGATAACGAAGAAGGGGAGATGGGCAAAGATCCGAACTCTGTTTACGAGTTTAAACGTACCCGCAGCTGGTGGAAGTTAAAAGACGAAGATTCAGAAGATGGTGAAATTATCGACTTTGAGCCGGGCGACCCGGACTCTGGTTTTGCCAACACGCTTGGAAAAATTGTTATTCGCCTTGAAAACGGTGTGATTGTTCGTGCGAGCGGCATTAAGCATAAATATCTGGACGAGATCTGGAACAACAAAGAGAAGTACCGTGGTCGTATTGTCGAGGTTCATTGTCACGAGAAAACGCCGGATGGCAGCTTACGCCACCCACGACTGAAATGGCCGCGTTGCTTACGCGATACAGAAGATCGAATCGGAGATAAAGAATGATGCTCGGTTGGATGATTGCATTTTTAGCAGTTGGTTTTTTCATAGGTATTGTGGTGATGTCCAGTTGCATCAATGACTACATTAAAAGCGGTGTTATAGAAAGACGCGGTCGTATTTATCGCATTGTAGAAATAACCAACACCGTGAAGGAGATTAAGGATGATCGTATTAAGTAAACGGGAGAAGGAAACACTTCATGAAATCAGTAAGTGGTCAGAGTTCCCTGAGTACTGGAAGCCTAAAACGCGGGCTAAGTTAGAGCGGTTAGGGTTGGTTGCAAACGTTTCTGAAACGAAGTGTTCGGCCAACTACCAGTTAACTGATAAAGGGAAAGTATTGCTACAGCAACTAGTAGAGTCAGGAGCGTTGAAATGATTCCATACATCTCATTGGCTTTTATGGGTGGCTTCCTTATCGGCTTCGGCATCTGTCGTGATTTGATTAAGCAGGAACTTAAAACCAAAACACTGTGCATCGGAAAGCGCGTGTATCGGGTAGTTCATGAAACAAAGGTGAAAAAATGAGCAAGTTAACTTCTTGGGAATGGTGGTTGGCCACCTATTTCTTAGCGGCCGGAGTCGCATTCGCCTTTTACGTAGGTCAGTTAGTCGTAAAACTGTTGCTGATTAAATTTGCTAGTCATAAACGTATCGATGATGGTCTGTGGCGTCTTGGCACCCTGGTTGAAACTCGCTACGGGCAACTTAAGGAGAACGAAACCATTACTATCCAAGCGAAACGATTCACTGCCACCATCACAAGAACACCTAGTCGTAGAGTGGCCTTGATCAAAAAAGTCACAACCGAATAAAAACACAGCGATAAGTGTTTACTTACTTATCTTTTATGTATAAGATGACTTTGTTTTCGTTGAGACGCGACTGTTTGAACTTAAATACAAGTGCAAACGAAGAAGTCTATCTGGCAGTAGCCTAATAAGCCAAACACCAGCGAGGTCAGTTTCCAGCCTCGTTACCGAAATGGGACACACTGAGCGAGTGTGATTGCAGAACGCAGGAGGGAACATTCATGTTCCCTCCGATGAAGTAACAGAATGGGCGGTTGGTATATTTTCAACTCCATATGACTCCCGGATTCTTAGCCACTGACCGCCCATCCTGTTACGTCATTTTGTTCAATTATGTCGTTTATACTGGGTTAAAAAGCGGCGACGTAGCCCGGCTGGTATGGTTAGCCAGCACACAACGTTGAGGCCATTACATTTTTATCAATTCTAAGGTTCTATTCACAGAGATACCGGCGAGCGTTGATATGTAACATGTTGGGCAAACATTCAATCGGAGTAGTGGCCTCAACGTTGTGAAGACGGGATTGTTGTGTAGGTTTAACCACTGTTGCCATTGGTGCCTGTTTTCACAACAAATGATTCCATACATCACATTGTATAAATTACAAAGTAGGTGCTGTCCTCAGAAACATCATCTACTTAAAGATTTTGCCTTCTACTATTGAGCGAAGTCGAAAGCGTCTGGCACTAACGAAAAGTGCAAGTAGCGGTGCGTTTCCTGGCAGAAACTAAACCGTCGCGATTGGCACTGTTGAGTAATAAATACTGGCAGTGCTGAATTGATGGTGTAGCTCAGCGGTAGAGCAGTTGGCTGTTAACCAACTGGTCGGTGGTTCGAATCCACCCACCATCGCCAATTTAGGGGAGTTAGTCCGTAGAGGTAGCGGTGTAGACTGTAAATCTACTGTCATGGCGACTCGGGTGGTTCGACTCCATCACTCCCCACCAAATTGCCGGTTTAGCTCAGTTGGTAGAGCAGTCGTTTTGTAAGCGAATGGCCAGCGGTTCAAGTCCGTTAACCGGCACCAACACAACAGGTAAGAGCATTGGGCGAATCGGCGATACTGACCCACAAGGCCGTAAATCGATAGAGTCAGACCAGTGCTCTTACCGTTGTGAGGAAGTGCAGCTCTTTGAAGCAACCAGAAGATAAGCATCTGGCTTCACAACACAACGATAATATCATTACGGTTAATCGTCGTTCATGTGCACAATGACTGGTCGAAAGGTAGTGATCTTACCATTGTGATGAATGCACAGGCTGATGTGCCGCAACTACAGTAGTGCGCGCTTTGCGGGGCTTGCTACAACCCTGTGTCGGAGTTCAGCACCGACCATCACAATAGCTGGAGAGTAGGGAGCATGGTGCTCAAGCGGTCTTGAAAACCGTCCCATTGTGCAAACGATGATGGTTCGATTCCATTACTCTCCGCCAGACACAGCGTTGAGCGGTTTGGCCTTTTAATCAACTCGATTAAGACTCCGCTAACATAAACCAGACCGCTCAACGCTGTGATAGATAATTACGGCAGACGTTCTTAACCATAGCTTGCTAACATCCTAGCAACACTTTTTTCAGCGCAAAATTCAAAGGGGCTTCGGCCCCTTTTTTGTTGAACAGTGCAATTTACTTTACATAGTCGCCCAGTTTTAATATTTCGCGCTTATATTCTTTAACCATGCTACTGGATTCAGTATAAATTCGATTTAAAAGATTATCGCTATCTTTATTCTCATTTATCTTAATGAGTGATAATTTAAATTCATAGTCATCAAATGCCACAATCAAATGGTGGCCAGGGATTATATCTTCGTCACTCTTGAAGTATATATCTTCAAGTATGTAATCCAGTTGATTATATTTTCTTTTCTCGATGTAATCTTCAGCCATAGCTATTACATCATTCCTGTCATTTAACCTGTTTTTTTCGGAAGGCACATCTTCGTAATGTTGCACGATTGAACAACCAATAAGGCGTGGGATGTAAACGTCAAAATGAGTAACTCTATCATTCGCGGTTTTAAGTAGTTCCTCAAAGTAGTTTCTTACATGTAAAGGCAACTTCTCAAAGTAATCATTAATTATAGGAGAACAAGGAGTTTTATAATTCATAAGAACCGACGGCACGAGCTTTGGGTTTCGAAACATCCAGTCCCTTTTAACGTCCGATGGAACATAATAACTTTTAATGATATTATCAAAATAATTTATCATTCGAGATTTGAATATTTTGTTGAATCTAAGGTTTATGAATGCATCCAGATAAGGCATATCTGAATAAGCATCATCAAAAAATATTTCATCATTGAAAAAATCATATTTATTCAATAAACAACACAGTTTTCCCGAATTAATATGTTCACAATAATCGATTTTTAATCCAAAGATAGCAATGATCAACTTCATCTGAGGTGGGATTTTGAAAATTAATTGTGACACATACGCTCTTTTTTCCTTTAGACATTCCCCATCAATATAAAATGAACTATCCACATACTCAAAAATATTAATAATATGCTTCACATACTGTATTACCTCATGCTGTTTTACCAATGGGTAATATAGTCTATGTAACTCATCGCTGTTTAAATTAACTTTGCGTTTATCGATAATTTGTTTTGCAAGAAGACATAGCTCATCATGTTGATTTAATAAGGAATCAAACCATTGTTTAAATGCACTCTTTCGCATTTCGAACAATGATTCTGTTGTTAATTGAAGGGCTGAAAAAGCTGCTTTTGCACTTTTTCTCGCTTCGTAGGCATTCCATGCTGTTGCTATAAAAGCAAATGCTGTAGCCAATGTTCCAACAATTTGACCATTTAAAACAACCCAATCCCAAAAAATCACGGTGAGCAGTAGTATAATAATGAAAATTAAAAAAGGCATGTATGTATTTCACTCTACTAACTATAAAATATTAGGGTAATGTTAACCAAACAATGCCTTAATTAATAGATTGATCGAGGCTTTAATAGCTTTATAATGCAGACTGCAATGATAAGTATGCACATACCTATCTTCTTTGTAAGTAAAGTTGCATATCAATTCTATGAGGTAACAATGACGATCACTATCTACGGACGAGATAACTGCTCATACTGCAAACGTGCGGTCGAGCTGGCGAAGCAACTAAAGGGACATGGCTACGGTGATTATGAGTACATCGACATCACCACTGCCGGTATCGACAAGGAAAAACTTAGTGAAATTGTTGGTAAACCGGTAGAGACTATCCCCCAGGTACTGATCGATGGCCAACCGATTGGCGGATACACAGAACTGGCTGCATACGTCAGCACCCTCTGATTTAAACGGCTCACAGGAGCCGTTTTTATTCCCACCAAACTCACTCCTGTTTCCCTTAAAATTCAAAAAACAACGTCTAAATGATTCCATACCTACTATGTATGGAATCATTACTGAAAATGAGTTACTTTTACTCTTGATCCTATAAGAATCTATGCCTAATATACTGTTTACTTATACAGTACATCGGCGTAACTCGGTGATTGTCATATGAAAAATAGCTTTGACAGAGCACGCGCTGCGGAGAACACCTCAAAAGAGGCGATTGAGTATCTCGAAAGAGCATCTCAAATGCAGGCCGTTATGATCTCCCAGGTCAGCAATGACATGAGATTCTCGGACGCATTCATGTTATTCACTCGCTTATCTCTGCTGATAACAAGACGTCGGCCAGAGATCGCTGTTCATTGTATTTTGATACATGTTTTGCCGCACATTGCCGATGTAAAAGTAAGTGACATTAATAGGTTCATGGTGAACCAACTGGTCAACCCACTAATACTGGATGGCAAAATTGTTATGGGCCGCCGCGTTTTCTCTCTGATGAAGCAGTTCCTTAGCTGGTGCGCCTTCCAGGGAATGATAGACGTGTCACCGTTAAACGATATGTCACTAAACAAAGTTGCCGGTGGCGCAAAGCCCACACCTCGCGAGCGGAAGCTGACCGACGCAGAGGTATGGGTGTTCTGGAATATATGGGACTACTTCAATGTGTGCGCTGGTACAAAATGGGCGGCCAGGCTGTGTCTTGTATCAGCAAGACGACCTGACGAAGTACTGCGGGCTAAAAAAAGTGAGTTCAATCTTAAGCGTGGGGTTTGGAATCAAGGCAAAAGAAACAAGTCAGCACGTGAGCATTCGCTGCCTTTAAGCACATTAATGCGCACATGCATTGAAGAGTTGTTCGAATACGGTAAAGATAGCCAGTGGCTCGTGCCTTCGAATAAAAAAATCGGGAAAGACCTTCCTATGTCTAAAGTGGCAATAGCCCAGGCATTACGTCGTATTCTGGAACGACCAGAACTGATGGAGCTTGAGCCATTTACACCCCGAGATTTGCGCCGTACTGCGCGTAGTTACTTCCCAGCATTAGGCATAAGCCAGGAGGTATCACGCAAAATCATGAACCACAGTCTTGAGGGGATAGATCGGGTCTACGACCGGCACGATTATATGGACGAGATGCGAGACGCCTTAGAAAGTTTCTCGACGTACATCGCATCAATCGTAGAGCAACCGGATTTAGACGAAATTGACCACAAATTCAAGGGAGATCGTCTATCAACAGAGCTTATTCGTGTAAATTTTTCATAGAGACTTTATGGCCTCAACAACCTTTTGTGATGCGCCTTTCTCTTTACCGAATCGCTCGTTATATGCAGCAAGAACCTGTTTTTCGTCCTCGTTAAGAGGAGCGGTGCCTTCTTTGTATAAAAATGCTGCGAGTTCAGGTTGGCGTTCTTCCAGCACCATCATCATAAGACGACTTGGCTCAATACCCAGCGCCAGCGCCAGCGGACGAACCTTATCGATAGGCAAAGGAATTTTGCCACTTTTAATTAAAGAAAGGTTGTTGGCATTTTTATAACCAATAAGTCTGGCTATTTGGGCCTGACTCATAGGTGAGGATTCAATCAGCCCTGCGATAAAAGCAGCATAGCGACTTTCTATAAATTCAATCTTGTTGTCAGACATTATTACAACCTTTGCGCGTTTAATTCTCTCTGGTAAGTGCTTACCGATATTACATCAAAGATTAGGGTTGTAAAGCTATTATCATTTTTTTCGGCAGGCACTTGTAAGACCGAGCAAAGGTCCATGCATGGAGAAAAACCAGCCCAAAATAGGTAAGAAAATTAACTTGCATCTGATATAGATGTATTCAGTATTGATACAAATTTTAGTAGTATTCCTTACCATAGTATAAGTTAGAATGGATTGATTGAATGAAAACCACTATTTCCAGCCTAATCGCTCTTGAGATCGGACACGTACAGAAATTAGCTGATGAGTGTGTAGCTGACATCCTCACCGATCTACCGAATGAGCAGATTCAGGTTGGTGTGAATGACACAACTGGCTTTATATTCGAACTTAACAACAAACGCTTCACGCTTCTCAATACCGGCTCCGGGTCTTTAGCCGTCAGAATCTGTTAACCCCTCTTCTCCCTGCGCGAATGGCTTAGTTCCCTGTTCGCGCAGTGCTACATTAAACACACTAGTAAATAATTTGTTTTCATAACAAAGGATTAGCCATGTCTAAAAAACGTTCCATCAAAGAGGTTCAGGACTTCCGTGACAGTGTAAAACGAGTTGTCGCTCTCCTTTCAGGTAAAAACATCCCTGTTGCAGAACGAGGGGACGACGCTTATGTACGCTATAACGATGATGGAGAGCCAATTCTCGTAAACATCCCATCAATCCCGGATAACGCAACACCGGCATTGATGAATGCTGTGCGCGGATTTCTCGATCATGAGGTTGCTCACATTTTGTTTACCGATATTCGTGTGTCCAACAAAATGAGAGAAAAAGGACGCGTTCCTTCCTGGTCGCTATGGAATGCCTTAGAAGACGTGTTCATCGAGCGAAAAATGGGGCAGGTCTTTAACGGAACAAGACGTAATCTGATGGCAACTCAGCGCCTTATAATCGAAAAAGTCTTTAAACCAAAGGCTTCAGAGGCTATTGCTTATTGTGGCAAAGATCAGCGCGCGCTTTTTCTAAACTTCTTTCTCTGTCCGGTTGTAAGAGCCTGGGATGGCCAAGCACCGTTCGTAGATTTCATGGATGAATACTGGCCTGTCATTGAGAAACCAATTTCATTATTAAAAGAACATGGTATCGATGTGGCTGTGCGTAACATGTCTTGCACCGAGGATTGTGTAAAGGTGGCTGCGACCATAGCTAAGATCCTCAAAGACACTGAAAGTGAAAGCAAAGGTAAGGAGTCAGCTCCGGGAAAAACTTCCGATCCTTCAGACGCTGACCAGACGGATGCCTCTGGAGAAAACAATGAAGATAACGAAGATTATGAGACACCCTCAGCGTTAGATAATCACAAATCTATCAAACCAGAATCACACAGTAAGCACAAACATGATAATAACGACAGTGATGATTCAGATAATTCTGAATCATCAGAAACAATATTCGATGATACAGAAAATGATGAAGAGGTATCAGATTCTGATGCTTCTGATAACGCGGCGTCAGAATCATTAACCGCTGACCACGAAAAAAGAAAAACGACAGAAGACGGCTCTTCAGATATTCCAACTCCGTCAAAAATGAGTCTGGAAGAGGCTTTAGAGGAGCTGGATAGCATAGAAGATGAAGTCGGAGGCATGACAGAAGATGCTCTATCCGAAACGATTAAAAGCGAGTTAACAGAAAGCTCGAAAAGCGAATACAGGCCATACAATCGCTCATACGACTTCATCGGCTCGATTGATCAGGCAGAAGCCCATATCAAACGGCTTATTAAAACATTCTCCGATATTGATTTGGGAGGATATCCAATCAGCCGCTATCGCATCGTTCCTGAAGGCAACCAGCTCTTCGACAAATATATTGAAAAGCATCTTTCGTCAGGTGTTTCGTCGACGCTGGCAAAAGACCTAGAGCGAGCAATAGCAAGCAGAAACAGAGTTCAGTTTATACCGGGCCAGCGTCGGGGGCGCATTCATGGTTCTAGTATCTACAGATTAGCAATGAATGATGATCGCGTGTTTCGTAAAAAAGAAGAATCTAAAGCCGTTAACGCCTGTGTTCAACAAGTGATTGATTTATCAGGTTCAATGAGTGGTATAACGATACAATTGGCTCTTGCAAGTGCATATACCATCGCCGATGCCCTTGATCGAATAAATGTTCCCAACATTATCACCGGCTTCACTACATTTGGTAGTCATATGGCGGCAGGAGAACTTAAGGCTGTCAAGTATGAGTTCTCTCGCTTTGAATCTTTAATGCTACCTATCATCAAAAATTGGAATGAAAAGGTAAATTCTCGCGAAGTTCGCTCACGTATGGGGTGCGTAGGCTACACATTCCCACTTCTTAATAACGTGGATGGTGAAAGCATAGCCAGCCTTGCATCGTTATTTTCCGGTCGCATGGAGGACAGGAAGATCATGCTTGTTCTGAGTGATGGCGCGCCGTGGGCTGTTGGGAGAGGTTTTGACGCTCATTTGCGTTCGGTTGCGAAACAAATTGAAACGCAGACTGACATTGATTTGATGGCAATTGGCATCATGACTGACGCACCGGAGAGATTTTACTCAAATCATGCCCTGGTAACGAGCGTTGATAGTCTTGGTTCATCTGTAGTTACTGAACTATCTCGTATCATTTTAAAGTGAACAAAACAGCCTTAATGATAAGTAACCACTTACGATAGTTAATGATATATTTATATAAGAAGTTGAACGCTCATTAGAAAACAAAGGAAAAACGCATGACGACTACTGCACTGCAAAATGAAAAAAATCCTTCTGATTACCTTGTTTGCAAGTGGTGCGGAAAATCATTTCACTATTTTAAGTCCCATGTAGCCAATGGTAATTGCGAGGGCATTCCTGAGTCAGTAAAAGATGCCGATCCTGACACCGTACTGAAAATGTACACAACACAGTTTCCAGATGAGCCAACGCTATCGAAAAAGGCACTTGATGCAATTCAAGCTAAACGTGCCGAGCAAAAAAGCGAAATGGCCAAATCATCTGGCGTGACCAGTAGCCCAGGCTACACAGGCACAGTTGAGTACAAGACAGATCTGGTCGCAGCTCACGAACTGCTAGACGTAACGGTGGAAGAACTCGGAACAAAACGTGGGACGCCGCTCATGGTTAGCGTCAACGTCAATACGCCGTTTCCAGAGTTCGTTCCCGAAGTGAAGAAAGGCTACGTATATGGCGACTTCGAACTGATCAAAGATATTTTCATGATGCTTGAACTTGGCATACCTGGCTATTTGTGGGGTCATGCAGGAACAGGCAAATCGTCATTGCCTACACAGCTATGTGCTTTGCTCAATCGTCCGTTGATCCGTGCCCAACATACAGCATCAATGGAAGAGGCACATGTTACGGGGCAAATTCTGGCGCGTGATGGCTCTACGTATTTCGAACCTGGCTTGCTTGCGCTCGCAATGAAGCATGGCTGGGTTTACCTCGCGGATGAATACGACTTTGCGTTTCCACAGATTCTTGGCGTGTATCAGCCAGTGCTGGAAGGTGAAGCGTTGGTCATCAAAGAGGCGACTCCAGAATGGCGTCGCATTACTCCGCATGAACGGTTTGCTTTCATTGGCACTGGCAACACGAACGGATCTGGTGATGAAACCGGCTTGTACCAGGGTACAAACATCCAGAACGCCGCGAACTTTTCGCGTTTTGGCATCGTTTCGAATGTGAAATACATGAGCAAAGAGGCAGAGATCAACATGTTGATAAATGCCGGTATCGTGGATGAATACGCAGAAAAGATGGTTAAGTTTGCCGGTATCGTTCGCGATGGATACGAAGAACACCTTATCAGTCAGCCAATTGGCCCTCGTGAACTTTTGTTGTCGGCCAAGATTGGAATGATGCGAGGCGACTTTGTGACAGGTATTGAGCGTTCTTTCATTAACAAACTCCCTTCAGCTTCTGCACAAGCGGCTCGTGAAGTTGTTCAAAAAATATTTGGTTGATCGTGCGTAAAGGATGTTTCGGCTCTCTTATCGCTGCTTCTGAAACTGGTAAGGCTTGTCTGGTGTGTCCAGACAAGCCCGATTGTCACCAATCAGCAAAAGAAGTTGCGATTTCGATGCATGGGAAGTTCGTAGGCTTCCCCAATGACAAAATCAAAAAAACCAGAAAGGTAAAAACACATGAAGGCACTGATGGTTCGAACTGACTTCTCACTTGGGGAGTCGGCTCTAAAAGCAGAAAACGCGGTGAAGATTGCCAGAGAAGCTGGCTACACCGCTGTAATTTCAGCAGATAGCATGAATATTGCGAGCGTTATTCCACTACAACGTGCCGCTGGTGACGACATGGCGGTTATTTGTGGTGTGAAACTAAACATTGTTGATGATCCCACATACGAGCACCGGGCTAAACTTGCTAAAGAATCTATGAGATGTATGGAATCATTAGAGCGGGGACGTAACTACTCGTTTACCGCTCTAATTAAAAATGAGCAAGGATATCGCGACATCTGCGAACTAATGACGGCGGCCAACACACGAGAACAGTTCTACTTTGTACCGCGTCTCTCGCTCGAACAGTTGGTTTCTACATATGCCAAAGGCAACATCATCCTGCTTACTTCCGACATCGGTAGCGTGTTCCAACGCAACGATTTTGCAAAAATCATAAGCACACTGATTACAGCGGGTGGAAAAGACAACTTCTATAGTGTGGTTTATCCGCACCCTACCCCATTCTACGACCAGATTAACGTCCGGGCGATGAAAGTCGCCAGCGCATTGAAAATAGAGCCAGTGGCGTTCTATCCCGCTTATTACGAATCGATCGACGATGCAGACATTAAAGACATTGCGCACATGGTTACGAACAACATCAAAATCGACCAGCCGCATCGTCTGCGTATCCCCCACCAGCGAGATAACGCCGTCAATGGTCGCCGCCATCTCCTTGAGGCGCTTAAAGCCTTCTCCGTTCGCATGGATGTGCCTGTAACAGCTGCAATGGCCTCAACAACGCAGGATACCATTATCGATTCCTGCACATGGCGCTGGCATGAATTGCCACCAGCACTGCCCAAGATGGCAGACGACGAACCTGCAACGCTGATGAAACTGGCTGTTGCAGGGCTGCGTAAACGTCTTACCACAAAAGAGTTTGGATACACACCACCTGCTTCTGAGAACAGGGTTTATGTTGAGCGGCTAAAGTACGAAATGGACACGCTGACTCGCCTGGGATTCTGTGGTTACTTCCTGATGGTGCGCGATCTGATGAATCATAGTCGTGAAACTGGCATTCCCGTTGGGCCTGGTCGTGGTTCCTCTGCCGGTTCTCTGGTGGCGTGGTGCATAGGCATAACCAACGTCGACCCAATCCGTCACGGTCTTCTGTTTGAGCGTTTCATCAACCCTGAGCGTCTCGACTTGCCAGATGCGGATTTGGACTTCAGCCAGGCACGTCGCCATGAGGTGATCGAGTATCTGAATGAACGCTACGGCGAAGATTACGTTGCAGGCATTCCGAACTTCACCTACCTGGGCGCAGCCTCTGCACTACGTGACACCGCTCGTATTTATGGTGTGGAGTCCGCAGATATGGCGGTATCAAAAGAACTGAAGAACGCTGAGGATGATAGCCTTCCATTGGAAGAACTGCGCGAACAACTGGCAAGTCTCGACAAATACGCAACAAAATATCCTGATGCATTCAATGCAGCCTGCAAGTTACAAAGCCTTATGCGTGGCTTTGGTAGACATGCGGCAGGGATGATCGTAGCAGGTGTTCCTCTGACAGAACGTACACCGGTTGAACGACGTGGTGACGCGCGTTGTATCGCATTTGACAAGCGTTACTGCGAGGCTATGGGCCTAATTAAGCTGGACGTGCTTGGCCTGGCAACTCTCGATTTGCTCGATAGTGCAAAACGCTACATAAAAGAGAACACAGGTGAAGATATCAATCTCGACGCTATCCCACTGGACGATCGCAAGGTTCTGGATGGGTTCGCTGCAGGGTACACGCAGGGCGTATTCCAGCTGGAGTCCGGCCCCATGCGTAAGTTGCTTAAAGATCTGGGCGGTGGCATCGAGCCAATGAGCTTCAAGACCGTTGTCGCCACGACCGCACTCTTCCGACCAGGCCCGATTCAATCCGGCATGTTGGACGACTATGTCTCCGTGGCCAAAGGCTTCATGGCTCCACATTCCTTACACCCTATGCTGGACGACATCTCTCGCGACACAAACGGTGTTCTGATTTATCAGGAACAGATCATGGCTGCTACGCGAATCTTGGCGGGGTTCTCAATGGCGGAAGCAGACTCGGTCAGGAAAGCGATCGGGAAAAAAGATATGGAGAAAATGAAATCCATTGGCGGCGACTTCATTAAGCGAGCGGAGGAAGGCTGGGTGACAGTGTCACTGGATGACGGTTCTACGAGAAAAATCCATAAAGCAGCACGCCTACTTTGTGCTGATGGTGAGCGTCGCACTTATGCCGAAGCAATGGCAATAAATGCCGACATAACGAGCTTCGATATTTGAGAATTAATTTATAAGATAAGAAAACAATTTGTTTAGTGAGTCTTAGAAATGCCGAGTACGAAGTACAAAATCACAGAAGAATGGTTACGTCAGCGTTACATGGTTGACCTGATGAGAAAAGAAGACATTGCCGCCGAAGCTGGTTGCAGCAAGGCAAATATTGACCGCTTATTAGCCAAATGGGGGATCAGGCGCGGAAACGCGCGGATCTCCGCTACCCCAGCCTGGAATCGTGGCAAAAACAAAAATAATGACGAACGTATGAAGCGACTCTCCGAAGCCCGGACTGGCACTGGCAACCCTATGTATGGGAAAACCTCGTGGAATGCCGGTCTGCGTGCTGATATCGATGAGCGAGTGGCCACCGTTTCGAAAAAGCTAACCGGCAGAACAATCCGCGCGGAGACGAAGGAAAAGCTGGCGGCTGCCAAACGCGGAAAGATCGGAGAAGAAGCGAACAACTACAAAGATGGCATCATCGTAAAAACCAACGGCTACATGATGCAGCTGGTTGGTAACAATGGCGTTTCGCAATACGAATACGTTCATCGGTTGATAGCGAAAGAACGTCTCGGTCGGGAGCTACGTGACGATGAACATGTCCACCATATTAACCGCGATACGGTAGATAACGCCCCTGGGAATCTGGTGGCACTTCCAGAAGACGCCCACATTCGCCTGCATAGCGAAATGCGTGAAAAGGTATGGAGCTGGGAGCGCCAGCGGGACTGGCTGGCCTCCAATGGGTATGAGTTCGTGAAGATTGATGAGGTGACTGAATGAAAATTACCAGTGTAGTTGAAGAGAGCAATGGCCTGACGCACGAACGAGCCGAAGAAATCTGGAATATGTTTGAGAAATCCGGCGCGTATGCCTTCAACAAATCACACTCTGTTGCTTACTCCTTAATCAGTTATCAATCTATGTGGTTGAAAACTCATTATCCCGCAGAGTTTTTCGCTGCTGCTCTCACTATTCTTGGCGAAGATAAACACCAAGGGCTGGTTAAAGATGCGCTGACCTATGGAATTCGCGTATTGCCACCAGACGTTAACGTGTCATCTAACCGAATCGAGATCCGCACGCTTGAAGATGGCAGCCAGGTGCTGTATGCGCCATTCTCTGCTGTGAAGGGGTGTTCTGAGAATGGCTGCCAAGCCATCATGAGAGCGCGAGAAAAAGTTGGCGGCAAATTCGAGTCACTGGCGCAATTCGAAGAAGCTGTCGAGAAACGTGCCTGTAATAGTCGAGTGCGCGAATCGCTGCAAAAAGTAGGGGCGTTTGCATCCATCGAGCCAGGTAGTCTGCCAGCAACTGCTCCAGAGCGCCTACGCGACCAGGCTGAATTGATGGGAAATCTTGTCATAGACGCAGTTAAAGCCTCACGTTCGTTTGAGATGAACCCCAAACGTTCGGCTGAAATTAACGTACTCATGACGCGGATGGCGGCTGAAATGGGCTTAGGTGATGAACTAATCCGCCCCAGCATTGGTATTAAGCCGAAAATCATGATCATTCTGGACAATGCGAACGGCAATGATGCTCGAACCGGTTACTTTATGGAGAACGGATACGACGACTTTAAGGCCAAGCTATTGACGGCTGGAGATTTACGCATGGGCGATCTCTATGTCACAGGCGTTTGCAAGAAGGTTAAAGACAAAGAAAAAGACTACACCAAAGACGAGATCGGCCAGTTCACCGACTTTATACGTGAAGAGATCAATCTGGTGCGTCCGACCTATGTGCTGACGTGTGGCAGCCGGGCAACGGCATTGTTTAACAACAAAAACAAGCCATCCGATTTGGTCGGCAGGAAGGAGTATCTTCCAGACCTTGACGTTACTGTCTTTTACGGGTTTAACCCCAACATTCTTTACTTCAGACCTGAAGAGGGAGAACGACTAGAAGCGATATTAGCCGACGTAGCAGAAACTATTAAGACGTGATCCAATAAACATGGCCATAAAGGCCATGTTTTCCCTTATCCCCTCCCCCCCCTATCTTCAAGCTCATTGCCTCATCATTACAATGATATAATCAATACAAAATGATAAGTGATAAGGAAATGCGCATGATCGCCGATATTTACGAGAAAATAATGTCTGATCTCGAGTTTGACCGAGACAATCTGGAAGAAGTCTGGCGTAGACAACCCCGCCTGTTGATGGAATATGGCTCAAAACTCGCCCATGCAGAAAGAAGTGTCGCAGAAGCAAAACTTAACCTTGAAGCTGTTGAAGCAAAGCTATACGACACAGAGCGTAAGAACTTGAGTATGAACGGCATTAAGTTCAACGAATCTGTACTGGACGCTAAGGTTAAAACAAACCCACAGTATCTGTCTAAACGGCAGAAGTTGGATGAAGCACGGCACATCGCAGACATATACAAACATGCTGTCGCCGCCTTTTCGCATCGCCGAGACATGATCGTTCAGGCGTCAAAGATGGCCATCGTTGAATTAGAGCGATTAGGCTCTGAACGCTTTATTACTCCCCGTTGATTTTTGATAGATAATAAGTAAGTACTGATCTATCATTTAACAGCTCGAAAGAGCCACGAATGAACGAAAGCCCAACGCGCATAGCGCCATCGGCCAAATCACAACAAGGAGAAACACATGTCTAAGACATTACTTGATTTGCTTAACAAAACTCGTGAAGACATTGCCGCCAAACGTGGTAACAACGTTGATCTGACTCGCTTAAAAGACGGCGTCAACTATATCCGCATCTTCCCGAATAAAGACGACCCAAACGGTAAGTTCTTCCAGACTTTCGGTATGCACTACGTTAAGTATCAGAACGAGGAAGGTAAAGAAGCAACCAACGCTTATATTTGTGAGCAACATACTCACGGTCGCGCTTGTCAGCTATGCGAAATGGTGATGGAAGGTCGCGCTCGTCACAAGGGTAACAAAGCAATGGAAGAACGCATCGGTCAAATGCGTGCCACTCCTCGCTACCTGGTCAACGGCATTCTTTCTGCTCGTGAGGATTTCGCAGATGCTGAGAAATGCCAGTTAATCGAGCTGCCGTCTACTGTATTCGATGATATCTGCAAAGCAATCACCGAAGACATCGCTGATGATATCGGCAATCCACTGAGCAAAGAGGAAGGCTACGCATTCCTGATTAAACGTACTGGCTCTGGTCGCGATACCAAATATGACGTCTCGCCTAAGCGTAAAGTCTACAAAGGCGATATCGAAGATAAATTCTGGAACACCCAGCATGATCTGATCGCATACGCAAATCAGGCTGATGAAACTCGTCTTCTGTCGACAGTTCGCACTATGGGTCGTCTGATTGGCATCGCTGCACCAACTGCCGCAGCATCTGCACCAGCAATTTCCTCAACCGCGAAAACATCGGCTGCGGCACTACCTGGATTTGGCTCTGTCACTGGTCATACAGAAGGAGCGACGGCTGTAGCAACCGCGCACACACCGGCTTCTGAACCAACCAGTCTGGTTGATGAAGAAATCCTCCGTGCCGTTGAAACTGAATTTAAACCAGAGGCAAGTTCCGCTGCCGTTGCCGTATCAGTCAAAGAGTCTGAAGCAGTCGCAGCGACATCTGTAGCAACCGCATCTGCGACGGAAGATGAAGGTCTGGATGACCTACTGAGAGAGCTGGACTCTCTGTAATCCCATTACGTGACCAGTAAGGCGTCTACGGACGCCTTACTTTTTGGAAGGAATGTACCGGTGAATTATCTCTTCGTAGATGGCAATAGCCTGGGTTATTACCACCAACAATCTGACAAATTGCACAACGGCGAAATGGAAGTACAGGCTGCTTTCGGCTTTGTTAAGAACGTCCGTCGTTATGCCTCCATCCTCCATGCCCGACCTATGATTCTTTGGGATGGATTTAGTGACAAGCGTCGCGACTTTTACCCGGACTACAAAGCAAATCGCGACGACGATCCTGATATGAAAAAGATGAAGGAAGGCTTTGCTATCCAGAAGCCATACATCCTCAAAATGATGACCGCGCTTGGAGTTACCCAACTCATTGCAAAAGATGCAGAAGCGGATGATCTGGCCGGGCTGCTGGTATCCCGCATGGCACCGCAGCCAACCGTTGAACACATCTATCTGTTAACAGGCGATAGCGACTGGCTTCAGTTAGTTCGTGAAAACGTAAGCTGGGTAAGCCTGCGTGAAGACGCCAAAAACAAGCAGGTTAATTTTGAGCAATTTGCGGAGCTGACAGGATTCGCCACGCCTCGCGCATTTTTGGAAGCAAAAGCATTACAAGGCGATAACTCGGACAACATTAGCGGTGTTGGTGGCATTGGTGCTGGCGGTGCGAAAGAGCTGCTGCATGAATGGGGAAGTGTCGCAACGATGGTACGCGGCATCAACGACGGCTCAATCGTGGTTAATAAAGGGCGTCATAAGACCGCCTTCAACAAACTAGCGAAGAATGCCTTCAACGAGAAAACAGGCTGTCGAATGCTCGAAGCGTTCAAGAGAAACATCACGCTAATGAACCTGATTGAGACGAAGTTTCCGCCTACCGAAATCGAAACAATCAAAGGCAATCGTGACGTGAAAGCATTCGAGCAACTGTGCTACGAGCTGAATTTCCGTTCGTTCCTTGAAGACCTTGAAGTGTTTGTTCTTCCATTCGAAAGGTATTGCTAATGCTTAAATCGATTATCAATGGCGCTACAACCACCCCTGCCCAACTGGCAAAAGAGATTGTCTTTTATCACGGTGAGTACGCTGTCATCGCACTGCCGTCAATTCTAGGCGCTGCCGGAATGAAAGCGACAGATCGCGAGTTTGGATTAGTCAGCGAGCAGGTCGTAAAAATCCTCGCTCGTGTATCCAGACTCCTTAACCACGATGCGATTGTATTCGATGAATCCGCCGCTTTAAAACGAATCAACGAAACAAAAGGAGCCTGATCATGGCAAAAGGAAAATCCGCACTGGCACTTGCTCTGAAAAAGAAAATCGGTAGCAACGACGAAATTCAGAAAGTAACTCATTGGATTGATACAGGCTTTCCACCGTTAAACAAAGCTATTTCTGGTCGTTACGATGGCGGCTTCCCATGTGGTCGTATCGTCGAAGTATTCGGTCCTCCAAGTGCAGGGAAAACGTTCCTTGCAACAGCAGCGATGATCTCCGCTCAAAAACAAGATGGTCTGGCGGTATTCCTCGATCATGAAAACAGTTTTGACGTTGGCCTGGCTGTCGCCAATGGCCTGAACGCAGATGAGGATGACGGTCAGTGGGTATACAAGCAGCCAGATACCTTCGAAGACTCTGTAGAGTTGATCGGCACAATACTTAAATTGGTTCGTGATGAAGAGCTTATCCCCGAATCAGCACCAATCTGTATCGTGGCTGACTCTCTTGCGTCTATGGTTCCGAACTCCAAAGCCGAGAAGTTCGAAAAGATGGCTGAAGGCACTGCCAAAGACAAAGATCAGCTAAACATGAACGACAATACGGCACTGGCTCGTGCGACGAGTGCGAACTTCCCTACTCTGGCTTTGTGGGCACGCAAATACAACGCCTGCATCATCTTCTTGAATCAGGTTCGCACAAAAATCGGTGTAATGTTTGGCGACCCTACTACGTCGCCAGGTGGGGATTCACCGAAGTTCTACGCTTCTGTACGTATCCGTCTTGGTGCATCGGTGATGAAGGATGGTAAAGAGAAGATCGGCCAGGACGTAGGCGCAGAATGCATCAAAAACAAAGTTGCACCACCGTATGGCAAATGCACCTGGAAATTCTACTTCGATCCTACTCGTGGCCTCGACGTTATCGAATCGCTCGTCGAGTACATGCTGGAAGAAGGATACCTGCCAAAGAACGCCAGCGGGCGAGTTGAAATTGGTGACAAGAAATACACCAAATCGCAGATCGTCGAGATGTATCGGGAGAAGCCACTGGCTGAAATCATTGCGGCTTTGCAGGCAATCGACGACCGAAGAGCAAAAGACAACCCCACCGAGTCAGTAGAAGAGTAAACACAAGGCGTCCACAGGACGCCTTTTTTATCTCTTGAAAATATATAAGTACTTACTTATTATTTTCGCATAACAACCACATAGGAAAACACATGATCAAAATCTATCTATTGGCAGTAGCCACAGGCCTTTCAGTGGCTCTCATCTACGGTTTACTGGTTCCGTCGCTGATTTCTACCAAGAGTGATTTAGCCGTCATGTTTGGAGTTATCGTTGGTTTTGGTGCTCCTGTAATCGGTCTTATTGCTGGTCGTAAGTTTATCAACTCATTAATCAAAGCAAAGGGGAAATAAGTAATGAAGAAAGGTTTACTTGCAGTTGCTCTGGCGGCTATTTGCACAATGGGTCTTACTGGCTGCGATCGCGTGGAGCCTGGATACGTTGGCATCAAAGTAAACAAATTAGGTGAAGACAAAGGGATTGGTGAAGTGGTTGGCGTTGGTCGCATTTAACGACCCTGACTGGTTTATAGAAAACCACCATGCTGTTCGTCAGGCAAAGAGAAAAGCTAATACGACATACATGAAGGCGTATCGAAAAGCATGGAAAGAACACCGCGATCGATACCAAAAAGACATGGAGAAACTTGAATTGGAAAATATGGATCTAAGGAGGAAGCTCGGTGAAGCACGGCGAGATATTGAAGCATATAAACGTCTTGTATCGGAGTGAATATATCTTTGCTTTATTTTTTTCAAAGGTGATTATTTTCCTATTTATAAGGAGAAGTAAAACATGGCAGCAATTAAGAAACTCTACGATGCCGCAAACGCGGCTCTGGATGTTATTGATGATGAAGTATCAAAAGGCTTTCCTGAACCTGATTGGGCGCATCAGCTACGAAACGCTATCGCCGAAATGAATCCACCAGATCCGACCACCGACGAGACAGACTGGCAGCGATTTATCCGTATGTACGCTCAGGAAATAGGCCCAACGCCAACGGCAGAGCAAGCAATGCTGCTGAAATACTTCAAAGAGGCGGGAGAGGATTTACCAATTGATGACTCAGCATATTGGTTCCACTGCGCATGGCGTAAGTATGACGTGATATTCACACAAGGCATGGGGAGCAAAGATATGGTTGTGTGGCATCTACTCCATATAGACACAGCCGTTGACAGAGTTATTGAACAGTTTTTCCCTAAACAAGAAGATTGATCGCCTATTCATAACTAACAAAATAAGTAAACACTAACCACAAAAGGAAAAATACATGAGAGTTTTAGTTCGAATCGTTACCAGCACTGTCTATGACGTGTTTCCGCTTTTTATGGTCAAAGCCAATGGCCTTAACGACGAGGAAACTGACGCGCTGATCCAGCGTATTCTCGTTGAATATACAGGTCATGACGCTGATTCAGTGATGGTTGATGATGATGGTGTTTGTTGGCATAACGGCAACTGTTGGTACGTAGAAGAGACTCAACAAATCAGTGATGAAGATGCCGCACATCTTGAGCGTATTTTAAGCATCAGCACTTTTGAGTGAGTTTACAGTAAAATTTATATAAGTTAGTATCTACCTATCATGAAGATTTTTATTGAATACTTGTTACTCATCGTGTCAATAGCTTTTGTCATCGACAGCATTTTCACTGGTGTCATTCGTAAAGTCTTTTCCCCGGTGAACGACGTAGTCATAAACGCTTTGGCTATCGTGCTCGTATTTAATTCAGCATTTGATGTAATCAAAGAGGTGGCAGCATGAAGGCCATCCCATTCGCGCTGTTGTTCCTTTCTTCGATCGTTGTGGCCGACACCACTGTTTATCAGTGTGAAATGTCTGTAGCCGACGTTAAGAATGGCGCTCTTACCGACGTCATAAAAGCACCATATGGCGCGATGGTCGTAGACAGCGGCGACCAGTTCTATGTTGTGCGTGACGATCGAGTATTGTCATCCCCATATCTCACAAACCGTAATGGCAAATTAACCGGCGTCGGAGAAGATCACTTCGTATACAACAAATACAAGGGCTTCTATGGCGTTCACGCTTCTCAGCAAAGCTACCTTTTCGATGACTGCAAGGAGGTTGGATAATGGCATTAACACTAGCAGGTCTGGAAATCGAGAAAACAAGCGGATACTGGCGTGCTAAGGGTTTCAAGCAGCCTGGCGTTCTTGAGCGTCTGGAACGTGAAGATGGGTATATCGTCCACCAGCGGCGTGAATGGCGTATGTACGATCCAGAAACAGGAAAACTGACTACAAAAGCCGGAACACTTTGGGGTCTGTTGAAGAAAATACACTAAATGCAAACTGACTGCGGCTCGTTCCGCAGTCATATTTCATAGTCGTCACCGCTGACAGCATACACAATCAACTGCCGCTGATAGCATATCGAGAGTCTATCTCACCGCTCACAGCATACTTTACTCGATTTTTTACCGCTGACAGCATACTTAAGACATTGCATGAATAATATGTACCGGTATGGGTATAACCAGAACAAAATTACCGCTGGCAGCATACGAAGGTCTGACATATGCCATTAATTACCGCTGATAGCATATCCAAACAAAAATTCCTCAATAAAACACCTCTGACAGCATACGTTCTATCAGGAGCAGCAGGCAATAAATGCCTTTCACTACAAGCAATCAGCGCAATAGCAATAGAATGTTAGTGAGCGCAAACCTATATGGAATGCACTCTTCGAGGTTAGTAACCACTGGGGAGGTATGACAGAGCATTGAGTGGTGATAGATGATTTACCGCTCACAGCATACGTTCATCTCACTATACCGCTGGTAGCATATCTTTAACCGTTCACAGCATACTTTTCAGAAAAATAGCCGCTGATAGCATACATTTCACCGCTGACAGCATATCAAAGCAGTTTGAGACTATTGGAAAGGATCTCAATCATCTTGATATTTTCAGGCGTCAAATTCTGCGAAAGTTCGGTTATCTTGTTGATAATGTTCTGTTTGGCATCAATTTCCCCAGCTTTCTCATCTGGTTTTTTGGGTTCGATGTCTTCAGGTTTTGGCGGTGCGACTTTGAGTTTTGGATTGCGGCTGTGAATCTGGATATAGATCGACCGCCCACGCTTAATCTCGCTGTATTCGAGATAGCCCAAATCTTGGAGAGCTTTTAAGCCGTTACGTATAGTCTGATTCTGCGAGCTGACATTCCTACTACTCAAATTGAGTCGCGCACGCAATCGAGCAAGCGATACCGGCGCAGGCTTGGTTGGAAGACTTTCGATGAAGGTGTACAGAGCCTGTGCTGTTTCTTTGCGTGGTAGCTTATTGATAACCTTTAACTGCAAAAGAACCTTATGGTCAAAGCGATATAGTTCGGCCAGCTTCGGTTCTGCATAGAACACCACCGTATCTTTCTGCTCGTTGTAGTCCACGCTATTGATGAGGTGCACCATCAGAAGCGAGATCTTGTTAGAGCCGTCGACGTTCTTTTCTTCATACGTTCTCTGGAAAGACAGAGTTGTACGCATGATCTTCAAAAGACTGTTTGTAAGCCGGTCGCGGAGTGTTTTGCGGATCTGTGACGATGGATAGCCACAAAACTTCGCAAATTTCGTGATGCTTAACTCGACACGACCGTTAGGTTCGCCGTATTCTGCCAGCGAACGCACAACGCCCACCCACGTTTTGAAATCATGATCCATGTCGAGACGAGGACCGGTTATCTTGATATCGGAATAGCCTTCAGAACGGGCTACTTCGAGCTGAACAAGCTCCTTTGAAGCATCGATCTCATTTGGCTTGTTACGCTTGCTGTATTTTGTCCCCTTGAGCGTGGGCACGAACAACCCCAGCCGCATCAACGCAATTGGTTGGACTGTATTGTTGCTATTAGGGACAAGTTCCCCTGTGTACAATTCAAGGGAACCTTCTTCAAAGTTGTCGAGATTATCTTCTACTTCTTTGTTATTTTTACCTTTTTTATTTTTTGTGGACATGTGGACACCTTTGTCATTCAACCGCTGACAGCATACTTGATTTGCCGCTGGCAGCATACCAAAAACAGTTGGCAGCATACGGCGAACCGTTGACAGACTATCAATTACCGCTGGCAGCATACATGAACATGGCTTCAGACCAGTCGTGGAGCGGCTTACAGCGATCGGGGATCTTATTTGATCTATACAAGGATCTATCTATGGATCTCTTTATTAGGATCTATCCTGTGGATATGTGAATAATTAAAACAGGCATTTACTACCTTCGGCGCACCTGGTGGGTTATCGTTGCCTCGGCTAACAATCACAGAAAAATGACATATGGATCTAAAACGCACGCGCTGGGTTCGTCGTCTTGAAGACGGCTCCTACACTATCGAATCAAATTCCAACCTGAATAAGCAGAAGTTGCTTTGTGACATCTGCGGTATAGCGGCGAAGTGCCCGATCTACGAAACCAGAATTAAACTTGATAAGGCTGGTGTGAATTTTCATTTAAACAGTTGCATCAGGTACGTTCCATTACTCGCATTTCGTAAACCGATCATCGGATTGGATGCTCCCTACTTCAACACACTCCGTTCAGGTGTGACGTGGCGAGATCGTTTATCACCAGACAAGCTGATTTGCCTCGTATCCGCAGACACAGGGAAAATCATCCGTTTTGGGAAAGTAGACAAGGTTTACTCAGGCCCAGTAGACGAAATGTTGCGGAAACACAGCCGGTTTAATCATCTCTGTATGGGTGGTGAGAAAATCGAGAAGGTAGAAGAAGTGATCCGCAAATCCTACGGACACTTTCTGACCAAAGATAGCCTGCTCACCGCAATCTACATCAGACATGTAAAACGTGAGTTCGACCTCGAATACCACAGCGAAGAAGAGCTTAACCTTGTTGACCCACGTCCAAAAGCTGGCGTCATAAGCATAAACGCAGCGCGTAAAAAGCCCACTGACGCGCTGTAACCCTCCAGATCGTATATTGGCGTAGATAGAATCTACGCCCCCTCAAAATAGCTCTCATAGCGTTCTACAGTGATCCTGTCTTATTTTTAGTCATACAGACAAGCAAAGTTGCGCCACAACAAATAGGTATATACTTACTTATAAATTTTGTATATTAAGACGCTCGTTTCATTCCTAACATACCGTTATGCATAGTTGTTTACCTTCTCATTGCTCTTAAAATTTGTATCAAAATAACCACAAAGGAAAAACACATGACTTTGCCATACGGCGTCATTTCTGACTGCCACTACCACAAATGGGATGCGTTCTCCACGACGAACGCTGAGGGGCTTAACTCCAGACTTGAAATACAGTTGGAAGCAACGAAAGAAGCAGCCATCGCCATGAAGAAGGCCGGTTGTAAGTACATGTTGGTTGCCGGTGATACATTTCACGTCCGAGGAACTGTGTCCCCTTCTGTTTTGCATTACGTAACTGAAACGTACAAGTGGATTATCAACGAGCTTGATCTGACAGTAGTAATGCTGGCCGGTAATCACGATCTTGAAACCAACGATTCAGTATATAGCGCCAACGCAGCAGCATCGCTGAGTTCTATCGGCGTGGTAATCGTATGTGGCAAGCGCCCACACTCAATAAAAATTGGTGATGTGACTGTCCACCTGATTAGCTGGCGTAACAATCATGCGGAGCTTATCAGCGATCTGAAAGCATTACGTAAGAGCGTAGAAGGTGATAATCATGACGTTGTTATCCATACATCCATTAACAAAGCCATTCCAACAATGCCTGACGTCGGTATCGATGCGCAGGAGTTAAAGGATATCGGCTTTCGTCTCGTGCTTAGTGGGCATTACCACAACCACAAAGAGGTCATTCCTGGAGTTATCAGTGTCGGTGCACTGACCCATCAAAATTGGGGAGATGTTGGATCTCTGGCTGGTTACATGATCGTAAACCCGGACGGCAGTTTCAGTCACTACGAAACCAGTGCGCCTAAATTCATTAACCTGGAAGATTATGTTGCTGATGACCAAATTCGCGGCAACTACGTGCGTTTCCGCGCCGTAATTGAGAACGATGAAGAAGGCATTAAGTACCAGAACATCCTCAAAACAATGGGTGCAAAAGGTGTCGTGTGCAACTTCATCCGTAAGTCATCAATGATGGAAGGGACAGCAAGCACAACGGAAACCAGCAAAATCGATAGCCTAGGAGAGTCGGTATCTGCTTATTGCAAGATTGTTCACGATACTGACGGCGGATTTGATCTGAGCAAGTTGGATATTTTGTGTCAGGAAATCCTCACCGAAGCGGAGAGTTCGGAGGCTGTGTGAGGCAAAGTCGTTATGGGAGCTTTCGAGACTTTGCCATCACGATGAAAAGACTTGAACGAGGCCAGACGGTGATGTTTCACAAGCCCTACCCGCCACAAGGAAATCCCGTAGCGTTTTATCTAGGAAGGTTAACCAAAAAAGGCGTATTGAGGCGTAGATCCTTCCCGGCGCATACGGAGTTCAGATTGAAAGAAGGCCAAAAGCTAACACACGGTATCAGAGGTGTTATATGAAGTTTTTAAAACTCCAGGTTGAGAATTTTATGGCTATCGCCAGCGCGGAGGTCGAGTTAGATCAGCGTGGTTTAGTGCTAATTCAGGGCGTTAATAGTGATGATAGTTCCGCATCAAGCAATGGCTCTGGAAAGTCAACGCTAATGAATAGCCTGATGTGGTGTCTTTATGGCGAAACAGCTCATGGTGTGAAGGGTGACGATGTGTTGTCTACCGACCATGAAAAGAACTGTCGTGTTGCAGTAACCATCGAGGATGAAGGCAAGAGATACGCGATCATTCGTCACCGTAAACACAAAGAGTTCAAAAATCGTCTTATCGTTCGTGGTGAAGATGGCGATATGACGAAAGGCAAAGATGCGCTGACGCAGGAGTTCGTCGAGCGTCTGATCGGTGCATCTAAAGAAGTTTTCATGGCTTCCATCTATGCAAGCCAAGAAGCTATGCCAGATCTACCTGGAATGTCCGACAAAAATCTCAAAACCATCGTAGAAGAAGCCGCTGGCGTTGACAGACTGACACGCGCCTACGCTATTGCTCGTGAACGAGCTAACGCAGCTGCCGCACGTATGGACGTGATTAAAACCAAATTGGAGTCGACAATCTCGACCATTGAGGCAACACAGTCAGAAATTGAGTCCGCGAAAGCCTCCTCTGAATCATGGGAGCAAGAGCGTTCTAAACGTTATGACGATGCCCTAGCTGGGTTGGCAAGTGCCGAAGTTGAGTTAACGGAAGTTGAACTTGAGATCCGCACTCTTCCCGAACAGATCCGTGATACCGAGAAGGCAATCGAAAGTGAGCGCAAAAAGTTAGCCTCAAAAGAAGAACATGATGCCAAGTTGCTCAAAGTGCGTGGTGCGATAACTGATATTCGGGCAAGCATCAAAGCTACAGAAAATAGTCAGGCTGATGCAATGAACCGCGCGCGTAATTTTAAGACCAAAGCAGAAGAGGTTGGTACTAAAGTGGGATCACCATGCCCTACTTGTGGCAAAGCCTACTGCGAAGAAGATCTATCAACGGTGAAGGAGAGTTTCATTGAACAAGCACGTCAGGAAATTGGTCAGGCGAAGACACTTGCAGAGGCAATGGCTAAACACAAAACGAATCTTGAGAAGGCGTTAAGCATTGAGTCTGCCCTTGTTAAAACGACACCTGATGTAACGGCTATCATTGCCCGGATTGAAGAGCTTACTAAACAACTCTCAACTTTGCGTCATCGTGAGAAGGAGGTTGTTGCTATTGAGTCTCTTGTTACTCGTGCTCGTACTGAGGTCGATCGTATATCAAAAGAGATTAATCCGTTTATTGCTCTTATCGCCAGACACGAAGATAACCTGGCATCCAGTAAGTCTACCTTCAAGTCCTTAAAAGACGAGTTAAAGGCTATTCAGGAACAAACGTTGCTATTGGAAAAAGCTCGTCAGGTCTACTCTCCTGCCGGGGTGCGTTCTCATATTTTGACGTCTGTTACGCCTTTCCTGAATACACGCACAGCCGAGTATCTCAATACGTTGTCTGACGGGAATATTACTGCTGAGTGGTCGACGATGGATGTCACTAAAAAAGGTGAGTATCGCGACAAATTCAACATTAGTGTGCAGAAGAAAGGTTCAAGTAAGTCGTTCCAGACCCTCTCTGGTGGTGAGAAGCGGAAGGTTCGCATTGCGTGTTCTTTGGCATTGCAGGATCTGGTTAGTAACCGGGCGAGTAAAAACATCGATTTGTTTATCGGCGACGAAATTGACGATGCACTCGATACAGCCGGTCTTGAACGCCTCATGGGTATTCTGGAGTCCAAAGCTCGCGAGCGAGGTACTGTGCTGATTATCTCCCATAAAGAGATGAAGTCATGGTTCCGGGAAACTATTACGCTGGAAGTTAAAGAGGGGCGCAGCTATGTCGTTTAAATTAAGCCGCTCGCAGTTTTTGCAGGTATTTGCAGTGATGCAGTCGATAAAACTGATCAATGGGCATACTTCCAATGGTGCGGCTCCACGTATTCTGTGGGGCAGCAACAATATTGACGGAGTACAATTCGCCGCGTTGCTTGGTCTAATATCCGAGACGCCATTGATGCAAAGTTTGAAATCACTACCACCTGGATGTATTGCGCCGATCCTGATTAATCCTTTTGTTGAGGGGGGATATCTTCCCAACGTCGGGCCTGGGTTTATTGCATCCCATGAAACTGAAGATCTTAACATTAATAGCGAAGGGTTCTTTGGGGGAATGGGTGCGCATCACTGTATGGCTTTCACGAACCTTATTCGACTTGCCAATAAGCGGGTGGATAGTTTGGCATCGCCAGGTGATGCTTTTACTGGTTTCCTTATCCAAAGGAGGGATAAAAAGTACAGTGCGGACAAACTACAGTTTGTTGGTAAGTATGGAGAAATGGTAGAAATCGAACTTCAGCTCCCTCATGTTTTAGCAAACGATAGTGCAGACAGTCGGAGGCTGTTGGGCATCATGCGTCATTTCATAGCAAGTGGCGTTAAACATGCCGTAGATAAACGTGTCACGCAGGAAAATGAGTATTCAGACTTTGCAAACTATCCCCAACCAACGTTGCAAACGGCAATAGTAGCCAATTCGTTGGAGGCGAGATTATTGGAAAACCCTCTATGGGGAACATGGTAAGGAGACTATATGAGTAAAAAAATCAGCGTAGTTGGTGTTGATCCCTCGATGAGCAACTTTGGGCTTGCTGTGGGCACTTTAGACCTTGAAACGGACGAACTTGAGATTCACGGCCTTACTCTTGTTGAGACTAAAGCGGGGAGTAACAAAAAGACCGTTCGTGTGAACAGTGACGATCTGCGCCGTGCCAGTGAAATATGGCGTGTTGCGAAGCCAATCATTGATAAGGCGAATATGGTTTTTTGTGAGCTACCGGTTGGGAGCCAAAACTCTCGTTCGCAGACGTCTTACGGTATTTGTATCGGTGTACTTGCGTGTGTGGATAAGCCATTGATCCAGGTTACTCCAAACGAAATTAAGCATTTTGTCGGCAATAAACTTACTACATCGAAAGAAGAGATTATCCAGTGGGCTACGAAAAAACACCCTAAAGCACCGTGGCTGCGTCGTAAGCAATCTGGACAGGATGTTCTCGTGAACAAAAACGAACATTTGGCTGATGCGGTGGCTGCCATCCATACCGGTATGCAAACGGATCAGTTTCGCCAGGTGCGCGATGTTCTCAAGTCTCTCATTTGATCTCATTGATAGGTAAGTGCTTATCTATTAACATGGGCCACTAAATATAGTGGCCCTCTTTATTTGGTGATACATGATAAGCATCGTAAAACGTAACGGCCAAACAGAGCCGTTATCCGAAGAAAAATACAACCGCGTCGTAATGTATGGCGTAGAAGGCATTCGTGGTGTAAGCGCATCCGCTGTAGCAATGGGAGCTGCGGCCAGCATTTTTGATGGGATTACCACCAGCCAGTTGCATGAGGCTTTGGTTAAATCTGCCGCTGATTTGATCTCACCAGAAGCACCAAATTACTCACAGGTGGCTGCCCGCCTGAACATTTTTAAAATCCGCAAAGATGCCTTCGGTCGTTACGACTATCCGAACTTCTACCAACACATTATCAAGAACGTTAACAAGGGCGTTTATGACAAGGATTTGCTGACACATTATTCATTTGAAGAGATCGAAGAACTCGGCAATTACATTAAGCCTAAACGTGACGATCTTTTTGGCTATGCGGCTACGGTGCAATTGCAAAGCAAATACCTCGTTCAAAACCGTGTTACTGGTGAGATTCATGAGGGGCCGCAACATATCTATATGCTGGTGGGCATGTGTCTGTTCCAGAATTGGGAAGACGACTGCGCTGGCAAAACACGTATGGAGATGGTCAAAGGTTTCTATGACGTTACAAGTACGTTCAAACTGTCTCTGCCCACACCAATCATGGCCGGCGTCCGTACTCCAACCCGTCAGTTCTCCAGTTGTGTGCTGATTGAGTCTGGCGATAGTCTGAAAGGGATTAGTGCAGCTTCAGCCGCAATTATCGACTACGTTTCACGTCGTGCTGGAATTGGTATTGGTTTTGGCCGTATCCGTGCGCTGGGCAGCGAGATCCGCAATGGTGAAGCCACCCATACCGGAGTTATTCCATTCCTGAAGCATTTCCAGACTGCTGTTAAATCTTGCTCGCAAGGAGGTGTTCGTGGTGGCGCAGCAACAGCGTTTTACCCGATATGGCATCTTGAAGTTGAAAGTCTGCTGGTGGTGAAAAATAACCGTGGTATTGATGAAAACCGCGTTCGCCATCTTGATTACGGCGTCATGAGTAACCGTCTAATGTACCGTCGACTCGTCAGAAGCGAGAACATCACTCTGTTCAGCCCGCATGATGTGCCTGATATGTACGAAGCCTTCTTCACAGACCAGGAGCTGTTTGAAAAGCTGTACCATAAATACGAAGCCGATGATTCAATTCGCAAGAAGTCAGTACCTGCCATTGAGCTGTTCTCATCTCTGATGCAGGAACGAGCGTCCACGGGCCGAATTTATATTGCGAACGTAGATCATATTAATGAGCATGGCGCTTTCATTCCTGCTCTTGCACCTGTCCGCCAGTCAAACCTGTGCATGGAGATCACTCTACCCACTCGTCCACTGGCATTTACCGACGACCCGAACGGTGAGATCGCGCTATGCACTTTATCCGCTTTTAACCTCGGAGCTATCCGTTCACTGGAGTCTCTTAAAGAGGTGGCGTTCTATGCCGTTGCTGCACTGGATTCGTTACTGGATTATCAAGACTATCCGATGGAGGCAGCCGAAGTGCCTGCCAAAGCTCGTCGTAGCTTGGGAATTGGTGTAACCAACTTTGCTTATTACCTGGCAAAGAATGGCGTTCGTTATTCTGATACCGCTGGCAATAAACTGGTGCATGAAACGTTCGAAGCTATCCAGTATTACCTTCTTGATGCCAGCTGCCGACTTGCTGAAGCAAAAGGTGAGTGTGACTGGTTTGAGCAGACCAAGTACGCAATTGGTCAGTTGCCGATCGACCATTACCGTTCTTCATTAGACGAAAGTGGCGAAACCAACTTTGAGTTAAAGATGCCGTGGGAAGAACTGCGTGAACGTATTGCAAAATACGGCCTTCGCAACTCCACACTGACGGCACAAATGCCATGCGAGACTTCCAGCCAGATCACTAATTCCACCAACGGCATCGAACCGCCTCGTGGCCCGGTGTCGGTGAAATCTTCTAAGGACGGCATCGTTAAGATGGTCGTGCCTGAGTTTGAAAAACTGAAGGAACAGTATGAATACCTGTGGGATATGCCGGACAACCGCGGCTATCTGACAAAGGTGGCGATCATCCAGAAGTTCTTTGACCAGGCTATTTCAGCCAATACCAACTATGACCCTTCTCGCTTTGAAGGCGATAAAGTCCCAATGATGACGCTACTGTCAGATTTGCTTCTCGCCTACAAGATGGGAGTTAAAACGCTTTACTACCACAACACCAGAGATGGGGCAGGAAAGCGTGATGACGACGAACCGCAGAATCCACTGACGCAAGCTGTAGCCGTCGAGCCAGAAGATGAGTGCGACGGAGCCTGCAAAATCTGACATATGGTGGGGTGTATCCCCACCTTCTCTTTGATTTGTAAGCCTTGTTTAAACAAATAAGATAACAACTTGTTTAAACACATCAAAAAACAAAAGGAAAAACACATGTCATATTCAACGTTCCGTTTGGGTGCTAATGATGCAACCAAAGAACCTATGTTCCTCGGACAATCTGTCAACGTGGCACGTTACGATCAGCAAAAATACCGTGATTTTGAAAAGTTGATTGAACGTCAATTGTCTTTCTTCTGGCGGCCGGAAGAAGTTGATATTTCGAGCGATCGTATCGACTTCAACACGAAGCTGCGGGACCACGAACGTCACATTTTTCTGAGCAATCTCCGTTATCAAACGTTACTCGATTCAGTTCAGGGACGTAGCCCAAATGCAACGCTGCTGCCGCTTATCTCTATTCCTGAACTGGAAACGTGGGTTGAAACATGGTCTTTCTCTGAGACTATCCATAGCCGCAGCTACACCCACATTATTCGTGGCATGGTGGACGATCCGAGCATTGTTTTTGACGGTATTGTTACGGATGAAGAAATCATCAACCGAGCGATCAGTATCTCTGCTGAATATGACAGGCTTTATGGGATGACCTGCGAGCGCCAGTCGTTAGGTGAGAAAGAGTTTGAACGTCTGTACGTAAATGAATATGGCTGGGAGCCATACCCTTTGCACCGTCAGCTTTTCCGCACGTTGGTGTCCATTAATGCGCTTGAGGCGATCCGTTTCTATGTAAGTTTTGCATGTACGTTTGCCTTTGGCGAACGGAAGTTGCTTGAGGGTAACACCAAAATTATGCGCTTTATTGCCCGTGATGAAGCTCTGCATTGCGAAGGAACTGAACGCATGATCCGCTTCATGCGTACCGGTCGCGAAGGTTTATTGTGGAAAGAGATTGCTGCTGATGAAGAAAACGTCATTTACGACACCATGAAATCAGTCGCCGAACAAGAAATGAACTGGGCAGACTATCTCTTCAAAGACGGTTCGATGATTGGTTTAAACGCGGATATTCTGAAGACCTATGTAAAATACCGAACCAATCTGGCTATGAATCGTCTTGGCCTGAAGGCTTTATTTCCAGAAGTTACCACAGATCCGCTGGTCTGGATGAACAAGTGGTTGTTAACCGACACACTGCAAATTGCACCACAAGAGGCAGAGCAAAGCACATATCTGGTAGGTCAGATCGATTCTACCGTGGACAAGGCTTCTCTAAGCCAGTTTGCAGACCTGTAAACCGATACAAAGCATTATGTGGCCTGGCAACGCTGGGCCACAATGGATCACAAGAATTAAGAAGGAACAAAACTAGCATGAACTTTACCAAACTGACTGACCACCTGAAACTTGCCACCGATCGTCTCATTGGATTTAAGCCAGAACCATATGAGTTGCATGAAGGTCATGGTGTAGCTACTGAAAGTATTTACAAGATGGTCGATCAGTTTCATGAACTCTTCCAGCATCCGAGACGCGTTATGCCGACACCAGAGCTGCTTCGTCTCCGTGCAAGCCTGATTCATGAAGAAGCTGTAGTGGAAGGTATTCCAGCCGCAATGAATGGGGATATTGAGCAACTGCTGGATGCAATGGCCGACTTTTTATACGTTGGTGTTGGTACGATGGTCGCCATCAAAGGTGGTATTTCTACCGGCATGACCTATTACACGCAGGAACAGAGCATTGATCGCTTTATGCAGACAATTTTTGTGCCCGGTAACACTGTTTTCGATGATATGGCAATGCCATTTCAGGAAGCTCGTGAGGCGTCATGTATGCTCGAAGAGCTGGCAGATAAACTTGAGAACAAGACTGTTAAGGATTCTGAACTGATTCAGGAACTGCGCCGTGTCATGAACAAAATCTATGTGGCGTGCATGATGACCTATCGACTGGCTGATTTCCTCGGTATCAATGTAGTCGAGCTGGTTGGCGAAATTCATCGGTCGAACATGACAAAATTATGGCCTGCTGATGTCGAGGAACGTCGCCAGGCTGTGGCCAACTGCAAATACGACTCTTCAGATCTGGGATTCCGCCATGCTGATGGCACCGATAAGATGATCGGTTTTCGAATTTCCGATGGAAAGATTCTGAAGTCTCCAACCTATAGTGATGTCGATTTATCCTCCTTTGTTGAGCAAGCTAAATCCTCAGCAATGTATGGAATGATCAAAAAATAATTGTAGGTAGTTATCTATCTATGTATATTGTGTTGGCGCGTTAAATTCCTGAAACAACTATTCGTTTTTGGTGGCCTATGGCCACCATTTTTTTATCTATCTGGCCTTGTCCCCTCAATAAATGTAAACTCACGCAATGAATAAGTAATTACTTATCTTTGTGAGGTTATTGTGTCACTCCTTTTGAATCGTGAGCATACGAACGGTCAGGTAACAAACGCATCGTATGCAAAAGTTATTGAGACGGTGCTTAAAAGCGGCGTGCAGGCTGATGATCGCACAGGCACTGGTACTTTAAGCACCTGCTACGTTCCCTCTTACTACATGCTTACTGGTGGGACTGTGCCGCTTATTTCTGGAAAGGCGGTAAATCTTAAGCCACTACTTGTCGAACTTGAGTGGTATCTGAAAGGCACGGGCAACATCCAATTTCTCAAGGATAACGGCGTTAAGATTTGGGATGCATGGGCCGATGAGAATGGCGATTTGGGGCCGGTTTACGGTAAGCAGTGGCGTCGATGGGAAGATACCCGCATCGTGAGCCATAGTGAATATCTGAGCAAGATCGCTACTTTCCGTGAACGCGGGTACAAAGTCGAGGGATACCTGGGTATCTGTGAAGATCGCGTAGTGCTGTCCCGTGAAATCGATCAGCTACAGCGTATTGTCGATACACTGCGCACGAACCCTACCGATCGTCGCATCATGCTTAACGCATGGAACGTAGGCGAGCTTGAGGATATGAAGCTGCCACCTTGCCACTTTGTCTTCTCTTTGTGGAGTCGTGAGCTGGATTTTGAAACCCGTTTAACGATGGCAACTGACATTGGTCTTCAACACAGTCGCCTCGGTTACGAGTCTATCTACACCAAGATGCTATACGATCTGGAGATGGACGGCAGTGTTACTGAAGCCGAACTGGATGAACTTGGAATCCCCAAACGCATCCTCAACTCCTGCCTCGTACAGCGTAGCGTAGACACTTTTGTTGGTATGCCATTCAATATTGCTGGCTATGGCATTCTCACTCATTTTCTCGCGAAGATTACGGGTCACATGGCCGGTGCATTTGTGCATTTTGGCTTTGACGTGCATTTGTACAACAACCACATGGAAGGTGTGTGTGAGCTAATGAAACGACAGGCTCCAGAGCATTCAGATCCGGTCGTTATTTTCCCTCATGAATGGTCAGAGTTGGATGATTTCAAATGGGACGAGGTTTTAATTCTTGGCTATGACCCTCTACCGTGGATCAAGGTTCCAGTGGCGGTGTGATATGGCAAGAGGTATGTATGTCTTATGCGAAATTGAAGGTGTGCTGGCAAATACCAGCCATCGTAAATCTGTATCTGACGCGGATGCAGGCCAGCTCATTGCCGGTGATGAACTCATTTTCCCCACCAGCCGTATGTTGCGTGGTTTTGCTCGCTCAGGGGCTGAAGTGGTGCTTATCAGTAGCCGCTCTGAAACTCTTGAAGCGCCCACTAAACGATGGCTGAAAGATTTTGGCGTTGATTACGACTGGCTTCATCTCGTACCGAATAGCACCAGTTATGAGAAGCATATTAAACGCACATTAGCGGAGCATAAAGGCGATCTGCTTATCGCTGCGCTGGTGCACGATCCTCGACTCCGTGCCGCTTTAGCTGACTCTCATCATAGACCGGTCATCTATGAGGTGAGCAAATGAAGATGATAGCTGCTGTTGGCCGTAACTATGAGATCGGCATAGCGAACGAACTGCCCTGGCGCTGTTCTACCGATCTGAAGCTATTTAAGAGACTCACCAAAAACGCCACTGTCGTTATGGGGCGTAAAACGATGGAAAGTCTCAAACGCCCTCTTCCAGAGCGTCATAACCTCGTTTTGACGCGCTCTCATGGCTTTGTACCAAATGGATTCTACCCTGCTGGTGTGGATGATGTGTTGCGATTACCAGAGCCTGTGTGGGTGATTGGCGGGGAACAAATTTACTCGCTATTCATGCCGCATGTTGAAGAGATTTGGCTCTCCCACATCGGCGTTGATGTACCAAACGCTGATGCATTCTTCCCGGCAAGCATGATGCGTAACTTAGGCTTTGTGCCTGTTGAAACAGCTTATACCCAACGAGCCAGCGAGGAAGAGCCTGGCTTTTCGCAGATCGTATACAGAAGGTCGTAATGGATTACCGGATTGGGATCACTGGTGCTCAGGGCAGTGGGAAAACAACCCTGGCTAAATATATCGACAAACATTACGGAATCCCTTACGTGGATGCTGGTGTCGGAAGTTTGATGAGCCGCCTCGGTGTTCGAGTAGGTGAGTCTATGCCTCTATATGAGCGGCTTCAGATTCAAATGGAAATAGCAAAGCATATAGAGCTACTTACACGTGGTGTTGAAGGCTTTGTTATCGATCGCACACCTGCTGATGTTATGGCCTACACGTTGGATTTGGTCGGCCATACAAATGAAGATCGGTGTATTGAGTTAGCCCTCGATATCGAAAAGTTTTGCCACAAAACTGCTATTTCAAACTTTAACGCCATTGCTGGCTTACGCCCGGGAGTCGCTCTCTCAGAGCGAGATTACTTGCGATCACAACGAGCATCATTAGACCGTCTGTATGTCGCTCGTATTGATGCGTTGATGTGCGGGGAACTGACAAAAATTCACCTGCATCCGCAAAGGGGAGATCTGCAAACCTTCGTCGTTTCCAACCGATATCGCACGGTTGAAGCAAGAGCCAGATCAGTGATGAGAATGCTCGATAACGCGGTAGAAAAGATAGAAAACCGCTTCTGTGGCCGAGTAACCGTTCATTAGAAATTGTTCGCCTCTTCGACATTGCGACAATAAAACTCTCAAAATGGGTTAAGGATAAAAAATGTTTAGTGAACTGTTGCTTGAAGATGAACTGGATCGGAAAACAACAGAGGCTTTGATTCGTGTAGCGGACGAACATTCCCGGTCGCTTATGAGCGATCGAGAGGCTCGTCTGGCTATTCGTGCCATATTCGAAACTGTGCAGGGGCTTGTTGGCGCACAAGTAGGTGAAGCCATTGACATCGCCATGTCTCAGTTCAGTGAAGGCAGTAAAAAGCCTCTGTTTCCTATGCATTTGATGCTGGCTGGTGGCACGGTGCTTTACGTCTCTGTTTGTCTGGATAGCAACCAAATCAACATTCTCAACACGGCGTCAGGTAAGTGGAAAGATCCGGTTGTATGTGAAACCAGTGAAGAAACTTTGAAAAAAGCGGCTCAATTTGTACGTAGCGCACTACTTAAGGGCGCTAAGAAGTTGTAAGGAGTTTTGATGACAACGATTGTTGCAGGCATCGATATCGAGTCTACGGGGCTGGATTTCCTTGCTGGTCATAAAATTATTGAAATCGCAATTACCCGCTATGAACTGGAGACACAGAGACATATTGATAGTCTGGAGATGCGTTTTAACCCTCGCAGAAACATAGATCCGAAAGCTCAGGCCGTTCATGGCATTTCATTAGAACAGCTGGCAGCTGAACCTTTGTTGTCAAATCATGCCAGCGAAATTGGCGCTTATATGGAGGCATGTAGTGCGTGGGTTGCTCATAACGGCGAAGCGTTTGATATACCATTTATTAGACACGAGTTTTCAGGGTATGGAGTAAGACTGCCAGACGTTCCCGTTATAGATACTATGTTATCGGGATTGTGGGCCACAGAAGACGGTAAACGTCCTCGCCTTGAAGAATTGGCCTTCTCTCTTGGCTTTATATACGATCATGCCAAAGCACATAGTGCCTTATATGACACAAACTTAATGATGCAATGCTTTTTTAAGGCACGTAACAAGTACGGATTTTTTAAATTACCCTCTGAAATTGTGTAAAACAAAAGCCTACTTTAAAAAGTTTAAAGTAGGCTTTCTTTTAAAGAACAGTCGCCTTTCAATCATTTCCTGCCTGTATTTAATACTTTTCCGCCTGATAGGTTTAGTCAAAATGTAGCCATCGAAACGCAAATGTAACCAAACAGAAGGAGACTTACATGAGTTCGGTTGAAACTGTAATGACAAATGATGATCTGGACGAGCTGACAGCCATGTTGCAATCACTTGATGAACCAGTAAAAAAAGCTGCACAGGTTGAAAATACTGATGATATTGACGATCTGCTGCTCGGCCTCGATGCTGGCGTAGCCATGAGTTCTGATGATGTTGCCGAAGAACTGTTCAATGAAGAAAAAGCAGGTGATTTCAGCTCTGCTTTAAATGAGTTGGAGTTAGCGCATGAGCCTATAAACGTAATTAACGCTGAAAGTGTTGAAGCTGCCGTAAACGAGCCAGAACAATTGGGATTTATTGAGGTTGAAGGGTGTGTTGAGGTTAATGAAGAATTAAAAGTTCAACAGTCAAATGATAGCAATACAAATAAAAAAGCTCGTACTGCAAGAGGTCCTCGTTTCACTTTAAGTGATAAAGATGATTCGTTTTTCAATAAAGCAGGCTTAGAAAAAGATACTTTCTTAGACGCTTACGAAAACGCGCCTGTCAAAGCGAAGGATAAGATATTAAACCTTCTTAATTGGTTTAGCGGAGGTCCAGATATTAGTGTTTACACGGTAATTTCCATGAGACACCTTCTCACAGAAAAGAAGGCTACAAGTAATAGTATTAAGATTGCTTTAATGAGCAATCCAGAAAAACCGTATCCGCTTAACACTGCGTCAACTCAGGCTGGTCAAATGATGGCTGTATTTCCAGCGACAGGAATTGCCGTTAGAGACGGTGGAAATCTAACATTGAACGAAGAATCACCGATCGTTAAGAAGTTTGTCGCGGAGTACACTATTGGATGACGTTCCCCTACTGAAAATAAAGCCCATAGAGAGCTTTATAGTGCTGGGTAAGCCAATCACATACCCAGCACCACAAAAACGCGCCAGAGAGCTTCTCGTTTGCATTTCTGGCGCGTTTTATTTGATTGCCAGACATAAAATCAAATGCAAAAATAGGTAATCACTTACCTATCGAGAAAGAAGATGATTGCAGCCGAAAAAATCAAACAGCGAAAGCGCGACAACTCTCTTCGTGACCTCTGGAGAACACCTGACTGGCTGTTTTCTGCCATTCAACGTTATCTTGGAGTGACATTTGATGTTGACGTTGCCTGCAACAAGGACAATGCAAAGCTGCCTAATTTCATAGGCGTTGAGCGTGATGCTTTGAAATCTGAATGGGGACAGCCAGGTACAATTGCCTTCCTCAATCCACCCTACTCCAAAATCTCCCCCTGGATTGATGCGGCTATACGTGAGCAGGCTCGCGGAGTTACAACAGTGATGCTAATTCCTCAATCCCTCGATACAAAGTGGTATGAGCGTGCAACAGAGTGTGCGAATGAGACGATTATTCTGTCTGGTGGCCGCGTAGCGTTTGTCGAGCCTGACGTCAATTTGGGTCAGGTAGAAGTAAACATCAACCCCGGTGGCAGTATGCTCGTTGTTTTTCGAGGATTCTGTCAGGACGCTGGGCACTCTATAAGCAAGATCCCTTTGGACGTCATGAAAAGTCTGGGAGGGTATGATCCTGCGAATGTGATCAGGAAAAAAAGACCATCAAAGAAGGCTGCTTAGTTTGTTCTGGCGTCTGTAATTAGCCTGCTTCTGTATATATAAATAACTACATATTAATTATTAATATACAGAAGCAGGCTGTTTTGTATCAGAGACTCCAGACCTGAACATCACTACAGAATCCACTAGAACCCCTTCCCAGACGCTTTAAAATCGATTTTATGAACCACTTTAAGGAAAACTAACATGTCATACCCGACTAATGTCGTTGCGCTCGTAGAGAGCGATTTTCTGGCCCAAGCCCGTGAAATGATGAAAGATCGCGAGCAGGCTTTCAACTTGTACGAATGGGCAATTAAGTGCTTGCATCTTGGGGAGCATCGCGAACTTGTTGAACAGCTTTTAGGTGAGTTGATCAACGAGGTGTTTGCCTTGAATGTTCAACTACATGGTCGAGAAAATAATCAATCGCAATGATAGATAAGTACAAACTATTCATAAGATGAATTGTAAGTGCTAAGATCTGATAGTTTCCAGTCGTAGACTGGAGACTCGACCTGATGGGTGGGGGTAAGCGTCACTGGCGTCAGGTTTAAAAAAGCTCACTACCAGCGTAGAACTGGTGCCGTTTAGGTGTCGGGGAAGGGGGAACCAAAGTGAGCAGAGACAAGGGTCACTTTATGATTGTCGAGTCTGGGGGGTTTCGAGAGGTTGAATCCAGTACTCCCCTTCATAAAGTGTGGGAAGATCTCGGTTCTGGGGTGCTGTCATCCATAACTTCCCAAGTCTAAGCTGGCAGTAGACTTAGACCATAGCTTTTCAGGTTATGAAACGACCAGGTTGGTGAGGAATTTTATACTCACCTCCCTGGGAGAGTATTACCTGAAAAGACAACCTCTCACTTCGTTCGAGGTGAACTTCACTCACTTCGTTCGTTCAGTTCAGGTTTATAAAAACCTGTTCTGGGAAGTAATTTGTTTATTTTAATAATTATTAACACGCACGCGTGTGCGCACGCGCGAGGAAAAAATCGGCGCGGCGCTTGATTCAGGAGTTTATATGACGACGAAGACACCAGCCCGATCGCAAGCAAAAACTCGCAAAAAAGCCAAAAACAAAAATTCTCCCCGCACCAATCCCACAACGCCTGTCGTAGAGTTCAATCCCCAGCTTAAAACCGTGAAAATCTTCAGTGATGGCTCTTGCCTTAAAAATCCGGGTGGCCCGGGCGGTTACGGTATCGTTCTTCAGTATCGTGGAGAGGAACGCGAGTTCTCAGATGGTTTTCATAGCACCACCAATAACCGCATGGAGATGATGGGGGCACTTATCGGGCTGGAGCGTTTGAAATATCCATGCAACGTTATTTTGCACTCTGATAGCCAGTATCTGAAAAACGGCATGACACTGTGGATGAAATGGTGGAAACGCAATGGATGGATGACTTCTGACAAAAAACCGGTAAAGAATGTTGATCTGTGGAAGCGTCTGGATGAGGCCGCAAGTCGACATAATGTTCGCTGGAAGTGGGTTAAAGGCCACGCCGGGCATCGTGAAAATGAAATATGTGATCGACTCGCGAAGATCGCAGCTTTTTCCGCAGCAGATATGCCTCACAAGAAAGATATTGGTTTTGTTTATAACAAGTAGTAAGTAAGTGTTTACCTATCATTTTAAATCATGTATCTTATCGGCGTCAGGATGACAATGTGTCGGTAAGACACAGTTCCAGGATGGAACGAGAAAGGCGGCTGGCAATCGCCAGCCGCAACTCTTTCTGACACTGGATGGAGTCCATATGGCACGTCAATTTTTTTTAACTCCTGCAACTAAACGCCCTCGTTCTTTACGTCAAATTTTGGCCGAATTATTTAGCGGTCGCCTTCTGTCACGTCTTGATGAATTGGAAACTACCGTTCTGGTGCTGAAGGCACGTTTAGATAAGCAAGCGTCAGTTGTTGCGAACGTGGGGGCGATTGTAACCTCCAGTTCTTCATGTGAAGCGAAAAATGCACGGCCTTTAGTGAAGGAGAAAAACAACAAGGACCGTTCGGATGGAAAATTTTCAAAGAAAGAGGCTGAAACCAATGGCCTACGTTCTCATTATAGTTTCACTGGCGACGGTAGCCGTTCCAGCCGGTCAGAGCCTTTTGATGCCGGATTCATCCATCACCACACCTTCGTCGACGACAATTACCACCACTCCAGTGGAGCGTCCTGTCACTCTGGATGGGATGGCGGTGGATGCGATACCTCAAGTTCATCCAGTTACTCAGGATCATGCTGTGACTAAGGCGGTTGTATGAACTGGTTTTCAAATCATTTTGGAAAAATTTGGCTGGCAATTCTGGCCCTCATGGCCGCCGGTTGGGTATCGAACATTATAAAACTTGTTTGCTCTGGCGATCTCCAGTTTCAGGCTGGCATGACCTTGGCTCGTGTAGTTGGGATTTTTGTTTTTCCAGTTGGTTCGGTACTTGGTTATTTCTGACGGCTGTTAGTGCATATGCATTGACCATCTCTGCGTAAGCAATTTATGTAATTAGAAAACAACTTGTTTTGACAAATAATAAAAGGAAAACACATGTTAGGTTTCTTCAAAAAGAAAACTCGTAAAGCTGTTATCGAAGTCAAAAAAATGGAGAACCGTGATGCGGTTGAGGCCACCGTGTGGGGCGCGTACATGATCTCCTATGCCGACGGCACATGTGACGCAAAAGAAATTGCCATTCTTGAGAAGACAATTGCAGCTCTGCCTGCGTTTTCTCCGTTTGCTGGTGAAATTGCCCAAATGAGCGCCAATATCCGTGCTCGTTACGAAGCGTCCCCTCGTTCTGCTAATGCACAGGCTATTCGTGAGCTGTCTGATATTGCGGGTACTCCAGAGGCGGTCGATGTTCTGTGTCTGTGCCTTGATATTGCCGATCAGGACGGCATTGGTGAACAAGAAGAGCAGGCACTGAAAAAGATCGCCCAGGCGCTTCAGTTGTCACTGGATGCTTATCTCTAATGCTTGAGAGATTCCGGCTTGTGATCGTCATTGCTCTTCTGGTGATGGCGGTGTTGGTGGATTTTACGGGAAAGATGATGTCTGTCATTTCTGATGGCGTCCTCATTGGTTTGGCGATCTACTTCGCTTATCCGTTAGTTCGTAAAGCAAAGTGTTAATGACAAGGGCCAAATGGTCCTTGTGTTTCGTTGACCGAAATAGAGAGTTTGCACCTTTACGTTTAGCTTGCTCCCCTTTTATGCCACATCACAATAAAGCCAATAAGAAAACAACTTGTTTAAGCATTAGGAAAAGCACATGTGCAAGAAATGCAAAGCGATAGCTGATGAACAAAACGCCTTATTCGAAGAAATGGATGCTAATGAACTGGTCAAAATGTTAGCCATTCTTCGAGGAATAGAAGACGTTTCCATATTTGAGAGAGTGGTTACAGCACTTAATTTTGAGTCCACCTTTGAAGAGCCAACTCAGATTGTAGCTTTAGCACATCATTTCGGTGTTCATTATCTTGCTGAAAAAGAGAGAGCTGATAAGTTGCAAGCGACTTTGGATATGGTGAGCGAGACTCAAGGATCTCATGACGGTAACAAAAGTGAGACGATTATTGCCAGCAAAGATCGTGAAATTGCCGGGCTTAAATCCTCTCTAACGATGTTGATGTCTGCAATTAACCTTATGTCTTCTAAAGCAGGTTATAAAATGCCATCACTAAACAGCGACGATCCGATGGCCGTTCGCCAGCTTTTAGGTGCAATGGCCGACCAGCTCGACGACACAAAGAGTCGCCTTGAAGACATGATGCGGGAGCTCACGCATCGCCATGACTTGAATAAGCAGCCGCACAAAACGCAATACGCACTCTAATACTGCACCAGTCGACAGGGGGCGAAAGCCCCCATTTTTACGCCTTAAATCTGCTGTAACGCCTATGAATGCAGCTTTTATGCCTTTTCAAGTTTGTGATAATTACACCAATAAGAAAACAAATTATTTAATGGTGTAATTATGAATACAGCCCTTTCCATCATCGACGATGCCAGCTCAAACACGGCTATCGACTATCGTCAGGAAATGAATGTTATCCACGAAATCGTGGCCGAGTGCGAGAAAGAGATCGCCTTCATGTATCAGGTACACGACTTCGTTTATGGCGACGAACGCCACAACATGATTAATCGCCTGCTGAGACTAAACCATCGACCAGATGAAGATCGCTCGCGTTTAAATCGAGGTTGGTTGGATAAAGTCGATCTGGAATGGGTGAAACAGAATATTTGGGCCGAGTACTGGAGGAAGGTCACGGACATGACTAACGTTTTGCTGATCATGCCAGCTTCCCGTCGAGATGAGTGGCGCGAGCAGTTTATAGAGGGCAAACAGGAAGTCATCAAAACTGACAGAACCGGCTACCAGATGAAGGTTAAAGAGTTCGTTGGTGTACCGGAGTTCAAAGCAGAAACGGTCATACCCACGATGCTTAATTTGCTGAATGACAGGCACAAATATCTCTCTGAGCGCGTGTATGGCTTGTTTAAGGCGCTGAGTCCTGCGCACAAGACAAATAAGACAAACGGTTTCAGCGAGCGTCTGATAATCGCTGACTGCATTTCTGATTTCTGGCGGGACAGCGTTAGCGTGAACTATCGCAAAGAGGACTACATCGACGATCTGCGTGTCTTGCTTCATTTCTTCGCGCACAAAGAATTTATTACCATCAACCGCACTGCTGAGGTGCTATCAGCTGCGTATCGGGCAAACGACTGCCAGACCGGTGACTGGATGAACGTCGATGGAAATCTGATGCGCGTGAAGATGTTCAAGAACGGCAACGTTCACTTTGAAATACATCCTGACGTGGCCTGGAAGTTGAATGAGGTGCTGGCTTACAGTATGCCTGCAGCAATCTCCGCGCCATGCCGAACTGCGCCAAAAACACGGGCACCAAAGCAGTTCGGTTTAATCCAGAAGACGATCTCCGTGCCGGTTCGCACTGCGCTTCGTGACGGGCGATTGAGCAAAGACAAAGGCGTATGGTACTTCTCTGATTCAGCTCTCCAGAAGTCGCAGGTGGAAGAGCTTGAGCGCACACTGAGCTTCATTGGCGGCGTGCAGGAGAAAAAGCACTGGCAGTTCCCGTATGAGATCGGCCATACGCTAAATACGATTGTGGCTACCGGTTTAATACCGGATACAAAATCACACCAGTTCTACCCTACCCCACGCTTGATTGCTGAGTACGTTGCCAGAGCCACTGAATTGAAGCCTGGTGAGAAGCTGCTGGAGCCTCAAGCCGGACGTGGGGATCTTCTGGCCTATATTAACGCCGATCTGGAAGATGTTACCTGCATAGAAATCGCACCTCTCTTCGCTGATATCCTGCGTGGAAAAGGGTATACGAACACGATTTGCTGCGACTTCATAAAGTGGTCTGAGGACAACGCAGGTTATCAGTTCGACAAAATCGTTATGAACCCGCCGTACTCGCTTGGTCGTCATAGAGAGCACACTCTGGCTGCGCTTGGGCATCTGAAAGTCGGCGGGCGTCTTGTAGCAGTATTGCCTAGCACTGCGCCAATCCTGAACTGGATGACGATGGATAATTACGTTTATGCCAGAGGGAAGTCGTTTACCAACGAGTTTGAAGACACAGGGATCACAGTCAGCGTATACGTTTTCAAACGCGTTAAATGATAGGTAATTACTTACTTGGTTTGTGTAAGAATGTAGTAACTAAACGATAAGAGAAAAACACATGAACAACCTCCAGTTAGAGCATTTTAACGTCAAAGGCCATTCCGCTTTTCCTTAGTTCATTCGTGATGGCATTGGGTGTTAAGAAATGTATTGACCATAGTGTTAAGGCTATAAAATAAATTTATTTTCCTAATCATTTCATAAAAAATATAGGAAGTCTACATTTTGCAAAACAGCCACATGTAAATTTAGTTTATAACTAAAAGATAAAAATATTAGTGAATATTTTCTTGCATTAGTATTAATTACATGAGTTAGTGTTAAACTCAATTTTTAGGTAGTTAATCTGTAGCATACGTTTGTTTGGAGGGGAAATGGTTAGAGACAAGAAGGCCGAAGATCTTGAGCAAAGAGGACTATGGCGCAGGGCTGCTGTTCGCTGGCAGGAAGTACTGATGGATTATCGACAGGAAGGACAGGTAGACCAACGAATATATGTTAGAGAACAAATACGCCGCTGCATGAAGCAGGCGGTGCCAAAAAACATTGCAGCCAAAGATGTTAGCACATCAAAAGAGTTACGTAAAGCTACGATACGAATAGAAAAAGAAATGGGAATACACCGAGACAGAAAGAAAGCGCATGGAGAACTATATGTTTATAGGAAAAAATAAAATTTATAAACGAAAGGTTTTACTGCTATGTGTTTTGCATTATCTGTAGAAAATTCAGGTGGCGCAAGGAATCTTGAACTGCTATACTTTATTTTACCAGTTTCATTGGGATATAGATATCACACACAGGCTACATGGTTTTTATGAGATGATTATTCAATACCGGATACAACAATGAAAAACGTGCTTTTTCTAGAAAAAATACTTGATTATCAAAAGAATAAAGAGACAGATTATCCTGTTCAGGAGCATTTGCTAATGCAATTATGTATCCGGATTAGCAATAAAATGCAGGACGTCATATCAGATGCGCTAGAAAAGCATAAAATAAACAATACCATGTTTATGGCATTATCATTATTATATTTTACTGATGGTTATTGTTTATCCCCATCTGAAATTAGTAACCTGTTGCAGGTTTCTAAAACAAATATAACGCGAATTACAGATATCTTAGAAAAGCAAAACCTTATCAAACGTGTTGATAATGAGCTCGATCGCCGAGGTAAAAATTTATGTTTAACATCAGATGGAGTTTTATTTATACAAAGAATGATACGTGTGCAAAATATAATCATGAAGAAAGTTTGGGAGGGATTATCTGACGATGAACTAAAAATGTTCGAGATGATAAATAAAAAAACACTGAATAATTTTGATTAGAAATCATGAGTATCGTTAAATGAACATTTAAAAACACTTGCAAACTATAATGCATTTATATAAATAACTACCAACTTCTAAGTTATATAAGTAGAAGGTTGTTATTAATTGATGTGGTATGTGATATAGTATTCATTATCTCAAAGTTATTTTTGGGATATAGAGTTGGCTTTATTTCTTAAAAGGCCTTATTCACGGCTTAGGTCATTTATTTCTAATTTATGGATCATGTAATAATAAAAATGTTTTACTTCCCATGTTGTTAGAATAATCATCCTCTCATGTACTGAAATAGCTCCTCCTGTTATTTGGGATACATTATCAAATAACATTGATTTTAAATTGTTGCAACATTTTGGTTGTAGATGCCTAACAATCATTAAATCTCAGTTAATTCATGTGTTGTTGCACTTTTTCGTTTGTGGTAGCATTCGCGGCCCTGTTGGGGGCATAGACACTCCAATCCAAATATTTCTGGAAGCAAATGCTTTTACTCGCAGTTGCAAATGTTCGTTAACTCGTTCATCAAGAAATTATGTCAATGTTACGTTTAAATAAAACCTATAAACAACAACGTTTCCGCTATTCCGCCTTGGCTAGATGTGTGGCATGGGCAAACATCTCTGTTCAGGTTCTTTTCCCATTAGCTGTCACTTTTACACCGTCAATGACAGCTCAAGCGCATAATGCGGCTTTGCCACGTCTAAGTACGGAAAATACTGCGGTTGCTACTGACAATAATGCAGAAAAAAATATCGCGTCGGTTGCCGCGAATGCCGGTAAATTTTTAAGCAGTCAGCCGGATAGCGATGCGACTCGCAACTTTGTTACCGGAATGGCTACTGCTAAGGCCACCCAGGAAATCCAGGAGTGGCTCGGGAAATATGGCACCGCGCGCGTCAAACTGAATGCCGATAAAGATTTCTCGCTGAAGGATTCTTCGCTGGAAATGCTTTATCCGATATATGACACGCCGACAAATATGCTGTTCACTCAGGGGGCAATACATCGCACTGACGATCGCACTCAGTCAAATATTGGTTTTGGCTGGCGTCATTTCTCAGGTAATGACTGGATGGCGGGGGTGAATACCTTCATTGACCATGATTTATCTCGTAGTCATACCCGCATTGGTATTGGTACGGAATACTGGCGTGATTATCTTAAGCTGAGCGCCAATGGTTATATCCGGGCTTCTGGCTGGAAAAAATCGCCGGATGTTGAGGATTATCAGGAGCGTCCGGCGAATGGCTGGGATATCCGCGCTGAGGGCTATTTACCGGCCTGGCCGCAGCTTGGCGCAAGCCTGATGTATGAACAGTATTATGGAGATGAGGTAGGTCTGTTTGGTAAAGATAAACGCCAGAAAGATCCACATGCGATTACCGCTGAAGTGAATTACACGCCAGTGCCTCTTCTGACCCTGAGTGCCGGGCATAAGCAGGGCAAGAGTGGTCAGAATGACACCCGTTTGGGCCTGGAAATTAACTACCGGATTGGCGAACCTCTGGAAAAACAACTCGATACAGACAGCATTCGCGAGCGCCGTGTGCTGACAGGCAGCCGCTATGACCTGGTTGAGCGTAATAACAACATCGTTCTTGAATACCGCAAATCTGAAGTGATCCGTATTGCTCTGCCTGAGCGTATTGAAGGTAAGAGCGGGCAGACGGTATCCCTGGGGCTTGTGGTCAGTAAAGCAACCCACGGTCTAAAAAATGTGCAGTGGGAGGCGCCGTCTTTGCTGGCTGCGGGCGGTAAAATTACTGGGCAGGGCAACCAGTGGCAAGTGACGCTCCCGGCTTATCAGGCAGGCAAAGACAATTATTACGCGATCTCTGCGGTAGCATATGATAACAAAGGCAATGCCTCGAAGCGTGTACAGACACAGGTGGTCATTACCGGTGCTAGTATGAGTGCCGATCGTTCTGCGCTAACGCTTGACGGACAGGACAGTATCCAGATGCTTGCTAATGGTAGCTCGCAAAAAACGCTGGCGCTGTCTCTGCGCGATGCCGAGGGACAACCAATCACGGGTATGAAAGATCAGATCAAGACTGAGCTGACGTTTAAACCTGCCGGAAACATCGTAACGCGGGCTCTTAGGTCTGCTAAATCACAGACACAGCCAACATTGGGTGAGTTCACCGAAACTGAAGCAGGGGTGTATCAGTCAGTCTTCACTACTGGTACGCAATCAGGTGAAGCAACCATTACTGTGAGCATTGATGGTATGAGCAAAACCGTTACTGCCGATTTGCGTGCCACAATGATGGATGTGACAAAGTCCACTCTGAGTGTGAGTGAGCTTTCAGATGATGTGGCTGCTGATGGTCAGCAATCCTACACGCTGACGCTTACAGCGGTAGATACCGATGGCAACGCTGTGACGGGAGAAGCCAGCCGTCTGCGCTTTGTTCCGCAGGACAACAACGGAGTTACCGTTGGCACTATTTCGGAGATAAAACCTGGGATTTACAGCGCCACGGTTTCTTCGACCAGTGCCGGAGATGTTGTTGTGCGTGTCTTTAGTGAGCAGTATCAGTTGGGCTCGTTGCAACAAACGCTGAAGTTTGTTGCCGGGCCGATTGATGCCAAACACTCAACTATCACTCTGACCTCGGATAAACCTGTGGTTGGCGGTACGCTTACGGCAATCTGGTCAGCAAAAGATGCCAATGACAACCCAGTAACAGGTATCACCCCGGAAGCGCCGTCATTATCGGGCGCAGCCTCTGCGGGGTCGTCGGTATCAGATTGGACAGATAATGGCGATGGAACATGGACTGCGCAGATTTCTCTGGGTACTACGGCGGGTGAATTAATCGTGATGCCGCGAGTGAACGGCCAAAATGCCGTTGCCCAGCCTCTGGTGCTGAATGTTGCAGGCGACACATCTCAGGCAGTAATCAGTGATATGACAGTGAAGGTTAACAACCAACTGGCTAATGGACAGTCTGCTAACCAGATAACTCTGACCGTCGTGGATACCTATGGCAACCCGTTACAGGGGCAAAATGTCACGCTGACTTTACCGCAGGGTGTGACCAGCAAGACAGGGAATACGGTAACAACTAATGCGGCGGGTAAAGCTGATATTGAGTTGATGTCAACGGTTGCTGGGGAACACAATATTACTGCTTCGGTGAATGGAGCTCAGAAGACGGTTACGGTGACGTTCAATGCGGATGCCAGTTCTGGGCAGGTCAGTCTTCAGGTTGACGACAGCTCTCAAAGAGCAGCAAATGGCAGTGATGCCTTTACGCTGACGGCTATTGTTAAGGATAAAAATGGCAATGTAGTCCCTAGAGAGTTGGTGACGTTTAATCTACCTAAGGGCGTCACACCTGTTGCGGGAAAACACATTTGGGTGAGGACCGACAATGAGGGTAAAGCGGAACTACAAGTAGTTTCCGTGATTGCTGGCTCGTATGAGGTCACGGCATCAACGGAAAATGAGCAGCCTTCAGATGCCAAGACGATTACGTTTGTGGCTGACAAAGCTACAGCAACCATTTCTGGCATAGAGGTGATTAATAACTATGCTCTGGCAAATGGCAAAGCTAAACAAACGTACAAGATCACTGTAACAGATGCCAATAACAATCTCCTGAAAGGGAGTGAGGTAACCTTGAGTGCAAGTCCAGAGGGGTTAAACCTGTCTCCGAATGGGAGTGTAACAACCGATGAGCAGGGGATAGCTGTTTTCACTGCAACCACTACGAAAGCGTATACATATGTATTAACAGCAACAGTTAACCGGACCAACAGTCAGGTATCGACGAAAACAGCCGAATCTAAATTCGTTGCAGATGAAAAAAATGCTGTTCTTACTGTATCTCCTGATGTAACTGAACTGGTGGCTGATGGGAATGCAACTGCAACAATCAACCTTACTTTGATGGAAGGAAACAATACTGTAGGTGGGACTGTTTGGGTCGATGTTGAGGCTCCTGATGGGGTGACTGATGATAAGTACAAAATTCTTCCTGCTAAAATAACCCATTTCATTAGTGGCAAAAGTTCCCGTACATTCAGTACCAATGCTGAGGGAGTATATAAACTAAAATTCACCGCTCTTACATATGGAGGATACGAAACTGAGTCAAAAACAGTGACTATTCATGCCAAGAAGGCCGACGTAGAGAAAGGAGACAAGGTAGTTAAATAAATTATTAACGGACCACCTCCCTCTAGAGGTGGTCAACAATGTGTACTACATTTCTTATTAACAAAGTAGATCTCCCTATTCTGGATTTCGGAAAGGAGGTTTCTTTCACGTGACAGGTATTGTGCTGTTGCATACGTTGAGCTTGTTCTGTGTGCATAAGGTTAAACGCTATGGGCTTCTCTTCTTCTGCCGCGGATAGCCATCACCGTGAGGGAATATTGCGTAGTGCTTGGCGGGTGGTCTATTCCTCACTCGCTCCAAGTGAATATCGCGTAAAAAAGATACCGGAAGTATCCACGTCAGCATCTGGAGGATTTAAGAACCGGTAAGAAGGAAGCATTGCCAAAGGATGACGATGGATGCACGGGCAGCAATGCCGTGTTTGGTGTGATCACTCACATTATCAACGACGCAAGAAGTGGCGAGTTTGATGATTGTCTCGTGATGTAGGAGAACTGATTAGGCGGTGCAATGCACCGCCTTTTTATCACACTGCGCGGAATGCGATTTCGCCAGGTATTACTTCGCCTTGCCAATACATTTGGGCAGCAACGCGATCTGCGAGGTCACGATAAATAGCCGTAAATTCGCTATCTGGACGACTAATAACGGTTGGTGTTCCGTTATCAAGATCTTCACGAAGAGAGATATGAAGTGGCATTTGGCCTAATAACTGCGTGTTGTATTTCTCGGCCAGCTTCTGTGCGCCACCGGTGCCAAAAATTGGCTCGTGATGACCGCAGTTACTGCAAATATGCACACTCATGTTTTCGACGATACCCAGTACCGGCACTTCGACTTTTTCGAACATCACAATGCCTTTCTTCGCATCGATCAGCGCGATGTCTTGCGGCGTAGTTACCACAACCGCACCAGTTACAGGAATGTTCTGCGCCAGCGTCAATTGAATATCACCAGTGCCCGGCGGCATATCGAGAACGAGATAGTCCAGATCAGGCCACAGTGTTTCCTGCAACATCTGCATCAGCGCCTTGCTAGCCATCGGTCCACGCCACACCATTGCATTGTCGTCGGTGACCAGATAACCAATAGAGTTGGTTGCCAGGCCATGAGACATGATAGGTGCCATGTGAGTACCGTCCGGTGAGGTTGGACGTTGGTTTTCCGCACCCAGCATGGTTGGAATTGATGGACCGTAGATATCGGCATCCAAAATACCAACTTTCGCACCTTCAGCAGCCAACGCCAGTGCCAAGTTTACTGCTGTGGACGATTTGCCTACACCGCCCTTGCCTGAGCTTACGGCGATAATATTCTTAACGCCATTAATGCCTGGTTGGTTTTTGACGCGCTTAAGCGTGGCAATGTTGTACGACAGCTTCCAGTCAATAGCCTTTGCGCCAGTGATACGGAGCAGATCACCACTACATTGCTCTTTCAGGTCTTCAAAAGGCTTATTCCACACGAAAGGCATGATTAGTTCGACATGCAGTGTGTCATCCATCAACGCAACATGGTGTAACGCTTTAAGCGTAGTCAGGTTGTGTTTCAGGGTTGGGTGCTGAAAATTAGCCAGCGTACCGGCTACCATTGCTCTCAGGGCATCCGGCGATTTGGACTCGCTCATCCCGTCTCCTTTATTTTAATTTGCGCAATTGTCGCCTTGTAGTGTACTCCAGCTACGACATTTAATCATTTATGAGAAATGCTGTTATCACATGGCAGACATAAGGCCATTTTGTTACTATCAAGCCCCTTTTCACTACAAAGAAGTAATGCCTACTATGACCCAAGTCGCGAAGAAAATTCTGGTGACGTGCGCGCTGCCGTACGCTAACGGCTCAATCCACCTCGGCCATATGCTGGAGCACATCCAGGCTGATGTCTGGGTTCGTTACCAACGAATGCGCGGCCACGAGGTTAATTTCATCTGTGCCGACGATGCCCACGGCACGCCGATCATGCTGAAAGCACAGCAACTTGGTATCACACCGGAGCAGATGATTGGCGAAATGAGTCAGGAACACCAGACTGATTTCGCAGGCTTTAACATCAGCTATGACAACTATCACTCGACGCACAGCGAAGAGAACCGTCAGTTGTCTGAGCTTATCTATACTCGCCTGAAAGAGAACGGTTTTATTAAAAACCGCACTATCTCTCAGTTGTACGACCCGGAAAAAGGCATGTTCCTGCCGGACCGTTTTGTGAAAGGCACCTGCCCGAAATGTAAAGCACCTGATCAATATGGCGATAACTGTGAAGTCTGCGGCGCAACATATAGCCCGACTGAATTGATCGAACCGAAATCGGTGGTTTCTGGCGCTACGCCGGTAATGCGTGATTCTGAACACTTCTTCTTTGATCTGCCCTCTTTCAGCGAAATGTTGCAGGCATGGACCCGCAGCGGTGCGTTGCAGGAGCAGGTGGCAAACAAAATGCAGGAGTGGTTTGAATCTGGTCTGCAACAGTGGGATATCTCCCGCGATGCACCTTACTTCGGTTTTGAAATTCCGAACGCGCCGGGTAAATATTTCTACGTCTGGCTGGACGCACCGATTGGCTATATGGGCTCTTTCAAGAATCTGTGTGATAAGCGCGGCGACAGCGTAAGCTTCGATGAATACTGGAAGAAAGATTCCACCGCCGAGCTGTACCACTTCATCGGTAAAGATATCGTTTACTTCCACAGCCTGTTCTGGCCTGCCATGCTGGAAGGCAGCAACTTCCGCAAGCCGACCAACCTGTTTGTTCATGGCTATGTGACGGTGAACGGTGCGAAGATGTCCAAGTCTCGCGGCACCTTTATTAAAGCCAGCACCTGGCTGAATCATTTTGACGCTGACAGCCTGCGTTACTACTACACTGCGAAACTCTCTTCGCGCATTGATGATATCGATCTCAACCTGGAGGATTTCGTTCAGCGCGTGAATGCCGATATCGTGAACAAAGTGGTGAATCTGGCGTCCCGTAACGCGGGCTTTATCAATAAGCGTTTTGACGGTGTGCTGGCAGGCGAACTGGCTGACCCGCAACTGTACAAAACCTTTACTGATGCCGCTGAAGTGATTGGTGAAGCATGGGAAAGCCGCGAATTTGGTAAAGCGATTCGTGAAATCATGGCGCTGGCTGATCTGGCTAACCGCTATGTCGATGAACAGGCTCCGTGGGTGGTGGCGAAGCAGGAAGGACGCGATGCCGATCTGCAGGCGATTTGCTCTATGGGCATTAACCTGTTCCGCGTGCTGATGACGTACCTGAAACCGGTACTGCCGAAACTGACTGAACGTGCAGAAGCATTCCTGAATACAGAACTGACCTGGGATGGTATCCAGCAACCGCTGCTGGGCCATAAAGTGAATCCGTTCAAGGCACTGTATAACCGTATCGATATGAAACAGGTGGAAGCACTGGTGGAAGCATCCAAAGAAGAAGTGAAAGCCACAGCTGCACCGGTAACTGGCCCACTGGCTGACGACCCGATTCAGGAAACCATCACCTTTGACGACTTCGCCAAAGTTGACCTGCGTGTGGCGCTGATTGAAAACGCGGAGTTTGTCGAAGGTTCTGACAAACTGCTTCGCCTGACGCTGGATCTCGGTGGTGAAAAGCGTAATGTCTTCTCAGGCATCCGTTCCGCTTATCCAGATCCACAGGCACTGATTGGTCGTCACACCATTATGGTGGCTAACCTGGCTCCGCGTAAAATGCGCTTCGGTATCTCTGAAGGCATGGTGATGGCTGCTGGCCCCGGCGGGAAAGATATCTTCCTGTTAAGCCCGGATGCTGGTGCTAAACCTGGTCACCAGGTTAAGTAATTAAACAACCTCTCTTCGCAATGCCCGGCAACACGCCGGGCATTTTCATATAGACACAATCCCTTCTGATTTACACAGTACCTAAAACAATTTGTTTTCTGCCTTTTGTTGATGGAGATAATAAACCACATAAGAAAACAACTTGTTTTGGAGTGGTTGAAATGTTGAACATTACCCAAGCCTACCAGGTGGCATTGATCAGCTCATCTCATACATCAGAGGAAGATGCTCGCCGATTCATGATCGCAAGCAATGAGCTGGATTGGGTTTCACAAATTGAGTACGGTTGCATTGTCCACGCCGGGTTACAGGACGATGACTGGAAAGATGAGTTGCGTCGATATGGTATATCCGAGGGCGCGATTGCGAACATTCAGAAAGTACTTGATGTAGGCTTTGACTCTGTACATTTTGATTGTGGCGCACCGGTCGTTGAAGGGCTTGAGTGCTGGCAATGGTAATCCGGCAATCGCTTCATACTAGATAACGGAGAATTTATGCTTAAAGAAGACTCATATCTACTAAAGGCGCTTGAAATGCGTGGCGTTGAACCTACAGTGAAAAACGCTCACGATATCTACCTTCAGTTTTCGCCAGAGCTGAAACAGCTCATAAATAAATATGGAGTGAATGACTCCAGCGTCAAAGCCATGATAGATGATGAATTAGACCATCTCATCTAACCAAACCGTTGATAATGGCGGTCACAATTTGATTCTTTTCTATAAGAATCCGTTGATCGCCACTACCCTCCCTCCATACCCGCAATCACATCCTTAAATATCAATAGGTTATAGTTATTTATACCAATAAGAAAACAACTGAATAACAGATCAACGAAACGTCAACGCCTTCACCCGATTTGGTCTAAAAAATTGACGTTTTCACACATCACTTCTTATACTCGTAATCCTACGCAGCAGACAGCTCCACAGCGTCCAATTTTCACTACAGACGACTCAACACACTACCAACAAAAACACACGCTCAAAATCGCTCCCGTTGCGTTACACAACCATATAAACAACTTATTTTCAGGCATAACAAAACAACTAAATAACACATATGCCATTACCCAAAACAACCAACCTCTTTATGGCAGGCTACCGAAAAGACCCACCTCTTCTCCCCAGGCTACCGGACAACCAACCTAACTTTCACAGGCAATCCGAAAACATTCATACGCGCGATACCCACGACACGCCATTACCCAAACAGCGAAGAAACACCTGAACCGCTGAAACCCCAACGAAGCCTGTAACCGCAAGGTTTCTCTCAATCCCAAAAGACACGAAACATAACAATCACGGGAAACGCCATTACCCAATACACGAATAACTACAAAAGCCCTTCACGCACTCCAGACAAACAACTCAAACACAATAACGAAAGGAATCGCCCACCTGCCATTACTCCATACACGGAGAAGAACAATCACCAAAACGACGAGAACACCCCATAGAAGAACCACCGCAAAACGAACGAAACCACATACACCGACAGAGAAAACAACACACCCAATTCACCAACAGAAATAGTCGCCGTATAGAAGTTTCTGGAAGGAGTAAGCATTAACGCCTATAGAGAGGTTGAGACAGATAAAACACGAAGAAAACACAACATGTATAGCGAAGAAGCAAGGTATGTATAAGTGGGGAGGGAAGGAGGGGTGTCGCCTCCTTTTTCGTATTTATTCAACTCCTGATTTTATCCCCCGTAACACTCCTACGGTCAGCCTTCGGTCCATACAGGGAAAAGGCTGCATCCCGCTACAGAAACGGCTGGGTTGCCTTCGGGGAACGGCTGGGGATTTTCAGGGAAACGGTCGAGTTGCCTGTGTGGATTTCGGGAAAAGGCTCGATGCCGGTTCAGGAACGGCGGCGTACCGGTATAGCGAGAGGGAGAGTTGCGGCTGGCCACCTGCAATGTTCGGGAAGAAGAGAGGCGCTCACGTGAAGGCGAACCTACTTACCGCTGGATTCCCTCTGAATGCCCAGTTACAGCGTAATTGTGCCAGACAGCCAACGGGTCACAATCGATTTCAGTAGGTTTTCGGGGAGATGATTATTCTGCCCACCAGCCATCTTCGGCCACTAAATCAGAATAATGTAAAAAGTGTACTCTGTACTGAACCTGAAAACTCACTGCCAAAACCACATTCACCGGAATAAAATCCTTTTTTCGCCTGTGCGTTATTGCGATAATAACACCATTAAGAAAACATCTTGTTTAAGGATTGCTTTATGTTTGCACATATCGACATCAACCAAATTAAGAAATTGACTCAAAAAGAGTTTGACCAGTTTTATGAGCTGGAAGGTTGGTCTTCCACTCTGATTAATTCAAGATGGGTGCTGGAGCTGATGACTCGTGATGATGCACCTGCTTTGATGATTAGCGACCTGGGTGATGATGCTGACTTTATGGATATGAGCGAATTTTGTGTGGACACATACAACCGCAGCCAGAAGTACTACTTCACATGCGATAGCGAGAATGACGTGATTTCTAAGGTCTATCTTCACCTTGTCCAGCATTGGGACGTTCAGGAGTTTCTTGAGGTATTCGCGTAAACCAATCAAAGCCAGCAATGCTGGCTTAACTTAATCTGTAGCCGCAGGGAAGAACCTGCGTATCGCTTATGCACCTGATCAATATGCTTTGTAGCCGTTTTCTTACTGGTATTATTTACGCCATTGAGAAAACAAGTTGTTTACGGAGTTGTGATGAAAAAATCATTGGTTCTTGGTCTGGACAAAGACCAGAAGAGAAAAGAGAAGCCTGCACTGGTTGCTCAATTAACTTTGCTGGACATCGTTGCCAATGGAACCTCTATTCGTCTGTTCCGTGAAACAGCGGTGTCTTTCGATAAAAACACCTTTACTCGTTATGTAATGAATGTTCGTCGCCAGCGTGGAAAAGGCTGGGTGGCATTTCAAAGAATGTGGCCGGAACATCAGCTCGAACTGGCTTTGATGGAAGTTAACCGCGTGGCCCAGCAAGAAATTCAGAGAGCATCAGTGATGGCAATAGCCTGATAATGTGCAAGTGGTAATTAGTCGACAGTACGACAGCCCCGCCATCCTTACGGGGCTTTTTGTATTGTAAGTACATACTTACGATCATAGAATATAAAAATAACCAATACGCTACGGAGAGTGAAATGACCGTTAAACGCGAAAAACTGACAGTTGATGTTTACTATGCCTCTGAAACTGCCGAAGGTAAGAATGTGGCAAAAATCACCGTTGTTACGTACAACACCGAAACTGGTGCCGAAGTCCAGGCCAGTACGATCGTGCGTAAAGGTGATGCCTCCGGCGGCGAGTACGCGACTCAATACCAGTCCATTCTCGATGCAACTGACCCGCTGCTGCTGAAAATCGAGAACTACTTCCGCCAGGTTGATGAAGAGGTGTTTGAAACCATGATGAATATGGTTAACACCGTATTCGCCTCCAGCCTGAACACCAGCACCACCTGGATTGGCCAGTACGGTCTGCGCATTACCTCTGGCATTCCTGCCGACACCTTAATCCCTGAAAGCGTATTCGCTTAATCCTCTTTAAATGGCGCGCAAACCGCGCCATTTTATTATGCCCGATAACAATTTGTTTTCTGCCTTATCTGATTTGTGAAAATGATTTCACTGAAGCAACTTAATAAGGAAACCATCATGGGACTTGATATCTATATCGAGACACAGCCTAAAAACGATCTGAATAACGAGGCATCCAGAAAGCAGGTTGCTTACTTCCGTAAGTTCAATGCGCTCGTTGGGTGGATGGAGCGCAACGTAGGTGAAGTCGAAAATTGTGAGCTTTTAGAATTAACGATGAATGACATTTGCCTTCTGAAAGCTCATTTGATGCACATAAACGAAAGCAATTGCGAAGAGTACTTGCCTACTCGGGAAGGTTTTTTCTTCGGCAGTCAGGAGTACGACGAAGGTTACTGGCATGACGTGGATAAGCTGAAAAAACTTGTGGAAGACCTGATCAGGAACCACGACTTTCACAATAACAGACTGACCTTCTGCGCCTGGTGGTAAATATGGGCGATTTCAAGAAACGCCTGAAGGAAAGAGCCGAGATGGTCAGAAAGCAAAACGCCTCTTCTGTCATCAGATACGCAAGGCAGTTTAGTCGCAACAACAAATCAGTTGAGGAAAAGATCCTTAGCGTAATCGGTCGATAATTATTAAGGCCATCAGCATTGGTGGCCTTAAATGACCATCCTGTTTCCCGCAGGCTAAAAACACCAACCTCTTACCTCCAGGCAACCGACAAACCCACCTGTTCCCGTCCGGCTACCGCAACTTTCCACTTTGACGCCTTATTCGTACAACGATAATTAACACCAACAAGAAAACAATTTGTTATTTACGATAAGGAATTAATCATGAATTTTATCGCTACTGTAAACGCACCCGCACATGGCAATATCGCTGTAACGTTCTCTGACATTGAAAAACGAGTACTTGGTGCATGGCGCGACAATGAGACGGTAGAACTGTCAGCACAAGAAAAATGCATTATTGCACGCGACATCATTGGCAATCGTCGTTACTCGCGGGTATTTGAGAAAGCGTATGTGGTAAATTCTGGATTCGGAACGTTCGTCTTTCCGGTGCACTCCGGGCGATTCTGCCAGTCCAAGCTGATTGAGTTCGCTACGCAGATTTCTGTCTGGATTAAAACTCAATCGTCGTTCAAATTTTCCGACGATGAAGCAGTATCGCAGGGGATGCGGATCGCCAACAATGCGATTAAATGCAAAAACATTACGTATACCGCTGGCGTTGATACATGGAAACTGTTTTGCGCTAACTTTATGCTGAATGTATACGCAAGCAACCGCATCCACATCCTTGATGGCGTGTAACTGAGAAGAGGGCCAGAAACGGCCCTTTCTCTATAGCCACCAGCTGCCGCAGGGAAATTTTCAGAGACGGCGAGGAACGTATTCATGAGCCGACGGGAAACGGCCAGGATTTTTTCGGGAAACGGCTGCATTCGCCTTTATGTAGAAAAAACATCGGGAAGCTGGTGGAATCCAACCAGCGGTTGTCGGACAGGTGAGCGGGGAAAATTATGCTGACTTTCGTCGCCTGAGACATCCAGATTTCTTTCGTAGCGTAATCATATACGTGATTAAGTGGTGTGATTATGTGAAAAATCACGCGCACATAATACGCGAGCGGATACGGAACAAAACAAAATGCCGATCCGCGCCGACAATTAAACGCGGATCACATAGCAAGACTAAAAGCCAATGATTAACTATGCGCTATAGCGCAATATAACGCGTTTTAAGCGCGTTAATGTGTTAAGTAATGGGTATGTACTGGCAATAATATAAAAGCGCGTCTATGGCGTTATTTTGGCGCTTATTTTTATGTTGTTGGAGTGAGTTAAAGACAATAAAAAACGCGCTAATGATGGCGCGTTATGGTGGGAGTATTGGAAACGAAAAAAGCGCCCATAGTGGGCGCTCGATTTTATTTGTGTAAACTGATTTTAAATCCCATTTCTACAAACGCTTTTAACATTAAAAATATATCAGCGTCGTTCACGTCTGCTTTTTTTCGCTCCTGGTCGCTCAATAAGTCAATTTTGCGCGTCGTTTCATCTATAAGCTCGACTGTGCGCCCAGCGTAACCAGCGATCCCAGCGATGCGATTAACATAATATTCATTATGGACGTTAACGCCAGCGATAAGAACAAACATGATTAAGCTCCTTAAAAAATTAAATAGAATTTTGAAGTTTTCCGATTAATGTGCTTAAACGTAAGTATTCACGTTTACGCTTGCAATCTCGCTTGCTGTTAAGCAAATCAGAAAACGTAAAATTTAATTGGTCGCGTTGCGCGATCAAATCATCGATTAATTCCAGTTTATAAGCGCGATACTTTGCGCGATATTCCGCGCGGATCTTGTCATAGCTGACCATCTTTAAAGCTCCTTTAAAGCGCCCACTATGGGCGCTTAATTCCATTAATTACGCTTTGAAAGCGTCAGCTAGATAATTGTAGAAATCATTCTTGATAAAGCGATATTGCTGTGTACCAGCTTTGGCGCTTCCCATTCCTTTGACTTTCTCAACAAGTCCGAGACGTTCGCAAAGATTGATTAGCTGGTTAGCTTGAGTATAGCCAGCGTCCAATTTAATTTCGCACGCTTTTTTAGCTTCATTCATTAAATCGAAAACAGCGCCATTGGTGAACGTGTCGATCTCGTCGTTAATCATATCGATTAAAGCGAATACACGAGATCCTGACATATCAGCGATGGAATAAACGCATTTACCAGATTTAATTGATTTAACCAGATAAACCAGTTTTTCCAGAGAATAACTATTAGTCATTGCATCACGGAAAAATACTTCTGGCGCTTGTTTGCTTGCTTTAATCGCATAGTAGAAAACAGAGCATAATTTTTCGTCTTCTACAGCGTTTACAACGTTGTTGATGAAGTAAGCAAGTTTAGTGGTCGCAGCTTGCATATTTGCTTTGTCTGCTTTAGTGTGCGTACCATTTTTATAATGTTCGTTATATGTTTGAGTTGCCAGATCTGCTTTTTCGCGCAGCTCGTCGGATACAATAGATGCAGCTTCAATGATGGACTTTTTAGAAATGATAATGTTAGCCATGATGGACATCCTTACGAAAAATTAAAATGAATTTATTTTTTACTGTCGTTAGCTAGCTCGCTTTCGACGAGTTCAATTATCGATACGTGAAAAAAGATTGCAAGTATTTTTTTTAAATTTCTTGCAGGGGTGAAAGTCCTAGAAATAAAAGCGAGATCGTCGAAGGTGTTCCCTAAATAAATAATCAATTCGGGCCTTTAACCTTATATATTTATACAGAGTGGCGTTGAAAGAGTTTTAAATGAATGGCATGTAAAATAATAACCGGGCTTAGCCGGTTATTACCCTTATAGATTTAAAATGGAAGGATTCGTTCGACCCAATCGAAGAAAACAAGTATTTTTCTGCCGTCTTCTAACTTAAGAGTGACCTGGCAAGCATCAACGCCTCTTGACACCCCTTCAATTTCACGACCGTCTGCCATGTAGACCCTTATAGATTGGTCGTTTTGATAAGCCTTGCGACATATCGCAAAAAAGTCACGGCGTGATGGCTGATTGTCAACATAGTCTGGATGTATTGTTAGCCTACCTTTGAACTCGCGAGCAATGCCATCGATTACACCTGATTCAATTGTGCTAATGCGCTCAAGTGGGAGTCTTATACGATTTTCTTTATCATATGGAAGCGGGCATAAATCTAGCTTATTGCGGGAAGGCATTGTCCCCTGAACGTACATGCAAAACACCTGACCGTCTTCAAGCGTGACTCTTACAGGAATGTTGTTCTTCCGCCAGAACATAAGTATGTTTTCAGCATGTTCGTAGTCTCGCGGCCAGACTTCAGCCGGTATGCCGTAGGTGATGTCCAATGTTCTCATTCTGATACTCTTAGAGGTGTTTTCAGCAACCCAAATTTAAATTCTTTGTTACCAACGACAAAGAAGGGAACCTCAACATAGATTTTTTTATCGACGGATTTAGAGTTAGCTGTTTTCTGTATGTCACGAACGATACGTTTTGAGATATTTTCATCGATAAACAATACCTTTCCACTTGTATTCCCTTCAGCCTTGGCGTAAGTAACGATAGGCTCTTCATTGCCAACCCTAATGTTTACTTGGCAACCTGTTGTAGCCATTTCATCACAGTAAAGTGTGCCGTCTTGAACTTCTAAAACAATTCCAGATGGCTTCATGGCTTCGTCAGAGCTTACATTAACGTTTTCTGGTACAGCGGTCCCGTTAATTTGCAACCGTAATCTTTCTTTTCCTCCATTAAGTATTGTTTCTTCTGCGTTGTCTGAGAATCTGAACCAAACTGGCTGATTCAGACCTCGTGATTTGTATTCTACTACGTCTTCGGAGGTAAACATGCTGTACGTTTTTTGCATGTCAGAGACGAAATCTGATAATGCGTTGGCGGAAAACGCCGGGAGGCATATACAAGCAAGGAGTAACGAAAGTTTCATTTTCATATCATGATAATCCAATTATTTAACATCACACTTTCTAAGTTTTTCTATTTGTTCTAATTTTTCATGATCATCATTTAGATTTCCTTCGACTATCTCCGTTTCAAGTTTGCTGATTAGCATGTTAAGTGCGTTGTAGTTATTGCATTTTACTTTGTAGGCGTAGTATGACCTTGTCCCTGGTTTTTGTACACCCATATCATTAAAGTTAGAGCTTAAAGTATAACCTTCAAGTTCAACCCCTTTTATTGTTGGAAGAATTATATTTAATGGTTCTAATTTAAATGGGTAGATATAAATATGTGATATGAAGTACTCTTCTGAAGAGATTTTCTTCATGTCTTTTGTGATTGAAACTGAATATTTACGGTTCCGAGTGATATAAAATTTTGTACATTTGTACGGCTCTAAGTTGAATAGATAATATTTGTCTTTAAAAAGAGCATCTTTTCCATGTGATATTTTATGTCGTAAAGAGTTAATTATTTTGTTTATAGAAATACTCATCTACAGTATCCGACATTAGTTATCAATTGAAAAGCCTACAAATATCGTTCAGCCAATCAAGAAATTTTTTCAGCCGGAGGTGTGTACTTCAAAAAATGTGATGAATGTCACATGCAGGTGCTCTCATACACCTGCATGTAGACTATTAATCATTCAATAATCTATATTTTCTTTTGATTAAATCTTCACCTTTTTTGGTGAACACAAAACCAAATTGCGATTTTTTGTTCAGCCTAAGGACTCTGTTATCCAACGCATCGGTTGATGGAATCAATGTTTGATCATCTATCCAATTAAGTAGCGTAAGAAAGTTCAGCAGCCTCAACGTTGTTGTGCGAAGCTCTTTCGATATATTTTCAATGCTGGCAATTCGTCTTTCTTTTTTCTCAGGTGGTACAGATAATTGTTCTTGAGGTTTCGTGGGTAGATAATCAATTTCGTTTGCTGAATCGAATGATATGTGTGGCGTAATTTTGCTAAAAAAGCCTTTCGCTGACTCACTTGATAATAAACCAGACCTATTCATATCGTTTGTTATTCTGTACAGGAGTGGACTGTGTTTCATTTCAGGATAACGTTGATAAAAGTTAAGCAATTCAAAAGCAGCATTAGCACCAACAAGAAAATCAGAAGGATCGCTGACTTTCCAGAAAGAATGATTTTTCTTAGCGCCAGTGGTGTCAACAAATGATAATTCTTTTAACCAACTCATGATGTGCTCCTTTCTAACAAGTGAGCACATCATAGAATTAGTAGATAGGGGGTAAATATGAAATGTTACGGCAACCTGCTCAGTATTTCCTCTAGATCTTTTTTTGTCATATTGGAGTTCTCATAGATGCGCATGATTTTCTCACGCGTCTTAGCGGAAACCCCAACGGCAGATGTGACTTTGTCAAATTCAGCCATAGTCATCGTCTCCAGAATGGCATTGATAACTTCAGCCTTAGACATCTTGATTTTTTTCTCTTTGAGTTTTATTTGAAATTTTCCAAGTTTTTCATTGGCCTTATCAGACAATGCCACTTGGCAATAAGTTGTTTTCTTTTCGCTCATAACTAATCTCGTTTCAGAACTCCAAAATCGAATGCTCCATCAATAGGCAATACACCTTCTGCAAAGCCAGGTGTGGTGTCGATGATGTGTTTTCGCTCATAAGAGTGAGACAACAGGTATTTGTTGCTAATGTCAATGAAATCAGTGATAAAACACACGTTTGCCTGATTCTTCTTGGCTCGTAAGCCACGACCGACACGCTGTCTCATTTCAACTTCTGCTTTCCCACCACCAGCAAGAATGACCGCGCCCACACTTGGCACATCAACACCGACATCCAGAATAGTCGAGCCTATTAAAACATCTATTTCGCCAGACGCTAAACTGTTCAGCTTTGCTTGCCTTGTCGTCTGGTTAGATTCCCCATAGATGAAATCAACTCTAAGACCTGACTCCTTCATCATCTCCATCAGGATTTGCCCGTGGCGTTTAAGACGAACCAGAGTCATGCAGTTGAGTGAATGTTGCTTATAAAGCAATGCCTCGCGCACTATGGCCTCGTTACGTCCCAAATTATACACGATCCCCAACTGATAAGCCTTTTGGTAGGCGGTGCTCATACCAACTCTAAAATTGAGGTGTTTGTTGGCAAGTTCGGCCTTGATTCTGGCCTCGTCTGGCTTGTAGGCAACTTTATGATAAAGGAAGTACGGCTTTGCCAGAATGCCTCGATCAATCAGGTACTTTTCTGTGACTTTAATTTCAATTCGCCCGGCCACCGCCATCAGGCGCATGTTGGCTTCCGTCGAATCCTTCATGAACGGCGTGGCTGTAAGCGCCAGACGATAGTCTGCGTTCACACATAATCTGGCGATGTCATAGAAATTTGAGCCTGAAGACTCATGCGCCTCTTCCAGAATAAGAAGAGAGACACTTGAAAGGAAGCGTTTCACCAACTCCCGACGTTTGAGGTGGTAGCTTTTCTTATCTGGTGTTGCATCGCGTGGTGGTTCTTCGAGGAAACTTGCAAGAGTTTGAACTGTAGCGACGTTGATATGTCGTGATACCTGGAACTCACCCGAGCCAATGACTCCAACCTTTTGGTCTTTTAACCACGGTTCGCCATTTTCGGCGCGGTAGTCGATGGACCTCTGGAAGTTTTCGGCCATTTGAAACATCAGAACAGAGCGGGTTGTTAAAAATAATGTCATTCGACCGATACGTGCAGCTGCTTTGCAGGCAACGTTAGATTTCCCACCACCAGTAGCGATCTGGGCAATCATCATTCCCTCGCGAACTAGTGTTTCCACAGCCTGATCCTGATATGCATAATCAGGATTGTATGGGAATGGGTTAACCGCCGGATTTGGCTTTCCAAGCGCCGGGGCTTTGTCTTTGCGGATATGAACACATTTGATGCCCGACTTGTTCAAGTTCGCCGCTACAGGCTTGGCAAAGCCAGCAGGGAACGAGTTTTTACTCCAGTTGAACATCGTGCTTGTGCCCTTCCAGTCGCCAGTCTCGACTTCGTAGCTCAACATTTGCTGCACCAGTTGCTTTACCTTGTCATCTGCGCCAGAAATAAGCGCATTTACTGCGTTAGATACAATCCGAACAGTCATAAACCTCTTTCCTTAGTGCCTTTTGTATGTTATTTGGCTATTATAATAAGTAAGTGATTACTTAGTGTATTGTAGCAATAAAATGGATGTAAAAATCACGATTTTGCAGGTTGATGTTGCCAACCTTCGCCCGAATACCTGGAACACCAATTCGGTTGGTGCGCAGAATTTTGAAAAACTGAAAGGTTCTATCGAAAAATTGGGCTTTTTTAAGCCAATTTTGGCTCGTGAACTTGAAGATGGATTTTTTGAAATCCTCGGCGGCGAACATCGCTGGCGTGCCGCTATTGAGCAAGGAATTTCAACGGTTCCAGTGCTTTCTGTGGGCAAAATTAGCGATGTCGTGGCAAAACAGATGTCACTGGTGGACAACGAGCGATACGGTGAAGACGACCAAATCGCATTGCAACGCTTCATTGAAGAAATTCAGTCAGAACTTGACTATCAACTGTCTGAAATCGCCCCGTATGACGACGAAATCTCGATGGTTTTAGCAAAAGAGGCGGCAATCGACCTTGAAGCACTGGAGGCGTTGTCTCGTGGTAGTGATGAGCCTGTCGATACCGACAAACGAGAGAAAACCGAGCGTGTCGGTGCGGAACATCAGACCATGCGCTTCAAAGTAACCTTCGATGCGTCAGATCGTGTTGCAGAAACCATAAAAAACATCATCAAAGAGCAGGCTATTAACACCGGTAATGAAATGGAGAACGCTGGTGAGGCTCTGGTGTGGCTGGTCGACTACTACAAGGAGCGTATGTAATGACCAAAAAGTTTGAAATCGTATATCGCGACCCGGCAGATCTTATTCCCTATGAGATGAATGCCAAAAAGCATGATGAACAGCAGATCAGAGATCTGGCCGCAGCCATTAAAAAGCGCGGATTTGACCAGCCAATTACGGTCGATAAGAACGACGTAATTATTACTGGTCATGGCCGCCGTGAGGCTGCAATTTTTGCTGGACTTGAGCGCGTACCGGTTATTGTTCGCGATGATCTCAGTGATGACGAGGTTCGTGCGAAGCGCCTTGAAGATAACCGACTTGCCAGCATTGATTACGATGCAATTAAGCTACAGAAAGAGCTTGAGTCGCTTGTTCTGGACGATATCGAGGTTTTCGGCTTTGAAGAGCGTGAGTTGAATGTTCTCGTTGGCAGTATGACAGAAGAAATGGACACCGACTCGCTAGTTATCGATCTTGGCGAAGAAACTAAACGACAGAAGGATGAACACACCGAGATCAGTCGTGAAGTTGCAGCGGAAGAAGTACGTGTTGTCGACGTATTGGGCTTTAAAACGCTCCCTGCTGGCTCTGCCATTGTTGTTGGTGATTTGCTTGCCCATATGGAAGAAATGACGGGAGAAAGCGGGGTAGACGCATTTGTGGCATATGCGGAGAAGATCTCTTCCGGGGAGATGGCTGCATGAGCAAATACATCATCAACGTATCGTTTCAGACACGCGTAAATAAAACCACGCGCACGTTGGAAATCGCTGAGTCGTTCGGGCTTGGCCTGGACGAAAAAGAGTGGACGCTTTACGACAATCTGGTGCTGGAAGTGAAGCAGGGCGATGTGGTGTACATCACCGGCCAATCCGGTTCCGGCAAATCCGTTGTGCTGCGCGAGTTGCAACGACAGATGAAGGATGAAGGGCTGTCTGTAGCCTCCATCGATGATTTTACCTTCGATAATGAGGTTAACGTCATCGATCAGTTGGGCAAAACGACCAGCGATGCGCTTGGGTTGTTATCTATGGCTGGTCTGAACGATGCATATCTGTTTGTTCGCAAGCCTTCTGAAATGTCAGACGGTCAGAAATATCGTCTCAAGATTGCCAAACTGATTGAGTCAGGCGCTAAAGTGTGGGCTGCTGACGAGTTCGGTGCTGTTCTAGACCGTGTAACCGCTCAGGTTGTGGCATCTAACCTCCAGCGTGCCGCTCGAAAGGTTGGTGCGACGGTAATGGTGGCGACGACTCACGAAGACCTGAAGAACGCGCTGCGCCCGGATATGCAGATCACCAAGCACTACAAAGAACGCGTGAAGGTGGAATATCACAATGGTAGTCATGATGAGGTTCATTTATGACGGACATCATCATTAAACGCTACCGCCCTGAAGAGTTTCCGCGTCATCTGGACTTTCTGGAGCGAATGACTGTCACAAGGGGAACTGTAGAGGACTGGCACGCTCTTAAGTCGCTTCACTACAAAACAGACGGCAAACCTTTCGCGCCAACTTACTATCGCTGCGAACTTGATGACCGTCTGGTGGGCGTCGTGGTTATGGCTTACCCGAAACTACTGCTGGCACCTCGCCACCGCATGTTTCCTAAGTTGAAACCAACCACTAATACCACCGTGGCTAACCAGTACTGGGGTCGGTACGTGAATAACAACTTCGCGGTGATCAGTCGATCAGTTGTGGATACCCAGTACCGTGGCGTAGGCGTCTCTTATCGAATGATTAACCTGGTTAGCAGGATGCATGACCGGCCAATCATTGAGATCCAGTCATCGATGAGCAAATACAATCCCTTCGCCATGAAAGCAGGGTTCAAGTTCATCCGCCCTGAGCGACCGAAGAGCTATGAAAGTGCACTGCGTGTGTTCCAGCGCCATTTCCGTTCCGACCCGGGTGATAACGAGGCGATCGTCAAAGAGTTGTTCGCAATGAGCGAGTCCCGTCGTCGCCGTGCACTGCGAGATCTGGTGGCGGACTACCACAAGAACAGTTCCCTGGCAAAAGCTGGGAGGAATCGTGGCACGACAATTCAAGACATTGCCGACAGTCTGGTGGACGAGGCCAGCATTGTGAAGCTGCTCAAGGACATTCACAACCTGAGCTTTACGTCTCCGTTGTATGGTGTGTACCGAAACCCTGACTTTGGTCGTCGACTGCCTGACACGCTGCCACTGCTGGCATTCGACAAACAACCTTTGGATAAACCGTTAGAAATTGCTTTACCGGCATAAGGATTTGCCATGACGTTAACCGATAAACAAAAGGACATCATCAAAACGCTCAATCTCGGTTATGAGCGAGGTCATCTACTTGATCTGGACGAATTGCTTGAAGTTTTGCCGTACAAGACAACCAAGCAAAGTATCCAGTTCTCAATTCGCGCTCTGATAAAAAAGGGGCTGGTGGAGAAAGGGCATACGCGCCAACGCAGTGACAATCGCTATCACCGCCGAACTCTTGGGTTAACCACTTTAGGTCGAGCCAAAGCGAAGTTACTGGTGATGTAATCGGTCTGGGAGCTTATTTAAAGACCTGCTT